GCCCGAGGGCTACGCGCTATTCTCCATGGAGAACAAAACGGATTTGGCATAATATGGCAATCATCACGATATGCGAATGCGGACTGGCGAAGTGCTATCACGAGAATCACAACCCTCTTGCCTATCGCTATCAAGACGGCAAGGTACACTGTGGCGGGTACACTCCCCGGCTCCTCCCGTTTGGTCAGAGTGCGAAGGATGAACTCGAACTCTACAAGATAGCTCTTGAAATGGCTGCACGTGAGGTTATTAACCCCGAAGGCACGTTCGGTGAGCAAGTGAAACGCAACGAGAAAAAGGAACGCTGGCTGCAACGAGCCCGGAGCTATTAGAATGACGATGGTACCCGCCGATAACTTCTGTGCAACGATCCACGCCAATATTGACAATGAGGGATTGACAGATGCTCAGTTCCGCGAGTTCGTTCGCAACACGCTACCTATCGTAGAATACAAAAGACCGAAGAATGGCAGTGAGAAGAGAGTGGAACATGGCCTTTGAGAAAAGCAATCCCGAGAAGCGTATCTACTGTGTAGTTGCACAGACTGTGCAGACATTTACAACTGAGGTCGCAACCAAGTCCCACCTTGCACTGCGTTCAACGGAGAGTACCCGAACTGTGGTTCAACCAGCCGGTCGGCTCATCGCTCAGGCTGCTCACGTAATCAGCAAGGTGCGGATTGAGATGCTGGTCAACACCCTCATCATTGAGCGTAAGCCCAAAAACCTACTCCCGGCCTACTCCTTTGAGCCGATAACCACCATCATCCTCAGCGCCCGTGATAGCTATGAGTTGTATCACGTGCTCAACCTGTTGAATAAAGCAAGACTGAGCGTACACAGTTTCTACGACTTCAACCAGCCGGATTATGGCAGTCCGACATGCGAAGTCATGACATCCATCGCAACAGAGCCCGTAGACCCGGCTGAGGTTCTAGGTATCCTTGACTACCTTCCATTGTGGAAGCCTTAGTCTACTAAAAATTTTCCAACCAAACCCCTTGCAACTTCCCGTAGTAAGTAGTAACGTTGTATCACGCAAAACAAAGTGCTCTCCGGAGCCTTTTTGAAAGGGATGAACAACTATGGCGGATATTCAAGGCCAGACGCAACTTGTGCTTGCTCAAAATCAGCACGCGCTGATTCAGGACACAACCAAGGGCATTGTGCAGGTCTATGCCGGTCCACACAGCGGTGCTGTCAGTCAAAACGAACGCCCAGTAACTTATGATCGGAATGCGGATATGTATGTGGGCACCACCCTACAATCCGCTGTGAAGCAGAACCCGTTCGTAGGCGAAGGCGAGTACCTCGTACTCGAAAACCCCAACCTCGACAAAGATGGCAAGCCGCAAGCACCCGGCAAGGGCGGCAACGCTCCCGCTGACCTGCGTATCGGCAGCAAGATCAATATCACAGGGCCGATCACCTTCCCATTGTGGCCGGGGCAGTTCGCTCAAGTCATTCCGGGTCACCACCTTCGCTCAAACCAGTACCTCGTGGTTCGCGTGTACAATGCCGACGAAGCCAGCAAGAATGCTACAAAGTCCCTGAAGTCCAAGGCCGCTGGGTTGGATGGCGCGTTCACTCCCGGCCAGCAGCTTGTCATCAAGGGCACCGAGTCTTCATTCTTCATTCCGCCGACCGGCTTTGAAGTGTTGCAGGACTCTGGACAGAACCCCTCCTACGTGCGTGAAGCTCTCACATTGGAGCGTTTGGAATACTGCATCCTGTTGGACGAAGACGGCAACAAGCGGTTTGAAATGGGGCCGCAGGTTGTATTCCCTGAAGCGACTGAGCGGTTCGTTGAAAAGGAAAGCGCCCGGAAGCTGAAGGCCATCGAGTTGAATGACCAGATGGGCGTTTACGTCAAGGTCACGGCGGACTACAACACCGGGAATACCATCGCAGTGCCTGAAGGTGCGGAGGAAGGCACTGAGTTCAAGCACAACCTGTCGAAGTATCGTGTGATGAAGGACGAAACTGGCAACCTCGCCGTCTTTGCTCTCGCTGGTGAAGAGTTGTTCATCACAGGCAAGGAACAGCGGTTCTACTACCCACGTGCGGAGCATGTCCTCATCGGGTACGATGATCCAAAGACCAACTTCAAACGGGAACGCTACTACGGCATCACGATTCCTACCGGCGAAGCTCGTTACGTGCTCGATAAGAGCGAAGGCAAGATTAAGTTGGTGGAAGGTCCGCAAATCTTCCTACCAGACCCTCGCAACGAGACCATCGTTCGTCGTGTGTTGGACGACAAGACTGTCAACCTCTGGTTCCCGAAGAGTGTTGATGCTCTGGCATTCAACCAGTCCCTCCGCGCTCTGAACGATGACATCTCTTCAAGCTACCTCGCGGAAAACACCGTACTGGCGGCAGCGGCTGACATTGGTCGCAGCGTCAACCGTGGTTTGACAAAGAGCAAGGCGTTCTCGGAGCCTGTAGCCTCTGGCTATGGTGGGGACCGTGTATCACGTGGGATGAACTTCACACCTCCTCCCTCCATTACCCTCGGTTCCAAGTACGATGGCGTACCTTCCATCAGCATTTGGACTGGGTATGCGGTGCAGGTTGTGGACAAGAGCGGTAACCGCCGCGTTGTTGTCGGACCGGCCACCATCTTGTTGAAGTATGACGAGACGTTGGAGATGTTCTCTCTTTCGACCGGCAAGCCGAAGACCACCGACGACCTGTGCCATGATGTGTACCTGCGGATTGACAACAGCATTGTGAGCGACATTGTCCGCGTGGAAACAAAGGACATGGTCAACGTTGACCTGAAGGTTCAGTATCGCTTGAACTTCCTGCGTACCCACGAGGATAAGTGGTTCGCCGTCGAGAACTACGTCAAGTACCTGTGCGACCACATGCGCTCCTTGCTGAAGGCTGCACTCAAGAAGCATGGCGTAAAGGATGTCATGGAGAACTCCGCGACTCTCATCCGCGATGTTGTGCTGGGCAAGAAGGAAGGTGATGAATCCCGTCACCGTCTCTTCACCGAGAACGGCATGGATGTGTATGACGTTGAAGTTCTCAGCCGTCCTGAAATCGTGGAGACACGTATCAAGGACTTGCTGACCAACGCGGAAGTGAAGGCCGTCGAGAGCGCAATCACGTTGGCTTCAGATGAGCAGACTCTCATCAATACCCGTCGCAAGACGGAGATTAACCGGGAGATTGCAGAACTGGAAACCAAGGTGACCGTCTACAAGCAGGCACTGGCGAAGGAAGTCACCAAGGCCGAGGCTGAAGCCGATATGGTTGAAATCGAAGCCGAGGTTGCAGCACAGATGGCACGGCTGGAAGCACTAGTGGCAGAACAGTCGCAGAAGACCGCCGTTGCAGATGCTGAGTTCGAACGCACCAAGATGCTGTCCGAGTTTGAGTTGTCGATGGAGAAGGAACGGGTAGGTCTCTTCGAGAAGAAGCTGGCCGCAGTCACCCCGAACTTGATTCAGGCCATTCAGACCTTGGGCGACAACGAGGTTCTCAACCGCCTCACCGTCGCGATTGCTCCGCTGGCCGTCATGGAGCAGACAAGCACCGACTTGGTACTTGGGCGCTTGTTCAAGGGGTCTGCACTTGAGCCCATCTTGAGCAATCTCAAGGACCGGGCGAAGACCGCATCAGCGAAGTAGTCTTAACACATCGTGACCAATAACGAATGGGAGTGCTAACCGGCACTCCCATTCTTATGAAAGGAACACAATGAATCGAGTTGAGAAGCATGTACTGAAAGCCAAAGAAACGGCCCCCATGCTCGGGATGGTTGTCACAGACAGTATCAGTGGCATCACAGGCGTTATCCGTGGTGTGCGGATATTCTTCACTGGGTGTGAGAACATTCTCCTGCAACGTAAGGGTGTTGACCCTATGGGGAACGCCTATGATCCCCGGTGGACTGAAATGGCAACCCTGAAGAAGTATGAAACGCTGCCCCTAACCAAGCGGCCTGATATTTTAGGCAAAGAGGTGAAGGATACAATCACCGACTACACTGGCATCGCAGTCTCTATCATCATCTTGGACAATTATGATGCTCGTGTTTACATTCAAGGGAAGACACGAACTCAAGACGGTGTGCCTTCACCCGAACACATCTGTGAACTAACCTTTGTTGAAAGGGTTGACAAGAAGCCCACCCCGAAGACCAATGGGACTGGGGCTCCTGCTTTTCTGGAACGTGCTCGTGCATCTTCATTGAAGAGGTAAACCGCGATGTTTGACCGCAAGCTGATTGAGAAGTTGGAGGCTAACACCCCCAATTGTCCCGGATGTAATGGCATTGCATACTTCGTTTCCTGCTCCGGTTACACACTTTTGAAGTGTGAAAACTGTGGGCAGAGATTTGCCGCCCCACGTTCTCTCACCAATACCATAGTTGCCGCCTACAACCTATCAAAAAAATCTACTGGAAAACGTCTCCGTCCGTGTATACTGTAAACATGAGTACGAAGAAGCAGAAGCAACAGGAAAGTGAAGAGAAGGACATTCTGTACGTCCTCAAGCGACCGGACGGAAGCGTCAGGGCTGAACTCATCATGAACCCTTCTCTGGCTAAAAGGATTAACGCTGGCCGGAGGAAAAAGGGGTTCCTTGATGGGGATTGGGAGCCACAGCAAGTGAGCCAATATGGCTTGTGGCATCTCGACTTCAATACGCTGCCCGATTGGATGCTGGCTTGCCTGAAGAAGGCCCAGCAGGACGCTCAGACCGAGGCTACACAAGCCCCGCAGCTTCGTCTGGAGGACGAACCATGGAGAAAGTAATTGTCACCTACGTCGGAGCCCTCATCCACTTCATCGGAAGGAACTTCCTCTGATGGTTCAAGTAGTGATTCTGGCGGCGACAGCGGCGGGGATGGTGGAGGTAGCGACTAACGTGGACTTAAACAGGTAAAATTTTTTTCCCAAAACTAGCCAAAACCCCCGCCATCTCGGTATACTAGTGGTGGGAGAGAAGAATGACCACGACGATTGAAAAGCGCATTGAAGGTCTGGAGAACTTCAAGGAAATCGTAGGGAAGTTCATTACCCGCCTCGGCGACCCCTCGAAATATGAGTTTCGGGGTGAAGTCATCGACCTCGGCGAGTATGGCAAGGGCAAATGTACATGTGACCACCCGGTTCGCTACATGCTCTTGATTTGGGGTCCGAACGGTGAGGTTGCCCCGGTTGGCGTGGAGTGCATCAAGCACTTCGCTGCCTACAACGAAACCCTGTTCAACAAGCTCGAAGGTGCCCGTCTTGGCCTTATGGAGGCTCTCGCCGCTGATGAGCGCGAGAAGACTCAGGTTCGTCAACAGGCGGAGCGGAGTAAGCTGCAACCCATCTACGAGCTTGCTCGTCGTCGCTTCCTCGCAGTCTGCAAGATGCATCAGGACAACATCAGCACGTACCTCCCTCATGCGATGTGGACGCTCAAAGCTAACCTGTTGAAGAAGGCTGAGTACAAGACAACCAATGGTTACCTTAAGTTTTATACCCGCATGACTCTCGAAATCGAGAAGACACTCGGCATGTACGAGAGAGGAGAGTTACGCTAATGCTAGTCAACTTCAATGAACTACAGCGAGAAGCTAAGGTACCGGGCTCTCGCTTCAGGAAGGAAACTGTGATTCCTAAGCGGACATGGGGCGGAATCAAGTTCACCTTCCGTGAAGGTGTATGGTACTCGGAGAGTGGGATTGAACTCCGGTGTGCGTCCGCTCTACGTTCTCCCTTGTCCGACCATTGGAGCCTCCGGTATCAGGGTCGCAACCTGAACAGCGGGATGTCCGCCGAAGAGGCTGTAAAAATCTTCTTAAAAACTCACCAAAACCCCAGCGGCTTCGGTACGGCAAGCCCTACTGGGACTAAGGACTAACAATGCCAAGCACCCTTGCAACTGAAACCATTTTGGAAGTCAAGAAACTCGCAAGAGAGTACACCGAGAAGACGTTCATCGCTCCCGGTGTGAGTGAATACCTGACAATTGAAAACGCCATGCTGGGTGCCGCTATCCATGTGCTGAAGGTGCTGGAAAGGTTGAAGCTGTAGTATAATGAGGTATGAACTTCCTCAAACGCTTTTTCTCTAAACCTGACCCGATTCCGGCGTCCATCTGGATGCCAGAGACCGACGTAGAGTTGTTAAACAAGGGTATCTGCCCAGACTGTGGTTCAACCTCCCGGACAAGCAACGGTTCTCGAACGATTGAATGTGGGGGTTGTGGTAGCGCATTTGGTGTCATCCCAGCCACACCGCCCTTCATATCCGCCAGTCACATTGGGTTCAACCGCGACAAAAGAAAAGAGCTTCAAGTCAAATAATTTTCCAGATTACTAGCCAAACCCGGTATAGGATCGGTATACTGGAAACAGCAGCGAAACACGTCTTGAAAGGACAACCGCATGAGCACCACACCCGCTATTGGAACCCCTGACATCGACCTCGATGATATGATTTTTGTGTTTGGCAGCAACGAACTCGGTCGCCATGGCGGTGGAGCAGCAAAGGCTGCAATGTCACATGGAGCCCGGTACGGACAGGGCTTCGGTCTGCAAGGAAAGAGCTTCGCCATCCCCACCTGTGCCAAGCCTACCAATGAGCCTGACTCCACCATCACCCCGGACATGCTCCGTTACTACATCTATACCTTCATTCTCTTCGCGAAGATGAACCCCCAACTGACCTTCCAAGTGACTCGTGTCGGCTGCGGCCTTGCTGGCTGGGCGGACGGCGTTGTCGCTCCCCTCTTCACCGAGGCACCGGCAAACTGTCAGTTTGATGGCGCATGGGAGCCCCTGTTGCCCGGTCGCAAGTATTGGGGCTCATTCGGCGGCATGGTCATCCAATCCCCTGCATTTCAAGCGGCCACGGATGTTGTAAAGGGTAGCGTAACCATCGACGCCGAGGCCGATAAGGTCGGCACCGTGAAGCAGTTGATTGGGTAAGCATGAACCGCACCCTGTTCGAAGAAAATGTCTATCTGTCGCTCGTTGACGAGGGGGCTACACTCTTCGAACAGGGTAATCATCTCGCGGCTCACAAGTGTTTCTTGAAAGCCTTCCAGATGCACCCGGAATCACCCATCACTTTGTTCAACCTCGGTCGGTCTCTGGAGGAGTTGAGGGACATCAGGTCGATTGATTTCTATGAGGCAGCAGTCTCGATGGGGAGCGTTAACGCCTCCTACCAGCTTGCCACTATTTATAGTCAAAACTCATCCCCCGGATACAAAGAAGCTACGATTCGACACCTGAACCTTTATCTGAATAACACCCGTGATACCGATGAGTGCCTCCAATGGGCAAAACAACGGCTCAACGAACTCGCTCCAGCACCAAGCAAGCCAGTATTGGTCTGGAGCAAAGGTAAAAGAGTAGCATAAAATTTTTCTGAAAAAACTAACTAAAACCAACTCCGGTTCGGTATACTGTGGGTATGGGCAAGAAGGCCAAGACGAAGTTCCCCACTAAGGCGCAGTTGAATGCGCTGAATATCCACAACGGCCACAACCTCGCTGACCTCACCAAAGACAAGCTATTCATAAGCTTCACCCCAGCCAGTACAGGCCGAGGCGGTCGGTCGGCTCACTTCCGCGTCTCCCACATCGGGTACCAGTCCGACCCCACTGCCCATTTTTTGGATTATGGATGTAAAACATTCACGGTGTGGGGTGGTAAGGCTGGTCGGGAGAAAGTTTTGGTCGATGTCATCGCATGGACAAACGCAAAGTATGGTGAACGGGAGTGGGTGAAAGACCCCTTCGGCTCCTATCAGGATGCACAGGTGATTGCCCTTGCTTGGGAGAAAGTGGAGGCGGCAAAGTGATTAAGGCCGAGTTACTAACCGAGACGAATGAACTCCACTTCCAGCGTATGTTGTTGTCGGCGACCTATGGCTTTCAAGAGAAGCATAACGGCCATCGGCTGATTATCTGCAAGCAGGATGGGCAACTCCGCATGTTCAATCGTGAAGGCGATCCCTCCAGCAAGGCTCTCCACCCCCGCATCAAGACTGCCCTTCTATCACACCGGCTCAGCATGTTTGTAATCGACGGTGAATTGGTCGGCGGAACCTTCTATATCTTTGACGCTCTGGTGCTCGGGGATGAAGCTATCAACAACGACGCATATGAGTATCGCGAAGCTCGGTACCACGCTGAATTCGACAATATCTCAAGTCAAATCAGTGTAGTCCCGACCGCACGGACGGCGGAAGAGAAGCGGCTCCTGTGGGACGCAGTGCTGGCATCGCGTGGCGAGGGCATCGTCTCCAAGAACATGACCGTAAAATATACCCAAGGCATGGCGGGGGCTCACTGGAAGCTGAAATTTTTGAAGTCGGCAGAAGCTGTGGTTATAGGCCCTAGTCCAGAGGGAAAAGACAGCGTTGAGATTGGCATGTGGGACTCAAACGGTAGAATGCACCGCATCTCCGGCCTCTCGCTCCGCAATAAATACCGGGTCGCACCCGGCACTGTTTTGGAGGTTCGTTTCCTTTATGCTACGAAAGAACTTCACATCGTTCAGCCGGTACTTGTTCGTGTACGCACCGATAAACGCGCTGCGGACTGTAAGTTAACCCAACTTGTCCCTTACATCAACAAAAATTGGGTAAAAAGCGAACTATCCCATGTTTAAGCCAATTTCACCTTCACTCCGGCCAACCCGAAAGGACTGAGAGCATGACACCTTTGTTCAAGGGGGTTATCGCGGTGTTGACGTTCTTCATCGCCTCTGTCTTTTTGTTTATCGCGTGGCTCAACCTTGCCATCGCTAACACATTCGGTGGAGGCCACCTTCTTTTCGCTGCTCTCCTGCTGATTGCTGTATTGCTCATCGTGCGGGGTGTGAAGATTATCAGGACAATATGAAAATTGAAATCACCATGCAACTAGAACTGCCGCCCTCCGAGTGCGACAACTTCTCCGACGCTGAGATGCGGCAGATGCTGTTCGACAGCATCCAGAACCGGCTCACGGTGGGTTACTTACAGGCCGCGTGTCATGCTTTCGTGGACAAGAACTTCTCCTCGGAAGAACAACGAACTGCAACACTCTACGTTTACAACACGTGGGCGGACATCATGAAGTCCGCAACGTGGGATTGGAAAAAGGTGGACTAATGGCAAAGAAAGTTCGTAACCCGGAGGCCGCATTTGGTCTTCTTGACTACACCATGATTCCTAAGCTTCGGCGTCTACTCAAACCCTATGGTCTGACGTTAAAGACTTGCAGTGACCGCAAAAACTGGGGCGACCAAGTGGAGGTCACTGTCGAACGGATTGAGCAACCCCTTGACATTGCGGCGGCTCAGGCGAATCTCATCCAGAAAAACAAAGGCATGGGCACCGCTGTTCAGTTCGGTGATAATCGGGGCGAAGTTGCTACCGCTGTGGCTGAGTTCCTCGCAGCCATGGAAGAAATCCGTGAAGACCCGGATGAAGAAGCGGCCTTCCTGCTCTTCGGCACAACCGTCATGATGTTTGAATTGCAAGGGCTTATGCTCAGGCCACTGCTCCCCGGAGAATCTAACTTCGATACCAAACAGCCAGATGCTTAAGAGGAATCATGAAAATCGCAATTGGACAAATCAACAACACGGTCGGAGACTTCTACGATAACGTGGAGATGATTAAGAACCAAGCCATCGAAGCCACGGCTCATGGGGCTGTCGCCATTGTATTTCCGGAATTGGCTGTGTGTGGCTACCCCGTTCGCGACCTTCATTTGGAGGGGTATCCAAATCATCAAACGCACCGACAACTTCAGTATGGAGTAGAGGAGTGTTGACATGCCAACCAAAGTAACCGGATGGAAGAGCGCACGGACGGGTAGGGTATTCGACACTAAGACCGAATGCCGGAAGGATGAAAACGTCCTCGATTTGGATAAACTTGCAAGGCTTTACGAACGTATTGCCTCGGGTAAGCCGTGGATGCCAGAGATAGGCGACTACATCTACGTGGAAACCTCCATGTACATCGACCACGGCGAAGATGATGTTGTCGGCGGGTTGGCTCAGGTTACCGAAGTTGTGCCAAGTATGAGTGGAGGCAACCCCAATTGTCTCTTTGTATCCTTTGCTCAGTACCCCGGCTCTCGCAATTGGTCGCAGTGGCTGGTGAACAAACAGGCTGAGTTAAAGAAAAGGTTTGGTAATGAATTTGCGTACCCTGACCCCGATTACTGAGCAAAGGATATGAACAGTCACATGTATGGTAGGATGAAGTATGCAGCCTTCGGACTATTGGTCAGCACCGGACTATTGGTATACGCATGGGAGCGTAAAGCGACCGGGCGGCTTATTCATTGTCGGGGCTTTCGGATTCGTCGTAAGTATTTTCTCCCTGATGTAAGGAGGTCGAGTGAGACAGAAAATCGACAAAGCGTTGGACAAGTTCGATGAGTTTTTGGCCGGTTTCGACCGGCTATGGAATCGACTCGACCCATTTGATGAAGAGTTACCCGAGTCTACCGTAGTCGATACAACCATTCGGGTCAGCCTGACTCGAAAGCAGTTAATGGGTTTGCTCCTCGGGGAGAAAAAGCGGTTACTGTTCAAAGTCAAGGACGGCGTAGCCATCCAAGTAGAATTGAAGCCATGAGTGAGTTCACCAACGAGCGGCTACTCGACCTTGTGCGGTACATGCGTTTCCCCCTGTATGAAGCGGGGGTCATCACCGATGAAGAGTATGCGGCATTAGTCGCCGACAGCGAAAGTAGGCAACGTGTGGCTCGAATCGAAGAGTGGGACACCTTAAGAAAAAGGCTGGAGGCACAGCATGAGAAACAACATTGAACAGAAATGGCCTAACCACTTCATCGTTATGCGTCACGGGCAATCGAAGAGGAACGTTGACCGTGAGGTTGCAAAGGCTGCTGGCGGGTACGCCGACTTCTCTTCAGGCATCCGTGACCAAGACACGCCCCTGACGCCGCTAGGCGAAATGCAAGCTCTCAGCGCGGGGGTGGAGTTACGCAAGAGATTCCCCTTGAGGACAAGCCAAGTCAAGCATGACTTTGGCTGCGAGTTGGATATGGGGGGGAGCTTTTGCTCCTGCGGCTTGTTGGAAGATGAAACACGTCTCGGCAAACCGATTGACGTTCTCTACGTCTCCCCCTACCTGCGTACCCGCCAGACCGCAAATAAATTCATTGAGGGTCTTGGTTATACGCCGGAGCATGTCATTGTGGATGAGCGTATCCGCGAGATTGAGTTCGGCTTGTTGGATGGTCTCGAACACGCCGGTATCAAGGCCAAGTACCCGGAGGAGATTGCCCGTAAGGCTAAGGAAGGTAAGTATTGGTACCGGGCACCGGGTGGCGAGTCTCGCCCTGACGTTAAACTTCGCATCCGCTCGTTTCTTGACACGGTCGTACGGGACTGCCGAGGCTTGAATGTCATGGTGATATGTCATAGCGTAGTCGTTCTCAGCTTCCGTGCAACGCTGGAGAAGTGGGGCGAAGACGATTACCTTCAAGTCGATAAAGAGAACGACGTGAAGAACGCCAGCATCACGCACTATGCCTACGAGCATGTGGGAGCATACCCCAACGGGCTCCCTCACTCGAAGCTGGTGCTCAAAGAATACAACTCAATCTTCTACGCGGAGTATGCAACTAAATAGATTGTGAGGAAAGAATGGCGAAAGCAAAGGAAGCAACAAAAAAAAGGCCAGTACCGAGACTCAACAAGGCTGGTATTCGTGGATGAGTACGAATCTAACGGTCCGACGTGGCGTGTTATCGCCGCTTTGAAGGCACTTCAGCGGCTCCTCCCTGACGGCACCATTGACAGCAACCCAAAGAAGGTTCACACTCGCCTTCCCCAACTGGCGGCTCTCTTGGCTACCGCAAAGCCTATGAAGAAGAAAATAGATGAGTGAGAATCTCGACCTACCCACTAACGGTTGTGCAGCATGGTCGGAGCCGCAGACTAAACTTGCGCGGCTCCGCGATTGTCTCAAGGCGGAACTGGTCGCTGAGAAGATTCCCGGCTGTGTGTTTGATGAGTCTATGGGAAAGCACATCGTGCATACCGTGGAGTGGCTCATAGATAAGCTCGTTGATGCTCAGGTAGAACTGCGTGTTGCTGACGAGGCCCTAAAACTGTTAGCCGATTGTGTTGTCAAAAATCAACCTCTCGGCTTGTTTATGGCCGATGAGTCCGCAACGGAGATTGTTCGCCTTTGGAAAAACCATGCTGAACTTGTAGTGAAAGGAAAGTGATGAGATGAGTTACACATCCCTGTATAAAGTCTTCAAGACCAAGAGGGTGGAGCTTGCAACGTTCCGTAATAGCTATGGCTCTTGTGTTCCTGTGTGGGATTGGCTCAGCCAACAATACCTGAACAAAGACTCTTGGTTCGGTGCAGATCGTGCTCTTTGGGATTTGGCTGAAGATCAACGGGTGCCGGTGGATGTTCGCCTGTGTCATGCCTTCACGTTCGACTATGCTGTGGTCAGGCCGGAGCACTTCGCCCGTATGAGCGCAGCCTGTGTGGAGATGAATCGCATCCTTGAAACATGGCCCAAATGGGTTGGCTGTGTGAATCACTGGGGCACGATGAGTGAGTTCTTCAAGAGTGTCAAGGAACGGCACAAGATCACCAAGCGGTGCCTCGGTGTTGGAATGAGAGGCACCTCAGTCAGTGACGTGTGGGACAACTACCCACGCTACGGCAAGGATAAGGTGTTCGATTGTGTTAGTCACGTTTTGAGCGGTGGAGAAAAGTAATGGGCTGCTGGGAAGAAACTTGTGCATTAACAAATACTCCAATTTATAACGGTGAACGGTGCGTCATGTTGGAATTGGATGAACCTCAACTGGGTATCTACCTGAAGTTCTCCCCACTGTCTCCCATGGGTACCAAAGGCTCTGACCACCAATGGCGGATGTTCAAGGCGCTCCACCGAGGCACTTACAACGACTATGGGTGGCTTGAGGAACTCGATAGGCGGGACCGTTTCTGGCCCTGCATTTTCTTCCACGAGAAGGTATGGGATTGGGCGTTGAAAACTGCTAAACCCCTACCTGAATGGAAGTTTGAAAGCGACTTGTATCCCAGCCTGTCGTCGGGGCCGTCAGGGTTGGTTGTAACCGACTGGCTTCGCGACATAGCTCGGGTTTGTGACCTTGCATTCTGGCTGCGGAGAAATATCTTCAGCGGTCTTATGTTTCAAGGACATCAAGAGGGAGAAATCACGAAGCGGCAACGAGAGGAGTTCTTTTCGTTGCAAGCTGACATCACAACTTGCCAAGAGCAAAGATGGGCTGAGGGGGAGGAATGAAGACCAATTTTCTCATCGTGCAACATCGGGTATACGGTACCCGCACCATCGCCCGACGCGAGGACTACTCGCACTACTCCACGTACTTGATGGAGGGCAAGATAGTACCCGATGCGGTTTTCAACGGCAACTGGGAAGTTGTAGCCGACATCAATGTGAACGAGGCTACTATAGACCTCAAAAAGAGGTAAAAACAGAAAGGACAATATATGTCTCATTTTGCTGTAACCGTAATCGGCGAAGAACCGGAAAAACAGCTTGCTCCCTACCATGAATTTGAATGTACCGGCGTTGACAACGAGTATGTTCAAAGTATAGATGAGGAAGCACGTGAAACGTGGAAGAGGGATGACGATGACTCCAAGAAACCCTTTTTAGAATTCCTTCAAGATTACTTAAAGAGCGGTCGGATAGGGCTTCATGGAACCCCCGGACTTCAAAGGTTAGACCCCAACTATGAACGGCCAAAGATTACGACCTGTTTGCCGATGTAGTCAAAGATACGCCTGAAGCGTAAGATTCAGCGATTCTTCGCAGGGGAGGGGGTGAAGCCATTGACAAACCAATTCAGCCAATCACGATACTCGAAGGTGGATGGTCCCAAAATGATCTTATACCTGCTATTAGGTACAAGGTTACTTGCCCCGACGGATGGTACGAGTCAGCAAAAGACAACCTCTGTCACCTCTCAGGAGCCGAGAACGGCGTTGATTGACGGCGCTCCGTAGGCACCGTATCGGAGGCCGCAACCAGCACGGTGCGACATCACCTGCACCCGTTCGGAATACATTGAAAGGGCACGGCGGAAAGCAATTACTACCTTTGCACTGGTAAAAGATGGCAAGTGGTATCAGAGGGGACGTATGGGTTGGTTTGCTTGTGTTTCAGATGAAAAGGATGAAGCCGTATGGCACCGCGAGTTCTCAGACCTGTTCGATGGCCTCCCAGATAACACGCTCATTACCATCGTTGATTGCCACATCTAAAAAGAATTTGCAAAAACCAACTAAGACCGTCTATACTTCCTCGCAGGGGGAAGGACATGCCTCGTAGCAACAAAGCATTTGGGTCATACCAAAGTGGCAGCGGGTGTTCTATCGAACCAGCGATACCGGCTCGGTGGGATGTTTTCCTTAAGGAACTCAACGTAACAGAAATGGAAGCTCTGACAATACTCAGGAGCCGGTCGGAATTGACACCCCGTATCCGGTCATGGGTAATGACAAACCACAGGTCAGCCTTTGTTCCTGAAGATTTCCTCATGACCTTGGGCATTCAAATGGAACTGTACGAAAACTAACGAGTGATGTGATGAGCGACCAACTTCTAACCCGAGACGAGTTCCGCGAGGGCGTATTCGCTAGAGACAGGCACACGTGTGTGAATTGTCGCAAGCCGGGAGTTGACGCTCATCACATCATGGAACGCAGACTGTTTCCTGATGGAGGGTATTACCTTTGGGAGCAGGAGAAGTACCCCATCACGGTAGACCCTCTCAATGGAGCCGGGTGCGATTACAACGCCATCATCCAAGCGGAGGAGTCCAAGCGGACGTGTGGGGATTCTAAATAAATACTAGCCAAAAGTAGGGCACTCCGGGTATACTAGGAGTATGTTGATTGTTTCCTTTGGGTGGGTAGTTTAACAATATACCCATCTCAAGAAAACAAACTACCAAACCCATCTACATGAAAACAAAATGTGGATGTGTGGATACAGGGCAGTTTTTGCAGCTTTTTAATTCAGGGGCTCTACTTAACGAGATTGGCACAGAGCTTAATGTGAGCCAACGAACCCTGAGTCGAATCGTAAAACAACTAGGTTTGAACGCGAAGACACGCCCCAAATTTAAGGTGGCGAAGCCGTCATTAACCCGACAGGTGGGCAAAAAATATGCTTACCTCACTGTTGTTGGAACGGAGTACAACAGCCGGTTACATCAATGGGTGCTGACCATAAAGTGCGACTGTGGTCGTATTTCTACGGAGACGGCACCCAAGCTAGTCAACGGCGACCGTAAATCTTGCGGAGTTATCGGATGCTCCTATCGTGGAGTCGTACGTCAAGAAAACGGGAAGAAAGCAGGGTGGACGGGATGCGGGGAGATTTACGGATGTAGGTGGGATCAGTGGCGAATAGGTGCAGAAAAGCGAGGATTGGCGTTCGACATCAGCATTGAATACGCTTGGGAGTTGTTTGAAAAACAAGGTCGTAAATGCGCGTTGACGGGAGAGCCGATAAGTTTTGGAAATTCGTGGAACCGAAAATGCACAGCTTCACTTGACCGAATTGACTCCGCTAAACCTTACATTGAGGGCAATGTTCAATGGGTGCAGACGCGGGTCAATTTGATGAAACGTAGTATGGATGAGGCGGAGTTCATAGAACTCTGTGGATTGATATGGAAGAACCGCTCCTAACTCGCGACGAATTCAGGGGACTGGTTCTTGCCAGAGACCACAATACTTGTGCCCATTGCGGCTCGTCTGGTGTTCGGCTCGATGTTCACCACATTATGGAAAGACGCCTTTTTGAAGATGGAGGGTATAGAATTTCAAATGGAATCTCACTTTGTTCAGACTGCCACGAAGCGGCGGAAGCAACCACTATTGATTGTGCAACGCTTCGTGAACGAGCAGGAATCGCAGTTCCTTGCCTCCCTCCACACTTTGAAGCAGATGGTGTGTACGATAAGTGGGGTAACGGAATCTTGCCTAACGGTCAACGACTTCAGGGAGAATTGTTTCTGGAGCCCGGAGTGCAGAAGGCTCTGCGGAACAAACTCTACCTATTCACCGACAAGGTGAAGTACCCTAAAACTTTTCATTGGCCTTCGTCCCCCGGTCTACAAAATGACGACCGGATGCACACGACCACCGACCAATGGGACGGGTTGGAAGTCATCGTTACCGAGAAGCTTGATGGAGAGAATACCACCATGGCACGGGATTATATGCACGCCCGGTCGTTGGAATTTAGCACTCATCCATCTCGCACTTTCATAAAAGCAATCTGGTCTCGGGTTGCCCACGACATCCCTGAAAATTTCAGAGTCTGCGGCGAAAATGTCACAGCGGTTCATTCCATCGAGTACCATGACCTCGCCTCCTACTTCTATGTGTTCAACATCTGGCATGGGCAGAACTGCCTGTCATGGGATGACACCGAGACCTATGCCGGTCTACTGGACCTGCCCACCGTGCCGGTTCTATACCGGGGTGTGTGGGAGGAAGGGCTGATAGATAGCATCGCCAGCGGTCTTGTACCTGAGCGGCAAGAAGGACTAGTCTTCCGTCCCACACGAGGATTTACTCTGAGGGAGTTCCCCCGGCTTATGGCTAAGTGGGTGAGGAAGGGACATGTGCAAACCGATGAGCATTGGATGAGCCAGCCTGTAAGGTTCAACCACCGCCCACACAGAGGAGGAAGTAGATGGGGATGATTAGGCGACTCGATGAGTGGTGGGCTATCTGCTACAAAGACGGAGCTATAGCGTGCGATGACCGAGGACAAGGTCATTTCTATTTCAGCAGACGCGAGGCTCGTATGGCGATGCGCGGTGCCGTAGAGGAGCATGGGGCGGTTCTGCATATTAAAAAGGTGGCTGTGGAGTTCAGGTAATCCTGCGCCCTCACCCAACCGCAGGCAGCACGATCTTTATGGAGCATGGTCCGACGAAGGAAGCCGTGTTCTCAGCCGCCGCAGAGCCCACACGCCAGCGCGAACGCGAGATTGCGGAACTGCGGGAAGAGATCAAAGCTCTTGGAATTGCTATTAAAGGCGAGAGAATGCGCGACTTTGAGGCTACGGCGACGGTCTTAGAACGCACCCTAGCCCGCCTGCAACGCGACCTCGCCGTGCTGCTCAAGGGCTGGCGCGAACAGGATGGAGGCACAAAATGACCGACACAGCAAAGGGCGCGGGCGAGATAGTGGAAGACCTGCTGGATCATCTGCATCAATGGGCGCTGAAACTAGGCAATGAGTCCGAGCTTGGGCCGTTGAATACGTTCAAGAGAATGACTGCTACGCTGATTGAGCGCGTCTCCAAGGCCGAGCAGGCACTCGCACAGGCGCAGGCGGAGAACCAGAGGCTTACGGACCTAGTTCGCTACAGCCGCCACTATCTGCACGAAGAGCAACTGATCGACGACAAGGAGTTTGCGGGCTTGGTTGCTGATTCAGAGAACAGTATGCGGGTCCAGCGGTTGGAAGGCTACGACCGCATTCAAGAGAAAATCGCTGCCCTGCAAGCCGAGCGCGACACCCTCAAGGCGGAGGTTCTAACCCTCAAGAGCGCCAACGAGGACGCGAGGCTGAATTACCAGACGCTTGAAGAATACGACAGCGGATTAGCCGATATAGTCAGCAACGATGCACCCGGCGCAGCGATGGCCACTCTTGAGCAGAAGCTGGCGACGGCGGATGCGCTGCTGAAGAAGCATGTTGACGGAGCGTGTTGCTGTGTGTGTTGCTGTGATGATAACTCTCGCTGTGACCTGTGCAAAATCACTCTGGCGCACCTTAACCCGTAGCACCAACACGAAGCAGGAGGGAGCCAATGGCAAACGAAGCGACTAAGCCGCAGGGAGCGGGGGATAAATGCGAAGACTGCCACGGGACCGGCGAGGTAGATTTAATCGACGGTCATGAGCAGCCTTGCGCGGCCTGCATGAGTAGAGAATTTGCTGTCAAGTACGCCGCCCAGTCCGCCGATCTGGAGCAACTGCGGGCGCATTTGGTGTCCTGCATAGCATTTTCTGATTGCGAAGGAGATTGCACCGGGGAAGGAACTTGTGCTTTCAACATAGCTAAAAAGTATCTCGTATCCCGCGCAGCAACCAAGGGGGTGCAGAGTGCCGAGTGAACTGAGGCCGTGCCCCCTATGCTTGGGGGAAGTGAAGTGGCACACATCCGAAGTTGCAGGCGAAGGCGGTAACGTGTATCACACGCATAATCTGCAATGCCCTGTGCGGGTTGAATCGCTCTTTCGGGACGATGACGAACGGATCATCGCCGCATGGAACACCCGCGCGTCGGACTGGCAGGAAATAACGCCGGAGAATCTGCCGAAGTGGGATGCAGAGGATGAGATATACGGGGTATCGACCTATGAGGGCAATTCATGGAAGGTGGTAGCAACTGTGTCGAAGACTCACGAACGGTGGGATTACAAAGACTACTTGAATGCAGGCTGGACCCACTTCCGCCCGATCAACGCACCCGAGCCCAGCGGCCACCGCATGAGGACCGGCCTGCCGTGCATAATCGGGAGCGGGTTGCCCGTGGTTAAACTATAACCATGAAAAAACTACTGTACCTCTTTCTTGCCTTGCTTATTATATTTGGGATTTACCTAGTCGTGAACGCCGTTTATCATAGCGGAGATAAAGACTACACCACCGACCCGACTGTAAAGATATAAGGGAGCCATAATGAAAATTACCAAGTGCATCTTGTGTCTGGATACCGACCACTATGCTGGCAACTTTGAACGTGAGACCACTGCATACGCCACGGGTGTTATCGGTGACTGTGAGGTGGGTGATGAACAGGCCGCTCAGTTCATCGCGGAAACGGACGGGGTAAGCAAGGTCATTCTGGATGAGATTTGGGGGAAGATTCTCCACGTCTCCAAAGATGGGTGTGCTCGTCCTTGTGACATTCAAATAACGCCGGGTTGGGTAAACGACGGCGGAGGTATTCACTATCGCCAATCGTTTGATGAACCGCCGACCCCGGAGCAGCTTGAGGTCTGGCGTCAGAATAAGCGAGAATACTTTGAGCCTTGCTTGAAGAGCTACCGGGAGTCCCTCAAAAAGGGAATAGGTGGTTGGACACCTGAGACACTTGAACGTGAAGAGCAGAGGATGCGGGACATCGACAACGAGGATATCCACTGGTACCCGGCTTACTACTCTGTTGGCATCTTCTTCACTGAACCCCTGACCGAGGAAGCGACTTATTTTGTTGTCCAGCGTGCTAAGGCATACCTTACTTGGAAAGGTGTCACCCTTGAACAAGTACGTCTTATCACCGTGTTTTCCGAGGAGAAGTCGGAGGTTTTGGATGTGCTATGAGCGGCATCACCAGAGGAGGGTCGTAGGGCTTGCCAAAAACCGGGTATTATAAAGACATGAGTAAGTGCCCCAGTTGCGGTCACGCGAGAAAGCCTCGCAGGAGACCTGAGCCATCGACTAACCGCGTGTTGTGGGTCGATGGTTCTTCGCTTTACGTCCGGGAATATTCGAACTCGGATGCTACGATGGCAGCGGCACATACGACCATTATAACGATGTAATAACATGGGCTGAGGAAGTTCGTAAGATGCGAAAGGAACGTCGTGCCACCAAGACCGAAGCCCCAACCAGCACAGGAGAGTACAGTGAGTGATGAACTAAGTTTAAGCTGGTTGAAATTGGTGTTCATGTTGATAGCACCAACGAAGGATAAGATTGCCGCCGAGAGAATCTTCAACAATCTCGTCGCACGATACAATGAGCCGTCAAGACACTACCATACCTTGGAGCACATAACCAAAGGGATACAGACCTACACTCAGCTATTTCACAATCTACCACCAATGCTTGAGCTATTCGCATGGATGTATCATGACGCAGTGTATGAAACCACGCGGTCGGATAACGAGTCTCAAAGTGCTGCCGTCTTCATGAAGGACGCCTCCGCACTGGGGTTCACCATGGATGAGGTTGACCGCATTGTGCAACTCATACTTGCTACTGACCCTTCAGCGGAGCCTTTGAGCGTCGTCAACGATATTGACTTAGCTGAACTGGGAGCCACGCCGGAGCAATTCGATGCCAATACGGCCAACATCCGCAAGGAGTATCACTGGGTTGAACCGGAAGTTTGGCGTAAGGGTCGTGCTGCCATTCTCACACAGCTTTTGAAACGGGATAAGCTGTATGTCACTGAAACATTCGCGAATAGATTCGACTTTCAGGCGAAGGAGAATCTGAAACGTGCCATTGCCAAACTGACCTACCAGTAAACTTTAGTACCCTTGTATTCCCAAAATGGACTATTCGGCTCTTGATAAGAGGGCTTAGGAATGACAACAGGAGTAGGCCGGAAACTAGACCCAAATCTCAAAAACACAATCATTGAAGACTTCGAACGAATTCTTCGTCATAAAGTCATTGGTCAGGAAGATGCAGTAGCTGCCGTCGTTGACATCTATCAAATGTTCTCAGTCGGCCTTAACCCTCCCTCTCGTCCTGTAGGTAACTTACTTTTTCTTGGTCCGACTGGTACAGGTAAGACCCATGTCATGGAAGCTCTCGCTGAAGTTCTCTTTGGAAACAACCGGGCTCTCATTAAAATTGACTGTGCTGAGTTTCAACATTCACAGGAAATTTCAAAGATTATAGGCTCCCCTCCGGGCTATCTCGGACACCTTGAAACCCACCCTATACTCAATCAAGAGGCCATCAACCAATACCATACCGATAGCCTTAAGCTTACCCTTATCCTCTTCGATGAAATTGAAAAAGCATCAGATGCTCTATGGCAGCTTCTTCTTGGAATTCTCGACAAGGGAACGCTCACGTTGGGCAATAATAGTCGTGTTGATTTGAGTTGCTGCCTCATTGTGTTAACTTCCAATGTCGGAGCTTCGGAGATGAGTTCCCTTGTTGAGGGAGGCATAGGCTTCAACTCAAAACTCTCCGGCCATGTGGATGGAGATTTTGATAATAAGATTCAACGCACGGCGATAGATGCAGCTAAGAGAAAATTCTCTCCCGAGTTCATAAATCGTATCGACAAGGCTGTAGTCTTCAAAACGCTGCGTCAGGGGCACCTTGAGCAAATCCTCGAACTTGAACTTGAGGCTGTGCAGCAGCGCATCTTACAAGCCATTGGAGGCAATCAATTTATTTTTGGTTGTAGTGATGGTGTTAAGCAATACCTCCTGCGTGAAGGTATCGACTCCAAGTACGGGGCTAGGCATTTGAAGCGGGTCATTGAACGCGCTATAGTATTCCCTCTTTCTAACCTAGTGGCGACCGGGCAGATTCATATTGGCGACTTTATCCGTATCGCTCTTGATAATCAGAGCAAGTTTGTTTTCACAGTAGAATCGGAGAATTCTCTCATCCCTGTGATGTTGGCAAGAGTCAGCACAGAACTAAGGACGACCCCCTCTAACCCCATACCTCCCCCTCCCCTTCCCCTTCCGCCCACTGAACCATCTCGTGCCATGAAACAAGCCCGGAAGAGACTCAAAGAGGCTGAGGATCAACTTGATGCCGCCAAAGAGAAACGTCGGCAACTTGAAAAGGATTTTCCGAGTCCCTAATTAGAGGGATTATCGATGTCGTGGATTGACCAGTTACCACTTCCAAGATTTCTAAATTGGCTGCGTGGGGTTCTATCAGAACCAGATGGATCACCCTCGTCTACTCGCGTATTGATGTATGCCTTCTCAGTGTTCTCGATGTGGCTTCTGTGGCGTTGTTTCTATCACATCTTCCAGCTACACGACGTGACTCAGGTGAGCATTTGGCTGGCTAACATGCCCATGCTTATCGCTTCCCTTATCGGGCTCATCGCGCTGCCCTACGGAATCAACAAGGGCTCGTCCACATTCTCTGACATTGCCAACATGATGACAGCCGCAAAGACAGGCAACAGTGGAGGTGTACAGACCGCACTCTCCTCGGTTGTAAACCCAAGCGTCCCTTCGGCCCCACCGATTCCTCCCCCGCTAGTGGGCTCTCCGGGAATCAAGGGTTGAGAACAGTAGAGACGAAACTTGGAAAAAGTTGGAAAACCTTTGAAGAAAAACGAAAGAAGGAGACTAAGAGTGCTACAGGTAGAGCGTCATCATCACAAAGGCAATGAGCAAATCGTTGCCCTCTGCAAGACCAGCAAGGAGTTGTACAACAAATGCAACTTCCTAATGCGTCAGGCATGGTTCGGTGGCATGGCTCTACCCAACATCAACGACCTTGTTACTGCCATGCACAATGAGGAGTGCTTCAAGAGCCTGCATAACACCAAGACTGCCAAGCAGACCATCAGGAAGGTCTTGACTGACTGGAGCAATTTCAAGGCGGCACTGCGAGCGTGGAAAACCGATCCATCGTTCAAGAAGCCGAAACCGCCCTATTACAAGAAGGAACTGGCACAGGTCATCTTCTACAACGAAACGATCTTAGGCGGTCAAAGTGGCAAGGATTTGACTGAGATCGTGCCAACGAATAAGTGTTTCGCTGTGCCGAGTACGAGAAAGTTCAAACAGGTGGTCATCACGCCGAAAACTTTCGGGTTTATGATTGATGTGCAGTATGAAGTGCCAACACCACAAAAAGGAAATGCCGAAGGAGTTTGCTGTATAGACATTGGATTGAATACTTTGGCTGCGATAACTTCCGACCAACACTCGCCGTTATTGGTCAATGGTCGCATCGTCAAGAGTATCAATCAGTGGTACAACAAGCATCCGAACAAGAAGACCAGCCGGAAGAGGTATTTCAGGTTGGAGAACTACTTCCACCACGTTTCCAAGATGATCGTCGCCAATTGTGTCAAGCATGGTATCGGCAAGATCATCATTGGCAAGAACGACGGCTGGAAGTCAGGGATGAACTTGGGGAAGAAGACCAATCAGAACTTTCAGAGCGTGCCGTTTTGGAAGTTGATGCAGAAGATCAGCTACAAGGCTGAACTGGCAGGCATTGAGGTTGTTTTCACTGAGGAATCTTATACCAGCAAGGCAAGTTTTCTTGACCGTGACCCATTGCCGCAGTACGAGAAGGGCGTGAGCCACACGTTCTCTGGCAGTCGGGTAAAGCGTGGTTTGTACAGGTCGGCTGATGGTCGTGAGATCAATGCCGATGTGAATGGGTCTGCCAACATTGGCAGGAAAGTAATCAGGGACGAGGAGATGATCCTCCGACTTGATAGGAGCGTTGCCGCAACGCCAGTGCGAGTCAATCCATTGAAGTTCTTCTGCGTGTAACGGCAGGGGATCGGGTTGATTTTGCCAAACTTTGTGTCTTGGGTAAGTTTTTCCAAGTTTCAAGGAACGGTTGATTCCGAGATAGCCGACCGCTAAATCCGAGATAGACGCCTGTTTTGCACAATTATTTCGACAAAAACTAGCTAAACCCATGTAACCTTCGGTATACTACCTATGAAACCGGAGGAAACCCGAAATGGCGAAGGCTGCGAAGGCTGTTCAACTGACTCTCTGGAATGAGAGGACCGCGTGGAACGATGTGCGGCTTCCTGATGCCTATTTCGACTACTACCTTGCCAACCACTCCTGCCTCAACTGCCGTGCTGCCCTCAGGCACCCCATGCACGCCCTGAACCACTACAAGAAGCTGCACATGACGACCAAGTATCGGTTCTTTGTGTGGTACTTTGGTATGTGGAACGAGGTGTCTCAAGCGGCCTTCTCTCGGGCCAAAAAGAAACGCATCGCCACGGCACGTACGAAATAATTTCAGAATTACTATCCAAAATAGGATAGAGTTCGGTATACTAAGGATAGGCAACAGTGCCGAACTTTAGGTGAAGCTTAGAAAGAACGAGTCTCACCGGGTTTAGAGCGGTTGCCGCCAATTTTGGTGGGGTCATGAACTGCATCCCGGATTGCGACTGTCACACAGAGGAATGCAGGGAAACCCGAATCCTACCTTTTGTCATGGGTGTGCGAACGGGTGTGCGGGGTTAGTCTATCGTGAGTTGGACAAGGAGGGGTTATGTAACGCCATGCGTTCCACCTGACTGATTGAAATTGAGACTGAGAGAGTTTTTGATATATTACGAAGGCCGGGGTAATCAATCCCGGCCTTCGGTGCGTTTATACTAAAAATTTATCAAAATACTAGCTAAAATATGTGCCATCTCGGTATACTAGTGGTATGGCAAATAGAGTTGGTCTCAACCTTCCAGTTGTGCATCTTCAAGGACTCGGAACCACCAAGGCTAAACCAGCCGGAGAATTTCAGGTGGGTGAGTACACGATGTGGAACTATGGCTACCAGAGCCGTATCCTTCATATCCAGCCCAAAGGCCGCACTCAGTTAAAATGGCGGGTATTGGCCGACGATGGTAAAGAGTACGACCGCACGGTTAAGACTTCCCGGCTGGTCGCTATCGGCCTCGCTGGTAACTTCCCTGAACGCCTCAGAACTATCCTGCTGTAGGAGAAACTATGAACTGGTTGATTTCACTGAGCCAGTCAAATAAAAAATTCCACAAAAACTAACCAAAACCAACAAGAGCGAGGTATACTACGAGTATGGCTACTGCAACGGATGTGAGGATACTCGAAGCTAAGATGTTTGTCGCGGTGAATACCGCCGACAACAACAACAAATTTTGGAAGTATGAGCGCCTGTCTGCCCCCGTCACCGAGACCAACAACAAGAACAACTCCGAGACAGGTGACACTCGCATCACATGGGGTCGCGTAGGTGCGGCCAAGCCTGACCAGCAACTTATCATGTGGGATGTGACCACCATCGCTGGCAAGGTAGCCGACAAGACCGATACCAACAAAAAGGAAGTCATTAGCCGCCTCTCTTCGGGGCAAGGTCTGGACGGGCTGTCTCGCAAGGGCAAGCGTGACGACTACTACACTGAAGTTAAGACCATCGGTAACTCCACTCAGTCGTCACCGACGACCGCCATCCAAGTGGGACAGAAGCTGGCGAACGACCAAGTCCGCAAGCTGGCCGTCGCTGAGATTGCCGGTGGGTGCCAAATCACCGCCGCTCTCGTGAAAAAGCTGGCCGAAACCAACCGACATGAACTCGTCGCTGCCACGTCCAAGGACAACAAGGGCGTAGACGGTGGTGGCATGGACATTGACCTTGAGACCGGCATGGTGAAGACCCCCCTCGGCGTGCTCACGCTCGATGCCATCAAGGAAGGTCGTGTGATTCTTGACCGGATGCTTCCCTTTGTCCAGCGTGCCGACACCGACTCCAAGTCATACATTACCTTGTTCGACCAATACCTTCGCAACATCCCCCAGTTCATCGGGTACAAGCGTGGGGCGCATGTAGACTTCATCAACATCGCCGCTCAGAACTCACTGCTTGACCAGTTGGAGACTTCGGTTGACCTTGCATTGCAACGCATGAAGGACGCTGAGGAAGCTGCCAAGGCACCGGGCACAAAGGCACCTGAAGCTGTCAAGCAGCAAAGCTTCTTCGAGTGCAAGCTACGGCTGCTGGATGAGGCCATTGAGAAGGCCATTTGGGAGCGCATCAGGAAGTCCTTCTTCGCGACCGTGAACTACGGCCACACGTCTTCCAGTCTCAAGCCGGTGCGGATGTACGAAGTTACCATCCCGCACATGGTTCAAGCGTTCGATGCAGACGGTAAGAAGGTTGGTAACGTGCGTGAACTGTGGCACGGTACCCGCGTGTTCAACATCCTGTCTATCCTCAAGCGCGGCTTTGTCCTGCCGGGGGCGTTAACTTCCGCTCAGATTTGCGGTGCCATGTTCGACAACGGCGTATACTTCTCAGACCAGTCCACCAAGAGCCTGAACTACTCACAGGGCTATTGGGACGGCGGCAGCAAGGACAACAACTGCTACATGTTCCGTGCGGATGTTGCCATGGGTAAGCCTTACATCCCGACCGGACCTGATAACCGTGCAGCATCCTACTGCAAGAGGAATGGATTTGACTCCTGCCACGCAGTCGCCAATCGCTCAGGTGTTCGCAACGACGAGCAGATTGTCTACCGCACGTCGCAGACCAACATCCGCTACCTCATCGAGTTCAACAAGTAACCTGCAAGGGAATCCCAATGCCTGAAGATGACTTCTTGAAACTGGGGGACAAACCCAGTGATAATCTGGCCGAAGAAATGCTGAACGGTCTCCCGCTGGCGACACTGCGAGACATGGAGTATGAGGCGGAGATGGAGTTCCGCCGCTCCAAGACCCCTCAAGAGATGATTGAGCGGACGCTAATATGGAGACTCATCGAAACCGTCTACCTGAAGCGTTTGAGCAGGGGAAAAGCAAATGACTAACCGATTGGACTACACTAAACTCACATGGGGTGAGTTGGCTGAAGTCATACGTTCGGTCTGGCATGAAATGAAGCGTCGGAATCCCATTGGTATCAACTGTTACGGTGCTCCCTTTCAAACCGCCTTTGCCTATCTGGTGGAGATAGAAGAGGCCGAAAAGGAAAACCCAACAGCCGAGGTTGGGCCGGGGGCTTTCAATCCAGTGCAATGCCTGACCTGCAATGGGGATGGAAAGATTATGTCAGCAACTGGGAAGAAGAGACAGCCGCTTAAGGCTATTGAATGTCCTGATTGCAAAGGTTCAGGTAAAGTTAAGTTGTGAGGTTGATTGATGGCGAGTGAAAAGCTCTGCCCGGTTTGTAAGACAGCACAGCCGGTAACAGTCACCGGGGTGGTCACACCCCACAATAAGCCCGAGGGCATCGGTCGTTGCAAAGGTTCCGAACGACTGCCCTACGTGAAGATGGAGAGGTTATGAAAAAGGACGACGGGGGCAAACATGAATCGTATTGAAATCAACGGCGTCATCTTTGAAAGTGCAGGCACAATCAGCATCATCAACGGACGTGTGTCTGTTGGTGGCAAACAACTGACTGAAGTAAAGGAAACCCTCATTCGTATTGAGGTTCATGGCGACCTGACTTCGTTAACCACCGATAGCAGCGTGACCGTTCATGGAAATGTCACGGGGAATGTTGATGCCGGAGGTAGCATTCAGTGTGAGAGTGTCGGCGGGGATGCCGACGCCGGAGGTAGCATTCAGTGCGGTAATGTGGGAGGCAGTGTGGATGCAGGGGGCAGCGTTATCGCAAAGACCATCATGAGCGGGAGCCGTTTATGATGGGAATACTTCGAGCATTTGTCGCGGGAATGGGATTCATCTTTGGGTTCGCCCTCTTTGTGTTCCTGTTCATATTCAAACCCCCAGTCAACCCCTTCGACGCTGTGTTGATGTACTCGCTTCTTGGCCTCTCTTCCATCTATTGTTTCAGCATCGGTTTCACTGCCAAGGGGATGAAAAAGTGAGTCGTGATTATGAATATGAACTCGCACAGATGAAACAACGAGGGGCATCCCTTCGTCGGTTTCTAGCTGGTGGGAACGCCATCAGCGGCTTGATGCTCATCGCCCTCGCGGCGGTGGCACCCAGCTTTACTTTGCAGAATCGGCTGGTCTTTGGTTTTCTCGGCCTTTGCTGCCTCCTAATCATGCTCTTCGCTCTTCGGGTGAAATCATGAGCCGAGGCTGGCGGGGCATGTGCGTAGTCGCGGAGTTCGCACCGGAAGATGTGTTACCTCTCCGGGGCAACCATGAGGTTATTTTCTATGCCGGAGACTTCCCCTTCAGTGTCCACATGGACAGCCTACGCTACGCTACCTTCGCCAAGTCGCTGGTATGCTGCTCCTGCGGCCTTGTAGGCTCTGTGATGCGTCTGGAGTATAGCTACCACCAGCAAGGTCATGTTCGACCACACTTCAATCTCTACGCCCTCAATCCGGACAATGGCACCTATGTTCTGATGACCAAAGACCACATCATTCCCGTCTCCAAAGGAGGCAAGGATTTGGAGAGCAACCTGCAAACGATGTGCTCACCCTGCAATTTGAAAAAAGGAGATAAATTCCATGCCACAAATGAAGATAGAAAAGGAACCGGGCTCAACACCAGACCCCACAGTCACAAAGAAGGGGATTCTGGAACTCAGAATGACACCTCGCGGTTTCAGCCGTATCGAGTTCACCGACAGGTACGGGATTCAGTGCTCGTTACAAGAGAGTAGCCTCGCGACCGAAGCAGCCATCTGGTTTGGAGTCAATAATGCCAACCCTCAGGTCTGCATCCCCGGCAAAGGTTGGACGCCTGTACCTCTGCCGGAAGGTACTGTCTGCACAGACCGGATGCACCTGACGCAGGACATGGTAAGGGAACTCCTGCCTCTGCTGCAACAATTTGCCGAGACTGGAGAACTCCCCTATGCTTAAGAAACTCAACTTGTTCGGCGGCAAGGTGACCGTTACCCGCAAGGAGAAGTTCGACTGGGCCGCTTACTGGCGGACGTTCATCATCATTTTCCTTGTGGAACTGGTTTACATCACCTGTACCACCGACTGGTCAAAAATATTTCACAAAAACTAGCCAAAACCTATACACTCCCGATATACTAACAGTGGAGGATTTACATGAAGGTTTATGGCAACTTGATGAACCGGATTATGGAGTCGGCTAAACCAGCCCACCCTGAAGTTGGCATGGGAGCGACCATCACCATGTACAGCGACCGCTATCCGGCAACCATCGTCGGCGTGGAACTATTCAAGAGCGGCCCGAACAAGGGCACCGCCAGCGTGATTCGGGTACAGGAAGATGACGCGGTACGCACCGACAAGAACGGCATGAGCGAAGACCAAGACTATGACTACACCCCCAACACCAACAACCCCATCATCACTTTCACCCGACGCAAGAATGGCAGCTTCACCGAGAAGGGCAGAACATCCGGACTCATCGTCGGCAGGCGCGACAAATACTATGACTTCAGCTTCTAATCCGCCGAACATCCTCGACGTGATTAGGATGTACCGGAGAGAGCGAGAGCTTAGCTTTGAACAGGCGAAGGCTCTCGCTATTCAGGAGTTCGACAAACGCGGCTGGCCGCATCCTTCTGTAAAGTGAGAAACGCATGATATTGGACGTTTACAACCAACTACCCGAAGCCACTCCCGAAACCGTCAAAGAGATGGGAGTAAAGTACGCTGAAATTTTTGGCTTGGCCGTCAATCTAATTTTTGGCTTGGCCGTCAATCTACACCTTTTCGAGCAGGTCGTAGAGCGACTCATTGACAATGAGACCCATCAAATCCACGGCGGCGAAAGCCTTGCCGCGAGGGCTTGGCGTCTTTACCGGCTGGAGCAAAACCCCGGCTTGTTGGTGTTTCAGAATAACAACCTAGAGGTCATGATTTCCACACCCGGCATCGTGTGGACGACTCTTAAGGTCACCGGACATGAGACCACGCTGGCCGACTACCGGGAATTCATCGCCAGTCTCATCATCAAGCATGGTGCTGACACCCGGTTTTGTTTGACATCAGACCGTGGCGACGAATACTTCAATCTGCGAGTGCCGGGAGGCCAATGATGCCTTACTGCAATAAGCAAGTAATGACCACCGGCTTGAATTTCAATCGCCTTCGACAATGCAAGAACCACGCCATCGAGGGCTCCAAATTATGCCACGCACATCAACCCAAACCCAAACCTGAGTACAAGCCTGACCCCTACAAGACCGCCCTATTTGTGGCTGGCCTACAGGCTAAAGCTAGGACTCGCCGGGGAAGAGCACCAAAAAATCCTTGGGAAACCTAGCCAAAACACCTACACTCCCGGTATACTAGAGACATGGACATGAGAGAAGCCGCTGAATTCGTGTTGAACACCCTCCGCAAGGCAGGATTTGAAGCCTACTTTGCTGGTGGTTGTGTTCGTGACTTTGTGATGGGACGGACTCCTAAGGATTTTGATATCACAACCAATGCCCGTCCAGAGCAGGTCACTCCCCTGTTTGATAAGACCATACCAGTCGGTGCTGCATTCGGCGTCGTGGTGGTGATGGTGGGAGGGTTTCAGTTTGAGGTCGCCACCTATCGTGCTGACGGTGCCTACAGCGATGGCCGTCGCCCCGATGAGGTTACCTACAGCAATTCCGCCGAGGAAGATGTAAAGCGGCGGGACTTCACCATGAACGGGCTCCTGATAGCCAATCCGTTTGATGCCCTCATGACCGATTACAGTCTCGGCGTCCTCGACTACGTGGGCGGCAGGGATGACATCGAAAACCGGGTCATCCGGTGTATCGGCAATGCCGACACGCGCTTCAAAGAAGATGCATTGCGGATGTTGCGTGCGGTTCGCTTCGTTGGTCAGTTAGGCTTCGAGATAGAGGCGGAAACCTTCAAGGCCCTACAGGCGAACGTGGACAGCATAGTCAACGTCTCCCGCGAACGTGTTGCGGAGGAGTTGAAGAAGCTGACCACATCCAAGTTCGCTGCCAGAGGGTTGGCGGCGTTGGCGTCTACTGGTTTGCTGCGTCGTCTGCTGCCTGACGGTGTTTCCGATACGCGCTTCGCCTTTACACTGGAGCGGTTCGCTATGTTCCAAACAACCGACCCCGTGATGGGTCTGGCGATGTTGCTGGCTGATACTCAGACCAACGAGATGGCAGCGTTGACCTGCGACAGCTTCAAGCTGTCTACGGATGAACGTGACGCCATCTTGGGTGCGGTTAGAAATCAGGAAGCCATAGGTTCAATTGGCTCTCCGGCTGGTACCAAGCTGTTGGCTCGTGAGAAGGGTGTACTGCCGTATGCAGTAGACCTGTTCGAGCAGAACATAGGTTTGGGCTTTGCAAACGGTGTAGAGGCAGGGATGGATGCAGTACTGCGGTACAGGGCATTAACGCCGGAAGACATACGCCCATCACCGTTTGTCTCTGGCCGGGATTTGATAGAGATGGGATTCACGCCGGGGCCGATGTTCACCACGGTTTTAAGGGCGGTGGAGTTCGGTCAATTAAACGGCACATTGACCACCCGCGAACAGGCACTCGGCTTCGCTAAGTTCGAATCCGGGGTGCAGGAAACAGCAGCCTTCGTCAAGAGCGAAGCGGAAAGGTAATCATGGGTCTCTACAATTTGCTCTTCGGCCAGAACCCACGCGCTCATGTCTATCTGGCCTGTCTTGGTCTGAACCCCGGTGATGTCGGGCGATTCCGCGACTGCTACCTGAAGGATGGCACCATCGCGGTCTACACGCGCAACGGCGGCGGGAATCGGGAAGACTACATGCCCGATTTCTCCAACCATGCCAACTACCTGCGTGACGAGGACGACGACTTCGACTGCACGTACGCAACCATCTACTTCTCTTATCCTACGGAGTATGTCGAGATTCTCAAGGCTCTGGAGAGTGGCGAAGGAAATGCCCCTCCGAGTGAGAAGTGGACTAAGCTTTTGGAGTCGATGAACAATGACAAGTGAAACCGAACTTCTTCTCACTCGCGGTCTCCCCAAATGGCCGGGGTTGCTCGTAGTGGGCGAACCCGTGACTCTTGAACAGGCGGAGGAGATTATCATCCGCACCGCGAGTCTCCACTTTTCCTCGAACGACAAGGCATTCCTGCGCGACCTGTACAAAGCAGCAGACATCGAACTTGAGGCCGATTACCCATGGCCGGAGTGGAAGTCCATGCAAGCGGCTGAGAGCAAGTACAAGGTACTTCCGCTTGACTACCTGCACAACTCACAGATTGTCTCTTCCTACATCGGCGGACCACACGGCTGGTGCGATTGGGAGGGACACATTGGATGCAACAACTACAATATCGGCAAGTGGCCGTCTGTTGAGAATGTGTTCAATGAGTGGAGCCTTATCGCCGCTGCATTTTCTTTTCTGAAGTTAAAGAGTCAGCTTTTCAATGGGGAGACTTCTGAGAACGAGAATGGAGAACTCCAGCCTGTCGTTCAATTCAACATCAACGAGGGCGTGGTGGAGCTTGTAACGCCCGAGGCGGTAGGTGCTGCGGTTGCACCTGACTTCGAGGCATTTACCAGAAAGCTATTTGCTCCCGGTGGTGAACGCGGCTGCACGATTGCCAAATTCAAACACGCACTGGCAACAACGCTGAAAGCGGTGACAAAGTGATTTACGACCAAATCAGAGTGAAGCTGGCTCCGACGCTGAAGCTTCTCGATGAGGAACTCACCGAGATTGTAAAATCCATCGCTACACTGACCGAAGCCATCAAAGTGGAGGACAGCAAGAAGCATGAGGCTGAACTGCGGGAGGCGCGTAAAGTTCTCGAACGCCAACGTCGCGAGATTTGGCACAAACAACAGGCGCTGGAAGTGGAGGAGTTCAAGAGGCTCATCGCCGAGGAGTATGACCTCCCTCAAACACACCCCAAATTCGCCAAAGCGTACAGCATCGCATATCAGCACGGGTCCGGCTGCGGTTGGTCTGATGTGGAGAGTCTATTCGGTGAGCTTGTCGAGCTTGTGAAAGGATAACATGAACATCGTAGAGAGTGCAGTTACCGCCCTCATCATCATGATATTTGTTACGTTCCTTCTCATGTGGGTGAGGGTTCTCCAAGCCGGTTTGCGCCTTCGCAAGAAGCGGCTGGAAGACGCCGTAGCCGCTCGAAAATCTGAGGCCCAGCGGAGACTGGCTGAGACGAATTTCCGCATTCAGGACTCGTGGTTGATTGCGTCTCCGGTGGAAGTGCCAGAATTTCCAAAGGAGGAACACAGTGATTATCGTCAAACAAAGGAAACCACAAGCACCTGAGAAAATATACACACTTCAGTGCAAGTGTGGAACCATAGTGTCCTTTAAGTACAGCGAGGGCACATCCCACCGGGACACCGAAGGTGCTGAGTTCCTCACATTACCCTGCCCGGTCTGTCATGAGGTCAACCGAATCAATGTTGATCGAGGCACTAACAGGATCGTTATACCCGAGATGAGAATATGGCCGAAGCAAGAGTAGTTCTCGAAGGACGCGATTTGAGGCAACTCCTCACGGGTGGGGTTGTCGTGAAGCTGGAGGGCAGCACAAAGGTTCGTATTACCCTTGCCGACATTGGCTACATGCAAATTGGTAGCATCGTTGCCAACGCACTAGGACTGGAACTGAAAGCGAAGGAGCGTCTTGATGAGATTAGTCTCCGATGAAGTAAGAGACCTGCGGCAACTGATTGAGAACTGCCTGACCGTTCTGCGTACGCTACGTGATGACCCAGCTATCACCAGTGGTAAAGTCAAACTCAACCCTGACGTTGTTAGTTTCGTCAACTCCGCCGAGAAAGCGTACAAGCTGATTCGATGAGCGACAAGCTGGTGATTTTGTACCAAAAAATGGCCGACTTGACCGCCCCGGAGTGTGCCGGTGTGGGCGAAGGTTCCTGTCGTGTGCCTCACTCCTGCTGCGATCAGATGTCCTGTGACATCACTAAAAGCATTGCGAAGGACGTATGGGGTGTCACTGACCTTCCAGAGTACCCTCCAACGAATCACCGAGGGGCCTACTACCTCGATGGCGACAAAGGCTGCACGGTCGCGCCACACCTTCGTCCGCATTGTGCTATGCACACATGCGCCGTGAACGGGCTTGGCTTCAAGCACGCTAATGGCGTCATCGACAAGAAGTGGACTCGTGACTACTTCAAGCTTCGGGGCAAGATTGAACGACTTGAGGCTGAGGTTCATCCGATTGGGCAATTGCTCTTGCTCGAAAAGAGGCTTAACGTGTTTGAGGACGAAAAATAATTACTAAAATCTACAGCCAAACTCCAGCGAGTTCAGGTACTATAACGTAATGGCATCGACTATTGTACGAATTGATAACCAAGTTTTGGTTCGCGACAAGGGTGAGGGTGAAATACTCCCGGTGGGAGCCCAAATTGGAAATTGGTTTGTCAAGGGGGATATTGAGTACACCTACGAAATCCCCACACAAACCCGACTTTGTTTTTGTGGAAGGTGTAAGGGGCTTAACTGGCATCATCCTCCGGGTTCAACTTTGATTGAATGCGGTAGCGGATTCAATCCGGCGTTAGCTCCTGACTTAATACAGGATGGCAAAGCCCGATATGAAATGGGGGCACGAACGGAGGAGGATTGCCTTCGTTTGTGGGATGAGAAAAAAGTAATCGCTGGAGCACTGCGTAACCCGAGTATTGAACACCCCGAGTGGGGCAACCGCTTCAACAGGTACAACAAATGGGGGCAGTATCTTGGAATTCCCGACTACATCACAACCGATGAGTTGTTGAATCTCCTCCATTCAAACTACATCGAAGAGCGGCTGGCGTGGACTCGGGAAGCTACGCACGCAGCAACAGTTGAAATACGTTCAGCTTTTCAAAATCTTTTGCTGGCTGTCATTGGCGACTACGGTGGTTGCTTGGATGCATGTGCGAAGAAACTGAACTTGTCGGTCGAAACTCTCATCCAACGTTTGTGCGACTGCAAGAACGACGATGAGCGGCGGCAACTACTAGAAACCCCTAAGGAGCCTGAGACCCCTAAGGTTAGCCCCCCCGATACATGCCCGAAACCTGAAGACATCCCCACGTCTATCAAAAAACTTGACAAATTGATGCGGACGTACCCCAGTGGATACTATGGCACGGCTGCAAATATACCTGAGATGTTAATACAACAGATGAACCAGTTACTGTGGATGCATTTAGAATTCCACGGTCTCGAACGCTTACAACAGTGCCTTGCTGAGTGCATGACTGATACTCGTAAGCAATTTACAACCCTCTTTGAACAGGTGAAACGTTACCGAACCGAGAATCGCAACTGGATGCAAGCGTATTGCGTTTATTGGTTCGCTCACAGCGGACATCTTCTTGGGTTCAATCTAAGCGAGGCCGGAGCCGGAAAAACCAGCACCGTATATGCAATTGCGAAGGAGTTGGAACTAGAGAATGTTCTTATCCTCGGTACAAAATCTACGATTGATAACGATAACGATAACGACAGTCAATGGAAGCTGATGGCAAAGAGGGAGAACGAGCACAGGCAAAACATCTTCAACTGCCGTGACGTATTCGACCTCAAGAAGTTGGAATCAAAGCGGCGTAATTATGTGCTAGTAACTGAGTACACGGTGCAGAACAACCCCGACCTAATTGACCAGCTTTCCAAGATTCGCTGGGATATGATTGTCACTGATGAGCCCCAAGTATTCTCCGGCTCTAATGATGATATAGACAGTACCAAACGGCTGAATCATTACTGTCGTCTTATTAGTGCAGCAATACAACTTAACCCTCGGTGCTTGAGGTACCTCATGTCAGCCACCCCCATTCGGTGTGAGGCCGAAGAGCTTATTCGAGTATTGGAGATAGTCTCAGGTGATGAACTTAAGAACGCAACTGGCGAGGGTGTATCCGGCCTTTTGAAGCTCCGCTTGTTTCTGTTCCGCAATGGATTTCGCTTCTACATCAATCCTAACCTTCTACCCATTGTGAAGCCGATAACTCTTGGTGTATACGAAGAGGTTGAACTCTTCGAAGACCCAGTTGTGAACTGCGTCATTATGGCTCAGTATCAATCGAACATCCTTTCCGAGGGTCGCACGATACTGGACATGGAGGTTGAAATGCTGCCGAGGCAGTGTGAGATTATCGAATCCAATCCAGTGCTTAAAAAAGCGTTTGTAGAAGCTTCATGCCCCATTCTTTATACACAGTTCACCGACACAAAAAGCAATCGAATTGTCTTTGTGCTGAAAGAATGGGCTGAGAAAATGAGACCGGGGTACCCAGTGTACATCTACACTGGGATGCACAAGCAAGACAAGCTGCTCAAAATCATTAAGAGGCATAAAGGTAAATGTACCCTCATTGCCAGTGCCCCCCTATCGGTTGGTCTGGACGGTCTTCAGAATCTTTCTGACACCATGTTTATCATGGGCTCTCCGTGGCATTACGCTAACTTCGAGCAACTTCATCGCCGTATACGCCGCATTGGCTCACCCTTCTTGAATTCTGGTGTGGCGTGCATCGTAATGCTGGCGAAGGATGCTGAGTATCACGAAAATCGTTGGTCACGGCTGTGTCAGCGGCGGCGAAGCAGCTTGGTTGTTTTAGATGGAACCATTGTCCCTATTAACCCAAAACGTATCGAACAGGAGTACCTCAGGAACAAGGATAACATCTTGCGGTTATCTGGAGTGGAAGTGACCCCCGCTGCCACCGTTGTGGATATTACCACGCCACTCAAGCCTCGGAAGTACACCCCACCTAGAACAGTAATGATGGATGTTCATCGGCTGTATGCGAACTCTCACTCAGCCACACTGCCACCCAAACGGCAAGGTGACCTGCTTATCGCTACCACGGGTAGAACATATAATCTAGCTGAGTATCATGCTGCCAATGAACTCACCAGCAAAGCGTACAAGCTTGTGTATGATACCTTTGTAGTGAAGAGCACCAACCTACGTATTCTAAGCTTGGGCTGCGGTACAACTGAACCTAAGTATGCACAGGAACTTGGCCTCCAGAATGTAACTTTTGTGGACATGCTCTTGACAGAGGAAGCGTATATTGAGTACCCTCAAATTTTACGACTCGACCGAAATGCAACAAAACTTCCTGATGGTTCGTTCGACCTTATTGTGTCTGTCCTTTCAATATTCCGGTTGGATTACGAACGCAGCATCCGAGAAATGGCACGGCTATTAGCTCCTAAAGGCCGTGCCATCATTATTGAATCCTACCAATCTGAGAAAGCTGGTGGTAAACTTTGGGTACGGGAGAATTTAACCAAAGCATTCAAACTCAACGGTCTGAAATTCAAAGAACCAAAACAGATGCCTAACCGGCATCTCCTGTTTGAAATACGAAAGGGGAGGTAGTAACATGGCAAAGTTAAAACTGGAATTGCAGCGTGGTGGGGTACAGTCTCTTGTGACCCCGAAGGGAACCAAAGTATTGACTGGAGTGCCGCGAGTTGTGGCAACCAAATTTGGTACATACTTTGTGTTTGCGAAGACAAACGAACATGCGGAGAGCCTCATCAAGGTCGAGGGAACCGGACACCGCGTGTTCGAAGAGTATACGGTTGATGGCGTCACTGTGTATCGTCAGACCAAGGACACACCCAACGGCCAACTTAAGAAGGGTGAGTGGCATGTTGACGCGGATACTGTAACCTTGTAGAATTGTCTGAAGCGCCGATGATGGCTCGAACAAGATTATGCACAAGATTCTAAAGAAGGGACTCTATGAATTTCTCAGAAGTAAAAGCACACAGTATCGACGGGGTGTTCTACCTGACGATGAGCACCCACCCCGAACTTGCCAAGAAGGGCCGTCCTTTGGCACTCGTCAAATCTGGAAGTATGACGTTCTCCGACAATCAAGTAGCATTCAAGGGAGAGTCTTATCCCTTGGGGCTCACTCTCGCTGAGAACACCCCTTTAACCATCATTTTCACCAACCACAACAGCCGAGTGTTCAACATCGAACGCGGTGTGCAAACCAAGAAGCTTGAGAACGGTGACCTTTTCTTCCAAGGCGAGAACCGCAACCATGGTAACAAGACCAAGGAAGAAATAGCAGCCAAAGGGACCGGCTACCTCACCCTCAAGAACCGGCTGTTCTACCATCATCGTGGTGTGGAGACCTCCGGTGCAGTTTTACCCAAGTGGGCCGCAGATAAGAAGACCAACTGGCGCTTGGTATGGAATATTCTCGCCTTGTTACTCCAATGGACTTTGCAGAAGAGCGAGGATGTTGGAGACACAACAACAAACTGGACACCACACATCAAAAGTGTTGCCATGCTTCTAACCGACGATAGGGAGGTGTCTGCATACCGTCGCACGACGTTGTCAGCCGAATCCACGGCCATCATCGAGCGCATCCGCAAAGTGATTGTGGACTCCATGAACGCTCACTATGCTACTCGTGGACGCGAGGCTAAGTTACCTCTCCCGAAAAATCTTCGCGACAACGCCAAATACCCAGCCAACTTTTCTGACCTTCGCTACTTCATATACCGCCTCGACAAGTATGAGAAGGAAGAAAAGGTTAAGGTTCTCGTTTGTGGGGTGGCTGAGAGCGACCCGGAGACCCTTCTCGCTAATTATCTGAAAACAGAACTGGGTAAATTGAAACGCCACAAAGAGCCCCTCAAAGCACTCAAGGCGCTTTTCACCAATATAGAGGAAACCAACTGGGCCGATGGCATGGGGGAGGTCTGGATGAATGGTGCAAAGCCATGGAGCGGTAACCTCTTCAATTACATCGGCAAGATGCTGGCTGTCCCCCCCGCAGAAATGGGTGAAATATCCACTCGCTTTCAAGCTGTGTTGAAACAGCGTGAATCGAAGAATAGTCCTTACGACAAAGGCTGGCCGAAACACATCCGCATTGATGAGGACACATGGCAGGTCTCCTACGACGTACGTGGAAAGAAAACCCTCCGGGAAGTGCTGGATAACAAGGTTCCGCATATCCAGTTCACCGCCCCGCTGGATTCAATCAACACTGGAAAAGCATTTCGTCACACCGTAACGGCTGTTGGCGACGACTTTGTGGTCACACCTGAGTTCAAGCCTATGACACCGGGCTCCTGCGCTGCCAAGCGGTCATTGCACGGCGTTTCACTCACCGATGGCAAGGGCACCGACCCCTTCAAGTTGGCCGTCCTAGTTCACCGTGATGATGTTGACCTGAACGCTAAGGTGAAAAAGGTCATTGTGTCCTTCAAGACAGAGAAGCGCAAAGTGGTTAAATACGCCGACCAAAATGGTCGAAACTCTGGTCTTGCGGCACCAGCGACCAAGCAGGTGCCCCAGTGCTACCTCAACTTCTGCCTTGCAGAAGTCAAGACTAACGAGAAGTACGATACGCGGGGCACCGGGTCGGCAAAGCTCACCCTCGGATGGAAGCTGGCGAAAGACGACCAGTTGAAAATCGTTACCGAGTCTCTTCCGACCGGGCAGACAAACGACTACTACTTGCCTCTCGGCGAAGAGTGGAAGACCGAAGGACTCTTCGCTGAAGGATGTGACAGCACGAAGAAGGGCAACGTTTGGTCGCGCAAGTCGGGGTATACACTGGCATTCCGCACGTTATACGGATGGCCGGGTGAGGAAGCCATTAAAAATGCCCAGAAGGCAGAACTTCAGGCACACTTCCGCACAAATACTTTGACGTACAATTGGCTTAAGACTACCCTCTTGTCACTACCGGAGCAGCTTGACCTTCTGCTCAACGCGGCCAAGGATGAGGGGTACAAGCTTATGACTGAGGAGCAGCGGAACATTGTTGACGCGGCAGGTTGGCGTATGGTTCGCCAGTCTGGCATGGTTCGTTACATCAACGAACTCCGCATTGGTGCCGGGACGCTAACTACAACCTACAACACTAACCCAAGTCGTCAGAGCGAGAAGTCCAAACCGCTCGGCTCTAACCCCGAACTCCTTCGTCTCTGGCTTCGCTGGCTTGAGTTCAACGACCGCCTTCGCACTGTAGAGCGTATGGTGCGTGAGAACCTGTTGGGACGCCGTAAAGCTTACTACTATGTTCTCGCACACCGCATCTGCGACCATGCGTCAACCATCTCTTACAAGAAATTGAACCTCAAGGACGCTTCAGAGAAAGAGACCCGCGCCAAGAAGAAGGACAAGGGCGACAAAATGGCTTCCGATGCTTCGCAGAAGTACCGCTCGTGGGCATCACTGGCCGAATTTACAACCATCCTCAAGCACGTCGCATTCAAGCGTGGCGTGACGGTCGAGGAGGTTGTTGAAGCCCTTGTTGACAAAGCTCTGGCCGCGTCAGCTTAAAAACGAGAAACGCGAGAGGATAATCAATACTCTTCTCGCGTTTTCCTGAGGTTCTAGTTAAGGCAATTGGTGTATAATCTATGGGTTGGGGCTATCCTCCTGTAGACTTACTGGATTTGAAGGCTGAATCCAACATAGCCGCCGATGCGTATATAGGTTCCTAACCTGTAGACTTACTGGATTTGAAGGCTGAATCCAACGGGAGAGCCCGAGGATAAAATCAATGGAGACCTGTAGACTTACTGGATTTGAAGGCTGAATCCAACAGAGATGATTGTTAATGAAAAGACATCAACCCTGTAGACTTACTGGATTTGAAGGCTGAATCCAACGTAACTTGGGTTGTGCCATAGGTGGCAACACCTGTAGACTTACTGGATTTGAAGGCTGAATCCAACCCAGCATACTGAGGGCCGTCATTGGTTCTCCCTGTAGACTTACTGGATTTGAAGGCTGAATCCAACTAGATCAGGTATTCGGAGTCTGAGTAAAGCCCTGTAGACTTACTGGATTTGAAGGCTGAATCCAACAGTCAGCTTTGGCACACCTGTAGATTTACTGGATTTGGAGGCTGAATCCAACGGAGGGATGTACCGTTGAACGTCGAAACCTGTATACTGGATTTGGAGGCTGAATCCAACATATTGCTGCACCGCTTACTGGATTTGAAGGCTGAATCCAACGAAGCTTGCCTTGGTACTGTCCCTGTAGACTTTACTGGATTTGAAGGCTAAATCCACCTACGGAACGCAGCCGTGATGTCTTTGGGTTGCCCGTATACCCACTGGATTTGAAGGCTGAATCCAACCCTGATGGCACTCACGTGTGGATGGCGGAACCTGTAGACTTACTGGATTTGAAGGCTGAATCCAACTTCGCTACGCTCACGGGAATTATGCTCTGCAAATGGGTTTGTGGAACGAGCCCATCAAGAAGGGACTAAAAAAATCCCAAAAAACTATCCAAAACCTCGGAGTCTCCGATATACTACATGTATGAAGGAACTCCACATTACCTCATCGAAGATTGTGGTCTCGGCCAACAACCTGTGTAAGTCTGGGTACTCCGTCAGCCACAACGTGAAGGGTATCCTCCCCGGATGTCGTAAAGTTGCCATCCTTTTTGTTTCAACCAGCACAGGCTGTGTCTGGGTCAAAAATCTGTACAGCCACAACGGTGAGGCACACATCCATCCCGACCACTGGGCACAGCTTATCAAGGCCACGCCGGTCGTCTCCTCCACACTCAGGAACTTTGAGGTTACCCTGACCCCTGCGATTATCGCGGATGCTTACAACTACGTTACGAGCATCACTGTTGAACCGGCCATCAGGAGCCAAGAGAAGTCCCCCAACTACATACCGAAGCTCGACCCTATGGTGGTCGTAGGAGATTCCAATGGCAAGTAAGCGTCAAACAAAAAAGAAAGAGCCTGTGACCTACGAGGATTTTCTCGCTCACGAGTGGGAACAGTGGGGGTCGTCCCGCGCTCATGAACGTGTAAACATCCCTGAGCCGTCGTAAACCGTATGATGCCGGTCGAATGCCGCGTCTTTGTTGGTGGACTGAGGCCAACCCTCTCGCACTCGAAAGCGACACAGCGTTCTCCCGGCCACGCCTCAACACCAACTACATCCAGACTTCGTTGGATAGCCTGATTCACATGGTGTACCACCGGGGTCTCATCGACAGCCCCGACTATCAGCGGGGCTATGTCTGGACTCTGGAAGACAAGCAGAAACTTATTCGGAGCATTTTCAACCGGGCTGACATTGGCAAGTTCGTTTTCCTTGAGGATGAGAACTACCGTGAGTATCGGCTGGAAGTCATCGACGGCAAGCAACGGCTTCGGGCTATCACGGAATTTTACGAGGGTCGCTTCGAGTTTGAAGGTAAGACGTGGTATCAGCTTTCACGGCGGGACAAATATGCGTTCTGCGACATCATGATTCAAGCGGCTACGCTACAACGTGGTAAAGTCAAGCGGTCGGATGTTCTCTGGCTGTTTCTCCAGTTGAACGCTGGCGGCGTCCCTCAGACCGAGGAGCACATCGCCTACGCTCGTAAGCTGTACGAGGCTGAAATTGCGAACGAGAAGGACATGGAAATAATTTCCTGAAATAGTATCCAAAACGTTGGTGTCTCCGATATACTAATCATGTGGAGGAAACACCATGAACGAGTTGAAAGCCCGGAAAGTCGCAAACGAGAGGTTAGCTGCAATGCCGACCTACCACCCGTTCATCCCCATTGAAGACATCGACAGCATCCTGACCGCCGCAGGTTTCAACGGAATGGAACCCGCCATCTTCTGCGGTCGCGAAGGTCGCAGCAATGAGCCGGTTGGTGAGAAGACTTGGCTGAGCATGACTTGGTACAAGATGCCCTCCGGTAACTACGAAATCGTCGCTTACGTTAGCTAGGAAAGGACACAGGATTATGGGTCGGTTCTATGAAACACACGAAGACCGTCTTGAGGCTGAACTGAAGTATGAAATCTCTGTCCGTGACCTAGTTCCGGCGGGGCACTGGTGGTTCGCAGGATGGACAAACTGGTTCGACGCCCCACCTCCGGCCAATGTCGAGGTCGAGTACATGTATACCGATGGACGCCGGTTTGGTATCAAAGTGTTTGAAGACCCGGCGAACACATGGTACTCCCCAGTTGCCTCTTGGTGGTGGCGTATCCCGCCTATCGGCCTGTACTACAACCCTGACAACATGCCGCTGAAAACCTTCGTGCTGGTACGTGCCGACCTCGGACCACACTTCGCTACCGAGATGTGGGAACAGGCTCGCCGTCGCATGGAATGGGCACCGACTCCACTGCCCTACAACTCCGCTCTGGCTCGTATTCAACGTGGAGAACTGGTGCCGTTGCAATGAGGTTGCTTAACACCTTTAAGTTGAGACAAGATGATTCGGAACATGGTTAACTTCCCTTTCCCTCAAGTCTGTGTCCACAATGTGGCCGGGAGTTTACTATCCATGCTGGAAGAGTACGGGGGCACCGATAATCTACCTCCTGAGGAACTGAAAGCGTTAGCCAGAGCCATCGTTAGGGCTGAGGACGATGAGTCGTATCGAATACTCACAGCCATCATTGGAGAATAACATGCCAAATTCCTTTAGTCAGCGTCTCGAACTCGCCAAGAACATTCCAGCCAAGGTGCAGGAATTTCTGCACTCTTTGAACCGTCGCGAAGCCAGTGAACTATGGGATTGGCTGGACGCTGCCGGTACCGATGGTGGCCGTCTTCTCCAACATTTTGTCGAAAGGAAAATTATCTGATGCTGACATCGCACATGCAGATGTACGGTATGCGGCAATGAGGAGCTTTGTAAGCAGGAGTCTTGCGAAAGCCGCCCGGTCGCTTGGTTTTCATGGGCCGACAAGGCCCGGTGTAAGGCCCATGAAATACAAACTGAACCACCCGTCTGGCTGGATGTCTGGGAATTGCCAGAGAAACATCCACACTTCATGCACTAGCTTGGCATGTGAATGTGACTGCCATGGAAAAATTATTCCGAAAAAAGTAGCCAAAAAACCTACGAGTTCGGTATACTAAGGTCATGGCAAAGATAACGGTACGTCCGGTAGGAGTTCGCAACGCAGATGTCGCCCACTGTGCAATCTGTGGTAGCAAGCGGTCAGCCGGATTTGGTACTTGCATCAACTTCTGCCACTGGCTGTTGCCGGGGTGGATGGGCTGGAACGCCGTCCTCAAAGAAGTCGCCGTGAAGGACAATCGCGCTTTACCATTGGCCGCGATGCACAAGTGGGATGCTGAGAAGAGGCGCATTAAGGCTCCTTCCTTCCCGAAGCTGGTTGCCGCTGCTCGTTCGTTGGGCTGGGACGGTGACACCAACGCACCATCACAGCCGGTGTTTGTGGAGGCCGCATGAGATTCTTCATAATTCTCGCTATCAGCACCCTTGCCAGCGATGGGTACATATTAACGGCCAAAGGGTTTTCACCTCTGGTTTGCTTTTTCTGGAGCATCCTCAGAGACAGGAAGGCGAGATGAAAACGACCGCAGAAATTATCGGCTGGCTCAAGCTCAAGACCCGACTTGGTCGGCTCGTTCATGCCGTCTGCGAGAAGGAGTCCTCCGAGTCATGGAACCCGAACCCTGAGTGGGAACCTACTGACATCTCGCTGGGCGACATCGTAAGCGATTTGGAGACCCTCCAAAAGCGTGAAAGCCCTGACTACGAGGCCAAGCGGTTGCTGGCGATGTCCGATGAGGAATTCAATGAACACCTTCGGTTCACCTTTCGCGTCGTGATGGCACGACACTCGTCATTCCCGGCTGTCCGTGCGCTCATGGAAATGACTCGGTTGGAAGTTATGGCCGAGGTGAACGAGGCGTTTAACATTATGAAGGAAAGGTAATGACCTTGCGAATGGTATTGTCCATCATTCTTGCCGTCACTTTTGGGCTCCCGGCAGAAATCGGTTTCATCCGCTGGCCCGTTACCACGCTCATCGCTGTGTTGGTGGTAACGACGACCTTGTATGTGCTGGGTCGTAAGCTTCAGATACGAGAACTGGGTTTGCATCTCACCGACACCTACACGGCGTATGCATTTCAGGCCGGTCGTCTCGGAATGCGTATCTGCCATCTGTGGGGTGGCAACTGGAACAAATGGGGACACAACCTCAAGTACCGTGTCACGTTTCAGTGGTTCCCAGCGTATACCGCAGACGTTGCGGCTGAAGGAGAGGTCGAGGATGGAAACTCTTTTTGAAGTTCACTTTACTTCTGGTCTAATCGCAAAGGTTAATGCCGAGAAGACCACACCCAAGATGGTGTTTGTCGAACGTGGATTCAAGTGTATCCGCCGTGAACCATGGGTCAACGCCTACTCCGGCTTCTACCGCACCTTCCACGAGGCTCAGAAGGCCGGGAAGGATAGGTTTCAAACAGAGATTGATTCCTTGCTGGAGCGGTTGGCAAAGAAGATTATCCAGCACACCGCTATCACCAACCTCGAAGAGGATTACGTTTACGACGCACCCGTGTTTCATAAACTGGACACTCGTGGCATCGAGATTTAGCCATGAAGACCAAGACCCTAAAGAAGACCGTCGTGACTATCGAACTCACCTGTCCTCACTGTGAGGAAACCATTGTGGCTCCGGGTGGCTCTTTGTTTTGGATGGTAGCTGAGTTACCTTTGACCGGAACACTTTTAACCTGCTTCGACTGTGGCAAGCAGTCGAAGACACCGAGGGCATGAATATGGATTTGGGACCGCTGAAATTCGTGGACAAGAACAAACCTGTAGACCTGTACGTTTTCATCGACGCATGGTCTCTTTCCGAAAAGGCACAACACGCTTACAACGAAGGCGAAGCCGAACGCGCTGGAAGACAGGCCGAGAAGGCCGCTACCACCATCTTCAGGGCGTACCCGGAACTCCGTGAAGCTCCTACCTACGAGGAGTTGATGACCGTTCTTGAGTCGGCTGAGCACAGCAAGAAAGAAGTGGTCAACACCTCCCTTCAGTTGGCCTACGTTATGCTTATTGCGACCGGGGCGTACAAAGCTGACATCCAATCTGCTCGACTCATCTTGAATGCCATTCATACCTTCAACCCCACGTTTTCGTATGGGTCGGAGCTTCTGGTTGTAAAGCCGGAGCCGGAGGCCGTTGATGCCACTGTCTAACCTTATCAAGCCCAACTGGTTTGTAAACCTCTATGAGAAGCCCGGACAGACAGAGTATGAAATTGGACCCATCGGGTTCCCGGATGGCGTCGTCAAGGTTTTGCGTCAATTCGTCTTGAATATCCTTGTGGAGCAGCCGCAAGGCACCGACCTTCCCGGCCTGAGCGATGAGGATAAGCGGCAGATTGCCGAACTGGTCGTCCTCGCTCCGAAGATGTTTGAAACTCTGCTGGAGATTGACCAGCGGGGCATGACAAGTGACCTCGGCTATCGCATTGATGCGTTCCGCCGTCAAATTGGTGATGAATGAACCCACTGGAAGCTCTCAACTTCCCTGTGGTCTGCACCTACCCCGGCTGTGAGTCGGGGTTGCTCCACAATGCCATTGAAGTTGACGAGCACATCAGCGAGGAGCATCTGCTTGAGGCTGTCTGGACTTTCGCTCATGAACACATGGAAGGAAACGCATGAATCAAGTTACGTTAAATCGTCAAGACCTGATTGCCAAACTCGAATGGATACTATGGGAGAATGACCACCCCACAGTCGAGAAGCCTGACCTTGTGAGTGTAATCGCTGTCTCCCTGCCAACCGACAAGTACACCGATGAGGAATTGGTTAAGCTCGTGGAATTTGCCGAGGAGCGCAACGCCATATACGACCGAATGTTTCGGTATCGTCGTGGTTGCAACATGATTGTCATCGACAAGCAGGGCGAGGATAGGTGGCTCCGCAAGCGTATGAGTTGGGAATATGGCCCAATGTTCTCGCCTTCATTGGATGAAGCCCTCGCAATATTCAGGAGAGGGATATGATTTTCACTCCCGTGGAAAAGCAAATCATCATCGACGCTCTTAATGAGCAGATTGAATCCGACCGTAAGATTGCAAAAAAGAACCCCGGCACGGCTGGGTACGCCGCTCGAAATATTGAGCGTCGTGAGGAACTCATCAAGAAAGTGGAGAGTCTCTGATGCCTAAAAAAGGGGACGAAGTTAAGGGCACGAAGAAAATGCCTCGGGTGCCTAAGAAGAAGGTTGTAACACCAGCCTCCATCGATGCAGAAATTGCTAAGCTTCAAGTGCAATGGGGTGAAGTCCGTGCTGCGTTGGCCCCGCTAGAAGAGAAGGCTTCCCGGCTGTACAACCGGGTAGCAAAGCTGACCGAACAGAGAGATAAACTGATACTTTCCAAGGGAAAGGGAATTGACTGGGCGTGGCTGCTTAATACCTACCCCGAGTCCACCGCCAAGCACAATTTCCGTCGTGAGCAGTTCCGCAAGCTGGGTTTGATGGACCCATTCGGGCATTGGATGGACACCAAGCAAACTGCTGTGAAAATCGGTCTTGATAAACAGAACTCGAAGACATTCCATTGGCGCAACGATAAGCAGCTTAAGGCAGTCCAGAAGCTCCTGCCTTTCATCAAAGTTGGAGATAAAGGCTGCAAGAGGATTGACATCTTCGAGCACACCTTGTCGGCGAGCGGCAGCTACTGGCTGGAGTTCTACGAGGCTCCGCGTGATGTCAAGAGTAACCCCAAGGGGTATGAGTATTGCATCCAACTTGGACAGAGCTTCGGAAAGCCGGTGCGGTTTAACACCATCGAGGAAGCGTTCGAGTACGTGAGAAAGCACCACTGGTATGAGTCGAGCGACCCGGATGATTACGAACACGACCACGATTGTGATTGTTCACACTGCGAGGACTAATTCATGGAACAGAAAGGATAACGTGGAAAACATCGCAATGGGGAGAGCACCGGAATATGGAAGACTTGGTTGTCCTTGCCCTCGGCCTGAAGTTGGGTGACTACCTACTACCCCGCGAGGTATGGTCGTCGTTTCCGGGTAGGATGCCCTATGTTGTATTCGATGTCTCTCAGGAGTCCTGATGAATGACGGTTGGGTTAGTGTGTATCAAGAAGTCCCTGCTGCCGGTCAAACGGTTGAGATTTGCGTTGGCAATAGCCCTACTGCCATCGAAGGAGGAATTCAGGGAGTGTGCAAAGTGAAGGTCTCTCCCCCTCTCGGGGAGGATTGGATATTCACAGGGCGAAGCGGTGAAAAACAGTACATTCTGTATTGGCGAAGAGTGCAGTAAAAGAGGAGAAAACGAATGTCAATGTCAACACACATCGTAGGCTTTCGTCCACCGGACGAAAAATGGCATCAAATGAAAGCTATTTATGATGCTTGCACCAAAGCGGAAGTGAAAATACCTGATGAGGTCGATGAATTCTTCAACTTCGAACCACCTGACCATCAAGGCGTGAAAGTGGATTTAGAAGTGGACGAGGTAGATGAGCCTCAGTTCACAATCAACGGCGGAGGTTTCAAGGTACCTGCCCCGCCATCAAACAAGCCCAAGAAAAAGAAGCTTGGTGCTGTGACACCGTGGCGTGATGACATGCAGGAGGGCTTCGAGGTCGATGTGACCAAACTGCCCAAAAATATCACTGTCATTCGCTTCTACAACTCGTGGTGAGGTCATGACCAAGAAAAAGAAAGGCACGTTCTCAAAAGTCACGCAGGTCAAAAAAATGTCCCGTGAGGCCATCGGAGTCGTGCCTTCCACCAAAGTGGTGCCTCAGGGAGTTGACCGGGCGACCAAGGGTATTGTAAAACATCCAAAGAGAGCGTTGGAGAAAGAGTTGGAATCATGAAAAAGACGGTGAAGAAATCGGCTGTGACACCACCACCAAGACCACAGCCGAAACCTGTTGACCTGCTTCACATCAAACCGAACCCACACCTGTCGTGCTTGTATCAGGGGTAGTTACCAGCGGTAGATGGTTAGTTGACGAGCATAAACAGTGATGGGAAGTCCTGTGCTTTGAGCCGGGTCGATCTGGAAATTTACCACCAAAGCACCCATTGCCCATTTCAAAGCCTGCTCCTCGAAGGTGGTCGTGTTGATTTCGTTGACCACGCCGTCGAATGCCACCCAGTGATAGGTCACACTCCCCAAATCATCACGAGACGTGTAAATCTGAACGTGATGCCATGTGTTGGCTGTCCAGTTCTTCACGTTGCACGGAAGCTTTGAGGGCACCCACTTCGGTGCCAACGCTCCGCCATTGTTGGAAACGTAGGAATAATCCCACGTGCTAGACCATTTAGAACACTGGAACGCATAGATTACAGTGTTTCCGTTAGTTGTCACCTGATTCATGTCCAGTTCAAGGTTGCCGACCAGTGATGGTGTCGGAACCTGTATCCACACGTCATAGATGAAATTGTGGCTGGAAGTGTCCTTGGCAAAGTTAATGGAGCAACGCTCTCCTCCATAATTTGAGTAGCTAGTGACCTCATACTTCTGCACATCGGTGTACCCACCCTCCGTAACCGGGTAGGTCATGACTGCTGTGGATGAGCCACTGGTGCCTAAGTCGTGCTGACACTTCCATAACGAGTTTCCAGTAAGATTACCCGAAGAGATTGCATAAGACGGGATAAGAGAAACCGGAGGCTTGACCACGATGAGGTTGATGTCGTTAACGCATACGGTACCCTTGCCCCACGCTTTGATACGCAGTGTATGGCTTCCCGCACTTATAGTTGCTTCTTCGTTCAGAGCTTGACCAGCTTTGGCCATCACGGTCGGCAATGAATCGAATGAGTAGCCCATCGACACAACTGGCTTACCATTGCACGAGGTTGCAGTGGCTGCGATGGGGAATGTGGTCTGCACTGTGGCAGCGTTCTGTGGAGTGGATACTGAAACTGCCATTGTAGAAAGAGAGGATAGAAAAAGAGATACAACTGTAAACAACTTTAAGAACCGCATTTTTACTGCTCCTTGGGTCTTTCTATCGTTCACATATGAGTTCCGTATTTAGATGTTATAGTGGTTGTAGCCACAGCTTTATAGGGTGGTTGTAGCCACAGCTTTGAGTGTTGCCTGATTTTAGCGAACCCGTCCGGACAGTGGTGTACCGGCCACATACACAGCGGCACTTCCATTGCTTCTGGCTCCGGTAATGCTCAGCTTCTGACTCGACCGTGAGATGCCCAAAGGTCTGGCCGATGAGTTCTCGTTGAGCCCACCGCTGTTTACCAGCTTCGCTGATGAGACACCCACAGCTACGTATGTTTCCACTTTTGAGGGCAGAGGTTGTGACTCTAGATGTGTTGCCACACTCACACTGACAGTTCCAAAGCTTCTTACCCCTCCGCAAGGGTGCCTTGGATACGACCGTTAGTCGGTTGAATACTTGTCCGGGTGTAAGTTCTTGACTGTCCCAGTATCTCTTGTTACCGGCGTGCCATGCAGCCTTCATTGCATCGGTGAACAGGCCTGTATAACCTTCTCCACCCTTGCAGATGTTGTAGCCAACCTCGGTATCTTTTCGTTCATCAGCGGTTCGCACGCGACACAAACATGTGGCCGAAGTTCGGGTCTTCTATGTCCATACGGAACTGGCCGAGGATGCCGGGATCACTGCGATAAAGGTGACCCATCTTCTGCGCTTTGCGTTTAGAGAAGCCGACGCCGACCGCGCTCACCTTATCAATTAGACTATGCACCCAAGCTGCTGTAGCTGCTTCCTTGCCGTCCTTGGAGTCCATGAGGGCCTTGGATGCCCGTGACATCGCTCGACGCACGTCAGGTCGGTGTAGGCCGAAATGGAGGGCTACCTGTTGAAAGTTTCGGCACCTGACATACTCCATAATGACTTTAGATAGGGGAGCTTTATCCAGTGAATTTTCCAACCCCGCTTTGTCTAAAACCTCATGCAGTAGTTCTTCGGTGGGCTCTCCGCCGACCAGCATAAACGTCCCCAAAGTTCTGACTGCCATCCTGATACGGAAGCTGCATACTGTTTGAGTTGACTTATGTATGATGGCTAGGGTGTTTTGCGTCTTGCTAAGAAGGTAGTAACTGAGCAATAACTCCTGATCCTCTCTTTTTAAGAATCTAAGTGTCTTTAAAAAACGGTCAAAGTTCTCTCCAATGAAACTCAAAATATCATCTTCGGCCAAGTCGGCCTGAGTTTCAAGACTAATAGTTGTAGCCCCTTCTAGCTGTTCGTCCTCGTCCAGAAGCATTGCCCGAATCGAAGTGATGCTTTCAAAATACGGTGTGTTTTCGCTCATTTTCCCATTCTTATTGACAAATTTTAGATTTGTGGTAATCTACGTATAAGGCAGCGTGTGTCTTGAACCGCCTCGTACTGTACCTTAATACTGAGGTAAGAGTACCTTTGAGCAATAAAAAAGCGGCCTTGTGGGCCGCTTTTTTCAGTTGTACCGTAGTGTGGTTTAGCTGTGCTTCAGAGCGAGGATGCTTACACCGATGTTGTAGCGACCCGGATTGACAAACCCCGGCTGGTAACCCCCTGTAGGGAGCAACGCTGGTCCGCCAACCGCAGTGCCTGTATCTACACCGCTGCTCACGTTAGCATGAGTGAAGGCTGCGGTAAAGGTTGAACCAGTGGAACCTGTTACTGTCACAGTCTGGCCGTTCAGAAAGGTGTTCGTGGTAAGACCTGCAAGCAGGACTGTAGCCCCTGTCTGGAGGGTGTTAGTTCCAGTGACTGTCAACACATTTGAAGTGATAGCAATATCAGCAATGGTGACCGTCTGAGAAGCAATGGAGCCACCAGTAAGGAACCCGCTGACGTGGTAGTCATTCGCAGTGCCGTTGATTCGACCGGAGTCAAGAAGGGTGAAACCAGAGGGAACAGAAATGGAACCTGTCTTACGAGCGTGCCCAACAAGGAAAACCAAATCGCCAGTTGCAGTAGTAGTGATGGAGGGGGCTACGGCAGGGTTAGCATTAGACTCTTGACTGTTATGTCCGTCGAGAGGGCTGGTGGAGATGCCAGAGAACTCATACACCTGAGCATTGAGCCCATGATTAAAGGTCGGTCTTCCTGTAACATCAGCAACAGTGACGTTGAAATACTGATTACCGCCAGCGACGTTTGCCGCATAGTAAAGATAGGTAGTCGAGTAGTAACCAAGGTCGCCGTCAAAATTGATGAGGCTGTCAATGATCGAGAATGTGTTGCCAAGGTTATCCTTAACAACTGGAGGGGCGGTTACAAGAGTTGAACCGTCGATACGATCTGCCCCAGCAGCCATCTGAGTAACGCTGAAAGGATCGGTAACTTTAGCAGCCTCAATTGCGATGACGAGGCAGTTACCTGCCGTTGCCGTGGTAGGTAATGCCACCTGAAGTGCATTGGTAGCATAGACAACCGAGTTTTTGCCTTTTTGAACCAGTGTTGGAATTGCCATAGTAGTCTCCTTACAGTGCCCAAACGGCACAGTCTCTATTTAGGTTTATGAAAGTTCAAATAGTGTATGGCCGATTGTAAATTATTGATGCTTTCCTGCCTTAAGGCTACACTTGCCAAAATTATTAGGTGGCGACCCATGTTATTGATTCGCCGTCTGACCCGCCACCCTTAATACCTAAGCCGAACACGAGTCCGACTACATCAGTTGACCGGCGAAACTTATGCACTCTGCCCGAACAGATAAGCCTTGGTGACCATGGTGTTAGCTGTACTGTCCTTGCAGACACGAATGAAATTCCAGATAAGGCCAGAGGGATTGATGATAGCCCCGGCAGAAGTTACAAGCACCTGAGTTTGAGTTAGGGCTGATGGTGCTGAATAGCTCCCCGCAGCCAAGTTGCTAGTAAGGTTGATTCCCGACGCTGCTTGTGCCGATGTATTTGACCCCGGCAACGCTTTCCCGGCTGTGCTCAAACCCCAGTTTGTAAGAATGAAGCTTTGACCAAAGCCTCGCGGGGCGACGATCACATTGTCTTCCAGATTTTGTAAGGTCTCTGTACCCGAAGCTGTGCTGATGTAGGTGTTCCATCCAACCGATACCTTATTGGTGTCCTGAGCCGGTGGGGCAACTACCAAGAGGTTGCCAGCGGTAACGAGCAGACTTGTCTCTGTGCTGGCGGTGGTCTCGCCAGTCGTAGTCACAGTCGTCCCGCCCGTGGGATTAAGACTGTTAGGTGTTACAAAAGTGTTCTTCACATAATAAGTGGTGTTAGTCGGCACACCTACAATGTGACTGTCTGTTGTCGGGGTGTACTGAGAAAGCACAGGAGCCGCAGGAGCCGAGATAGTGGCACCGTCAGTCAATACGTTGGGGTCGTTTGAAACTTCCACCCATACGTTTCCTTCCAGCCCGGTGACTTCCAGACTGAAGTTAATCCAGTTTTGAATATTTCTCCAGCTTCCGTTCAGTGCGGCTTGTGAGGAGAAAATTTGATTATTGGCCGTTAACATAGAAATAAACCTCTACTGAGGTATGAATAGTTGAAAAACTGAGTTTGCAATTTGGGGTTATTACAGAGAATTTCAACTATCACTCCTCTAGATAGAGGTATACGAGAAATGAAACTTCGTGCTGGTACATCATTCGGACTGGGTGGCTCAAAGACTACCGATTCAGTTTTCTCCAAAAATCACTTTTCAGAAGCTAAACTGTCTCCCGAGGTTCGTCAGAAGATAGCCAGTCTTGGGCTCATTCGAGTCGCAGGAAACCAGTTCGTCTGCGAGAGCACAAAGGATTTCTGGGCCGTTAAAGGAAATAAAGTGGTACGCCTCGTAGTTGACGAGGTGGATAATGGGGAATCTTTGCAGGCCGCTCCCTCTAGTAATCCAGCTTCATTTCTAGCTGACATACTCGGAGACCTTTCGTTCGATTAACATGCTTATCCGGCGAGAGCAGTCTAGCATCTGTGAACCCCACCGCGAGTTGATTGAAGACTTGGTATCAAAAAAGGTTAGAGTGGCAAAAATTTACAGGGCGCTCGTATCTAATGGATTTCCCGGAGAAGCCTCATCTGTATACCGCTTTATTAAGAAGGAGAAAGCAGCTTCGGCTGCGGCATAACTATGGCTGATACACCCAAGTACGCAAATATTTTGGACGAGTTTCTTGATTCACGTGAGCCTGATTGGAAAGACCTCGGGCTTAAAGATGCCAAATCTTCTGGAGACGAGTGGCTCGACCGCACACACGGTGAGGACGATGGCCTTCTCGATGAACTGGCCGGTGCTTCCAAGCACACGAACGTCCCTCCGACATCGAAAGGGGCCACTTTAACTAATCGTCTCATCGACAAAGAGAATGCTGCCCCTCGCCTCGGTTCCGGTCGTGCCACGTCTACACGTAATGCTTCGCACGCTGAGGACTATAAGAGTGCCATTGGTGACGACAACTCACTTCTTGATGAGGTCACTGAGTCCCTTGAAGCTGCGGAGAAGAGTGGCAAGGTAGAAAAGAAACACCGCTCTGATGGTGAGATTAAGAATTACGTCAAGCAGCTTCTCAATCAGGGTGTGACCCCGGCTAAGGTTGCTGCCCAGTTAAATAAATTGGCAGAAATTGAGCTATTCAATAAGTCGATGGCGACCCGCTATCTTCAGGACAACGCCGGTCTGGTTGGTATGGCTTACCTTGAACCCAATACATTTCTCGATAAGTCGAACCCGAGCTACGAACGTACAGCGTCTAAGGAATGGCAACGGGGTGCGCTTGATCCTGTTTCAAAGGAAGCCGCTGCGGGGGCACAAAATTTAATGTACCAAATTCAGTTCACTAATGGAAATAGCTCTTCAGGTAGTTGTTCTTCTAAAGAAGAGTGCCTTGCACTCATCAACCAAACTATTCGGGCTAATCCCGGTAACTTTGGTCGTCCTTCTGTACAAGAGGCGTGGTATCTTGGGGTGCGTGAACCACAAATGGGAAGCTTCCCTGACGCACAAAAGATTTACCCCCCCTCTGGGCAAGACAAGAAAGCCTCGCCCACACCCCATGAGAATGGTGTCAATGAACTAGTCAAGCGCATTCAACAGAAGGTCAAGGAACTTAAGGCTGACGGAGTTGTTGGGATGTCGCGGGATAATTTGAGGCAAGTAACCAATATCCGAGGGTTGAATTTTGCAAATCCAAACCACTTCTACCGTTCCTTTGATGAAGCCATCGACAAGGCGGGTGTGCGGTCATTCGTAATTCCCAAGTCAGCCGCACCTCAAGAAGGCCATGTCGCGGCTCAAAGCAGTGAAGAGGCCAACCGTCTTATGGAACAACAGCGTCTCGGAGATGATTACAGCGATGACATAACAGGCAGAGCCGAAGATGATCCACGGGATGAGTATACCCCCGATACACAGGAGAACTGGGGCAAGGATAAGCGTGGTTCTCAGGATTGTGTACGTCAAGCTAAAGCGTGGAAGTCCGCAGGTATCAAGGTTCGCGCAAAGTCAGTCAAGCAAATCTCCGCGTGCGAAGGCTGTTCATACTTCAAAAAGAATGGCGGCACCAAGTCCTGCGGACTCTACGGTCTGCCTGTTGTTGGTAATACTGCCGAACTATCTGCTGTGGTCAACAAAATGACCGCAGGAGTCCCTGCCGAATCGAAGAGGGCTGCGTTGGTACAGATTGCCAACCGCCTTCCAGAACAGAACATTCCCAAGGCTGCATCTATTGAGGCACCGTTTGTGCGTCAGGCGGCTTTCACTAAGGAACGTCAGTACGGGTTCGTTGAATCCGACCATCTTAGTGGTGAGCGTATTCAAAAGTTCCACGCCGCTGGTCACAGCCTGAAGACCATCTGTGCTGCGGCTGAAAAGAAGTTTGGAGCCCTTGAAACTTCGAAGGCTGTTCGCGAGTTTGTCGCCTCGCTCAGCAAAGAGAAGGGTAAGATTATTGTAGCTAAGGATGATGCTGACTACCTCAATAAAATTGGTATTCACAATGAGGCCATCGTTGGTGCCGTCAAGTGTGCGTCTTGCAAGGTTCACAAGAATGCAGTGAAGGAGTTTGGCTGCAAAAATTGTGAACATGAAATGCGAGAACACAAAAACGGTAAGTGTGTACACTCTCCCAAAAACTGCAAATGCACAAGCTGGGAAAAAGTAGCTTCCACACCAAACGGGGTCACACGTGCTCCTGATACTTTCGTTCAGGAGACACCGGCTCACGTTCGTTCCACACAGAAGCAAGCTGTTGCCAGCTTCGACTCCAGTAAAGTGGCTAAGCTGCACACAGCAGGGCACAGCGTAGAAACAATCTATAAGGCTGCAAGTAGTAAGTACGGTTCAGCACAAGCCAGCAAGGCAATTCGTGACTGGGCACACAACCTGAAGAACACCAACACCAAGATTGCGTTGTCACAGATTGATTGCACAACGTTGAAGAAGATGGGGGTAAAGCTTTCAAGCCAAAATGCCATCATTGGTGCGGAGAAGTGTGGATCATGCAGCTTCCGTAACGGTATGCATTGCGGGATGACTGGCGGAACGTTGCTCAGCTTCCCCGGCATGAACCAAATTACTTCTAACAAGAAAGTTGCCTCGGGTGCCCCGGAAGACGGTCGCTCGATGTTGAATGAATACGACCTGATGGGTAAATCCGCTCAGGCCGACATTGATATAACGGAACCTGAACGGGCTGAAATTCAAATGGGCTCGAAGATGGACGCAGGAGACATTTAATGGCTGGTAAAAACACCAGTGGTATGGAGATAGATGAAAACGGCAACGTAATCGTCTATGAATCCGAACGCGAAAAGGAACGCAAGTTCCGCAGGGAACGTCTGGAACACATCAGGGAGCGTATCACCGATACGAACTACGAACCTGCTGAAGTCAGCCGTTTAATTGCACTTGAAATCATCCGAGTGGCTGAGGATTTGAGTGATTGCATGGGCGACGGGCCTGTGGATAGCACCCGGCTTAAGATATTTGAACAACAGCTTAAGGCGCTTCGCGAACTCGGTAGACAACTAACCGACGCTGATACCTTAAGCAAGAAGGACGTTCTCAATTTCGACGGAGCTAAGTTTCAATTTGTGCTTGGCGTAATCGTTGATAACTTTGTCAAAGCTATGAAAGAAGCAGGGGTTCCTGAAGACATGCGGTCAAGCATCATGAAGCATTACCGCGATGAGATGCAGGTAAGTGAGCCAAAAATTCGTAAAGAAACCATGGCTATCGGTAACAACAAATAGAGAGTGGTAAAAATCTTGAACCACGGAAAAGTAGGAGCATAACATGGCCGCAAGCGGAAACAGTATCGCCTTAAAGTCATTTCAGTCTTTCACAATAAATGAAGGACTCCTCGCAAAAGTAGTAGAAGCGGTCAAAAGTGGGGAGAAGGAAGCCCGTACGTCTGGCAATGTGAAATCCTTTGAGGTTTTCTACAAAGGCTTTCGTCAGAACATCAGCATCGGTCGCATTTACATCGTACCATCAAAGGTATGCGATGTTCGCAACACCTTCCCGGTCGCTCTACTCTTCGGTACAGTGGTCAAGACACTCAACCTCGGGGAAGAGGTAGCCGATCTTATCACCAACAAGATTGGTGACACCGAATTCGATGAGTATTCGCAAGCCGATTACACTACCATCAAGGAAACCTTGTTCACTGGAGATGATGGTAAGGTGACCTCTTTGGTTATCTTCGCCCCTAACTGGTCAAACATCCGTGAGTACGTTGGCTTCAAGTTTGTCAGCGATGACGACAAGCTATCCAATCTGCTTCGTCATCTCGTGTTCTCGGCCTACTTCAACCCGGCTGTGTCCTCGGCTTTCGATGCTCTCATGACCACAGTTGACACCCGTAAGTTGGATATCACTGATATCACCCCGAAGCTGACTTACCCGTTCCTCAGCGATAACCCACTGAGAGCATACCCTGAGTTGGTCAAGCAGGGAGGTTGGGTAAAGGAGAAGGTCTTTCTCACCAAGAAGACGGCGGATGCCATCACCAAGGAAGTCCTCGATCCTCAGGAATTGAATGTGTTCGAGGCTCTCGATACGGCTCTTACTGAAGCCACGCTGCCTGATACAGAGTCTATGGACGAGGTCGCTGACTTCAAGGGACCGAGTGGTTCCAACGAGGGCAATGCTGAAGTCCCTCAGATTGAAGGTATTGAAAACACCAAGTCTGATGAAGGTTTCCGCGACTTCATTCAGAAGGGCAAGGAGGCAGGAACCCACGACCCTAAAACAACCCACCAAGCAAAGAACAAGGAAGCCACAACGGATAAGACCGCTAAGTTTGATTATGCTGCAACCAACTGCCCAGACTGTGGAGCAGAAGTTGATGCTTTCAAGATGTGCCCGAATGTTTCTGACGCGCACATGGGAATGCAGTTCTGCGGCAAGGGTCAAAACGCGATTCTTAATAAGGGAGTAAACCTCTGGAGTGCTCCGCAGAAGAGTGTTGAACGTGAACCTGAGCCTTTGAGGAATCGTCAAATCGGCTCTGCTCAAGCAAAGAACGCCAAGTTTGACCACTCGGCGGTTCAGTGCCCTGATTGTGGAACAGAAGTTGATGCTTTCAAGATGTGCCCGAACTTGTCTGCCGCAGATGCCAACCGAGGGTTGCAATTTTGTGGTAAAGGAATGGTTACCGACCGCTTTTGGGCTCCAAAAAAGAACGTTGAACGTGAGACACCCTCCATCCAACGCAACCTCTTTGGTTCTGCAAATAAGACGGCGGGTAATTACGGCGTGGTCAAGGATTATGCAGCAGCTAACCAAGTGTACGACAGCCGCAAGGACTGGGAGTCCCTCCCGTCTGTGCCGTGTCAAGGTGGGGACTTGGCTGGATTTGATGGGCCATGTGACTCAAAGTTCCGTCAGGAGTGTGAAGGTCAAACTGAATGTCGTGATTGCCACTCTGCCAAGGGCACAGGGTTCTATGACAAGAATGGACAACGTATAGCCTCTGCTCCGTTTGAGACTCCATTCACGAATGTCGGACCGGGAACCTCGGCTCACGAGCACGCTGAGAAGGGTATTGCTGTAAAGGTGGATACTGTCTCTCAAAAGGGTGATCCCAAAGTCAATAGCCCAATCGGTATTGCAATTGACGAGACGGGTGTGCCTCGTCGTGCTGAAGAAGAACGCAAGGCCGCATCAGAACACATCGCAAGTGAGATTATGCGTGACCTTGACACCGGCTACACCGCGATGTCATCTAAGACCAAAGCAGCTAATCAGAAGCGTGAAGACGAACTGAACAAGAGGTATGCCGGTCGTCAGAAGAACGCAGATGTACCTCTGACTGAAGAAAGCATTTGGGGCGACATCATGGAAGACTTCGGCGAAGCTCCACAGGTGAAGCTTCCCGGTGAAAGTAAAGGCAAGTCAGAGACAAAGACAGACAAGGGAGAATCTGCGCCTGTTGAAAAGTCTGTGGAAAGTGTGGAAAAATCTGAATCGAAGCCTGAATCCAAGGGACCAAAATCCAAACTGTTCCAGAACAAGAACAAGCCCAAGGAAGAGCCGAAGAAGGAAGCGCCCAAAGAAGAAAAGCAGGCTGCTGCAAAAAAAGCCGATGAAGATATTCATCCAGCCAAGTATGACGCTATAAAAATGAGCCCACGCATTCGGGATTTATCAGTGCCTGATAAGCATAAGCTTCGTATTGCATTAGACACTGTGAAAAACCCAAATAAAGCTCTGCTTGGCGGTCCTAGTGTAGAGGAGGCGCAGGAGACTATTTACAAGCTCACAGGACGGAGAGTTGCCACTGTAAAGGTTGCTGAAGAATTGGGGGGTGATTTCACCGAGTGCCCCGATTGTAAGTCCAAGGGTACATCATTTACGGCTCCAAGGGGCGCAGGGAACTCGCAATATAAGTGCAAAACCTGTAATGACACAGGTCGGATTTTCAAACCTACCAAGAAGGCTGATTGCGTCCGTCCCGACATCGCAGAAGCAAGGTCTAAGGTGGTCAGTCCTAACACGGTTGACAAGGACATCAAGCAACCTACCAAGTCAGTTGAAGAGGCGGCTAAGGTTGCCAGCTTCCCCGTCAAGTATGCCGATATGGAATGGTACAGTCGAGTTGTTGATGCCTTTGGTGACCCAAGAAAAGCTCATCAATGGATGACAACTCCAAGCAAAGAATTTGGTGGTAAGACTCCAATTAAAGCACTTGAAGAAAACAACATGGATAGCTCCATACTTGAGCCATTCCTCACTCGCATGGAACATGGGGTGGACTATGACCCCGGTAAGGTTGGTGGTGCTATTGACTGGGTTAAGGATAAGCTGGTTCAGAATAAGCCCAAGCTGAGTCCAGAAGAACAAAAGGTATTTAATGCTCTCTACAGTCGTGAAATGAATCAGGCTCGTTCGGAGTATATGGGAGAAGTTAACCAACAAATTGATGAAGATGGCCGTCAAGGCCGTGTTTGGACGGAAATGTATAAAAGGTTCCCACACCTTTCTAAGGGGGCTTCGGGGATCAGCGAAAAGAAGACCGTCAAAGTCAACTGTCCAGAGTGTGGTAACAAGTCGGGCTTCAGGACAAAGGCAGGAGAACTCAAGTGCTTCGGTTGCAGCCACTCTTGGAGTGACAAGACGGCTTGTGAAGAAATCGACTCCATGTGTGGTGATAAGGTTAGCTCTGATGTAAGTGGGGACATTTCCGAAGCGAAGTCCAAAGTCGTGAGCCCTGATACGGTTGACAGAGACATTAAGCAACCTACCAAGTCAGTTGAAGAAGCTGCCAAAGTAGCTGCTTGGGTCACCTACGATGATCTTACCTCAGCGGGAACAGCCACCCTTGGACGTATTACACGCACGATGCCTGACTTGATTAAGAAGTATGGTGAAGATGCTGTGCTGGAAGGCGTCTATGAAGCTACGAGCCAACTCGGACACTTGGAAGAAATTGGTTCAAGCGATGTCAGCTTTTGGGTTCGGCAGGTTATTAAAGACTTGGAACGCAATCCGAATCAACGCAACCTTGATGAAGAACACACAGCCTCTGCCGGTGACGAAAATGATGAGTCTGTGGAAATGGAACTGGGATTCGGTGATCTTGCCGACCTTGGTGCCAACATGCCAAGACAAGCAATCACCGCCGAAATGCACGCTCCTATCCCTTCAGGCACTCTTGCAAAAAGGGTAAAGGAGCTAAACGCCGAGGGACTATACAGCGCGGCTGCGATTGCTAAAAAGCTCAACGTTTCAGTAGACCGTGTGAAGGCAGTCATTGAAGGGTCAAAGTAACAATGGCAAACAAAAAGGCGGAGTACGAAGGCTGGACTAACCAGAGCACTTGGTATGTTGCCCTGCTTATCAACAACTCTAAGCAGACGCAAGACCTTGCCGATAATCTGGCAAAGAATGCCGTCAAGCTCCGCAATCAAGGAAAATTCAACCTTGATGCCTTAGTTAAAGAGTTTGCCCGTAACTTCAGCCGATTCGAAAGACAAGCTCGTAAAGAACACGAGGAGCGTGCAGCCGAAGCTCGTGAAGAACGAGGCAGGTATGAGCGTGAACAGCTTGAGGGTAAACCTGAACTGACCGACGAGCAGCTTAAAGCGTTGCCCTCGGAAGAGCGTGTCAGACACATCGTTGATAGTCTCGTTGGCCCCTACTATGAGATGGGGGGAACCACCAACCAAGAGGAGCCGTTCGACCCGGTTGATTGGAAAGAAATAGCTCTTAACTTCTTTGAAGAGATGGCACGAGATTCAAACACCCCGGTCGAAGATGATGACATCGACCCCTTCAGTGAGGCGGATAAGGCAGAAGCACGACGGATGGGTATTGAAGCCAGCAGCAAGAGGGGTTCCAACATGACTTTGTACCACGTAACCTACACGAAGAGTGCCGCCAAAATAAGGCGAACGGGAATTCGGCTTATGCAGCCCACTAACTGGGCTCAGGGAGATGGAACTCGGTACGGTGGCGGTGAAATTTATGCCTTCAATAACCCCCACGACGCAATGCGTTGGGCGGTGAAAATGCAATGGGAGTTCAAGGAACCAATCAGCATTGTTGTCTTCGACTCTGGAGATAAGACATGGGAAGTAGATGACAACGACCCTCTATCACAAATGACGGCCAAGGGTCAGTGGTTAAAATGTGAACACCCTATCCCACCTGAAAATATCAAGAAGATAATCGACGTGACGCCTGAACTCATCCGTTCAGTGATGTCTGAAGGAAAGAAAGCCATGATTACCAGCGACACACAACTCGAATCAAAGCCGGTGCCTCAAGGCGAAGCTCCCAAGGATGATATAGGGGTCAACTCCCATCCGGCGGACGGCGCTGCTGGCGGGTCTCCTGTGCTTGACGGACAGGTGCTCCACACCGAACGGCCTAACGTGAACGCCATGCGTGAGGCCATCGAGACTCAAAAGGAAATGGAAGTCGGCAAGCCTGTTGACGTAAAGCAGGAGGAAGTCAAGTCCGATAAGGCGGTTACAGTGGAGAAGGGCAGCGGTACACAAATCATCATTAACATTGCTGGCAAGGAAAAGAAGCTAACGTTCTCAAATCGGGCAACTGCCTCTGCATTCATCAAGGGTGCATCAGCTAAGTTCGGTATGAAGTTCAAGCTGGTAGCCTCCGAAGTGGTTACTTTGAAGCCCGGTGACCGAATTGGATGGAAAACACATCAAATAGGCAACGACACTCGTCAAGGTGTAGTCACAACCGTACTGCCACCAAACGATGACAACCTCGTGATATTCGACGCTAAGCAAGAAGACCTTGGTGGAAATCCCAAGGGCACTGTTTGGGGTTACATGGGTCTTGTCTTTGAAATCAATGGACAGCGCGTAAAGCCGGTCAATCCAGAAGCTGCTGAATTTGAAATCCTCGGGTCACAGACAGCAAGCATGGCACCTCAACAGGACTTGGATAACGATAAACCGACTACCTCAGGCATTAGTGACATAGGTGGTGGGGCTCCAAGCTTCAAAGGAGCGTCAAAACAAAATGAGATTTGTATCCATTGTGGGAAGCCAAAACGCGAACACAAAAAGAATAAACAAAATAAGTGGTTCTGTTCTGGTTGGTCTAAGGAATTTAGGTCTGAAAAAAACTCCCCCAAGTATGAATCAGATAAAAAGGATGGTTCTATGAAACAAGCTGGTGGTATGAATTTCTCTCCGAGCAACGTGCCGTCGCAAGTTGTGCAGGAGTTCTATCCTGAACTTCAGCACGAACTTATCAGCTACCCGAACGTTACTAACGCTCCGATGGTAAACCCTGAAATCTCGGGGGACTCTCACACGCTGGGTGTGGCTCCCGCTGAAGGCATCGGTGAGGCTGTGCTGCAAGGTCTTGATGTCGATCCTGAAGGTGAAGGTGATGGTGGTGAACTCCTGCCCGGTGCTCTTGAGGATGCGTTCGACAAGTTGACCATCGTCAGCTATGTCTCCACCTCCCCGGCTGGTGGCATGGGTATTGGCCGTGACGGTAAGTCTCAAGTGCTCGAAGGTACCCCTCTTCGCAAGGAGAACGACATTCGTGGACCGATGTTCACCGACGAGTTCTACCAGAACTATCAGGCCGTTCCGGGTGCTGCTCTTGCGGCTCTCAAGGAGAAGGTTGCTGGTGCTGACGAGAAGAACCAGTTCGCCCTATTCCTGAAGCGCGTCATGGGTGAAGTTGCCGCATCCTTCATTGCCGCATTTAAGGTCACTAGCAAGATGCCAATGAACAAGGTGCCCGGTGTCGGTGAGATTCAGTTGGCTCAAATTGAACAGGCTACCAATGTGTCGGCATTCAACATTGTCAACACGGGCTCTCGCGTCAAATACCTCATGGATAAGCTGACCGACTCTGAGATTCAGGACGCCATCAATGATGCGTTCGCTCAAGGTGCTGTATGGCATGATGGCAAGGAAGGTGGATTCGTGTACGAGGTGTTCGTTCGTGCCGAGACCATCGACACTGACAGCATGATCCTGAAGTACAAATTCGTTACTGGAACCAAAGAGGCTGAATGATAATCAAGTTAGCAGGAATGCACCAGCCACAAATACCGTGGCGTGAGCAAATTGACCTACTCGAAGTTGATGCCTTGACTGACGAGTACAGCTTTGACGACTTGCTGGAGTCGGTCGAAGAAGGGGGTATGGGAGTTACATCGGCACGACGGGTGGCTACCCCTATGCCAAGGTTCCAACGTCAGGACAACACAGTTAAAACGGCAAGAGCAAGCCGCTGGGATGATGAGTTCGCGTCGGCTCAATCTCACGCCCGAGACCTACTGGCTAAACTAGGAAACGGATAGCCGAACCCGTTTTCTCAATAAAATCGCCAATATCGAACCCTTAGGCAGGAGCATTTATGCCGAGAGGTAGTAGATTCAAAAAATCCACCGAGGGTTCGGTCTTTGGTCGGGTTATAGAAAACAGTATCGAAGATACCAGCAAGCTTTTAAACGCTATAGACTTTATAGAATCACCGCAGGGACTTAACATCCAACTGTACCCCCTACAACGGCTGGTCGTGAAGTGTGTTTTCGCAGTTCCCCTTGATTTTAAACCAATTAAAATCCCAATGTGGGATGTGTTTAGAGAGAAGCTTCTTCGTGAAGTTACCGAAGAAGAATGTCTCCATATCCTCTATGAGGAAGGCCGCTGCAATGTCAATGACTGGCGTGATATTCCCGAGCGTGGGTTCAACGAGGCCGTCATCTTTGCAGGGCGGCGTGGGGGAAAACTTTTATCTGTTGATGAACTCATTCCCACACCAAGGGGGTTTGTGCGTAATGGCGATTTAAAGGATGGGGATGCTATTTTTGGAGAGGATGGAAAAGTATATAACGTTAAGTACGCCCACCCGATTCAAGAAGAGGTTGCATTTAAAGTAAGCTTTGATGATGGAACCTTTACGTATGCCCATGCTGGGCACCTCTGGCATACATATACTAAAGATGAACGTAAGAATCTCAACCGCCGTAAAAGAAACACATTGGAACTTTCAACTGAGGGGGGTTGTGCTTGTGGCTGTGGTCGTGAATTAGAACCAACAAACCCTAATCATCGACTATTTAACCCCGGTAGGAAGTTCAGACGAGGACACTTTTTACGTCCGACCGTGAATGGGGGAGTTAGAACAACTGAAGAGATTCTTCAAACATTGAAGGTGGTTAGTAACCCCCAAAAGGAGCCGCAAGCTAACCACTCAATCCTCTTAACTCACCCGATTTCCCTACCTGAACAGGAGTTACCTTTAGACCCATACTGTCTCGGTGCGTGGCTTGGAGATGGATCAACAGGTGCAGCAAGTATTACTGGACTTGACCCCGAAATACTCGCCGAATTTACTCACGCTGGGTACAATGTGCGACAAGGTAAAAATCCCAAATCGTGGGGGGTTAGAGGGCTTCTCTCTGATTTAAGAAACATTGGCGTTTTGAAGGTTAAGCATATTCCTGATAAATACCTATGGGCATCGGTAGCGCAGCGACTGGCTTTACTTCAGGGTTTAATGGACACAGACGGCTCCTGTATGTTGGATGGGCAATGTGAGTTTTCAAATACTAACGAAGGCTTATCTAGGGGGGTATATCTCCTTGCGGCTTCCCTTGGGTTAAAACCCTATTGGTCTGAAAAATTACCTGTGTGTACAAACTCCCCCGAAGGAAAAAAAGTATGTAAGCGTGCTTATCTAGTTAAGTGGACGGGTCGCCTTCCAGTGTTTCGCCTTAAAAGAAAGCTTGATAGGCTCTTAAGTAAAGTAAAAACCACTCAGAATTGGAGGTACATCACCAGCATTGAACCTGCGGGTAAAATGCAGATGCGGTGCATAACCACCACCAATCCATCTGGTCTTTACCTCTTCGGAAGTAACTTCAATGTCACTCATAATTCTCAGGTAGTGTCTGCCATCGGTGCCTACACCCTCTACAAGCTCCTCAGCATACGTTCCCCACAGGACTACTTCAGTCTTGTCCCCGGTTCCCCGGTAGACTTCACCTTTATGGCTCAGGATGACTCAGGTGCCAGCCGTCTTTATGAGAAGCTCCGCGAAGACATTAACCGGGCTCCGTTCTTCAACCCCTATCTGAAGACATCCTCCAGTGCATCACTAGGCTTCGTCTCAGATCAAGACCGCATGAAGCGTGACACGACTCCGACCATCAATGTTAGATCGTTCCCCTGTACCACCAACGCTTCCCGTGGTCCGTCCAACATCTTTCTTGCACTGGATGAGTTTGCCCACTTCCGGTCGGCCAAGGGCTCAGCATCAGATGAGGTCTACGCGGCTGCTAAGCCTTCCACAATCAACTTCAAGCACGCCGAGCTAATCAATGGTGGGGGATGGGTAAGTGAAAAGGCCGCAAAGGAAATCCCGTATGACCAATACCGGATGTTCCAAGACTCCCTCGTGCTTTCCATCTCCAGCCCGTGGACAAAGGTCGGTAAGATGTACGACCTTCACAAGCAAGCTTTAGAGAGAGGTCCAAAGTCTGGCATCTTTACCCTTCGCGCATCCACCGCCGAGATGAATCCCACTATTCTCCCCATTACACTTCGTCAAGAATATGAGACAAACGCACTCACGTTCAAGGCTGAGTATGGTGGTCAGTTCCTAGAGTCATCTGAATCGTACGTTACCGAGGCTCAGATTCGTGCTTGCACAGACGTGAGATATGAAAAAACGATCAGTGGTCTGGAAGAACCAGACCTAAGCACGGCTCGTTTCAACATCATCAAGTTCCACCCGAATGCAATCGGTCGCCAATTCTTTTGGGCAATCGACTTGGGTATGATGAACGACGCTACGGCAGTCGCTATCGGCCACTTGGAATACAAGGGTGGAGCCCAGCCCATCCATCTCGTCTATGACTACATCGACCGCATGATGGTAGGAGAGAAGTTTGACAGTATTGGAGTGCAGTCCATCCCCGGTATCGACAAGTATGTTGGATTCAAAACTCTGCCTCTCGAAGACATCTTGTCATGGCTCAAGGCGTTAAACTCTTTGATGCCTTGCTATCGCGGAGCGACCGACCAACATGGCGGTCAACAACTTGTACAGCTACTTGACCTGAACAAGATTCACAATATAGAACTTGTGAACCTCACTACAACCATCAACTCACAGATGGCGTATGTGCTTCAGGGTTACATCCGCGACTCACGTTGCAGATTCCCCTACGTTCCGAAGTTCCTCCAAGAGTTACGTCTTGTAGAAGCTGAATACATCAACAAGTATCAGATACGTGTGCAAGCACCAATGGAAAAAGGATCACACGACGATATGGTAGACGCTGCTCAACTTTGTGCTTATGTGGCACAGAAGTGGCTCGTGGAAGAAGGTGGGTTGAAGATAGACCCAACTGGACAGAGCATCCTCATGTCAGAGCAGTTAAACCAACCAGCGGGAATTATCGCAAGTTTAGATGGGATTATGATGCGTGACTTACAAGTGTTCGAACGCATCAAGAAAATCCAATCAAACATGGCAAGTTTTGGCACTGAGATAGTACGTAATCCATTTCATCGCAGAGGCCGTTGAGAGAATTACCACTACGGGTTCTTTTTAGTAGGGAAGTAACTCACCGAAAGGACTCAACGCACATGTTTATCCTCCAAGCTAATCCTTTGCTCCCCATCTGGCAATACGGGGCCGCTACAGGTTCAGCCTTCATTTGTGTGGGGTTGTTCATTTGGTCGCAGGTACAACTTGCAACTTTCAAATCGACGGTCGAAGCTAACACCAAAGCTATCACCGAGAGTAATGACGAGCTTAAGAAGCTTATTGAAGCACAGTCTAAAGCTCAAGACAAACTCGCGGAATCCGTTCATCAGTTGGCAGAAGGAGTTAAGGTTCAAGCCGGGGTTCAGCATGAGCAGTTCCAGTTACTACGGGACATGGCAACTGAACAACGAGTCCTATCGGCCAATCAACTGACCATCATGAACGGGTTTCAACGGGTAGTGGAGCAGCTTATCGACGCAGTACGAGAATAAGGACGACGTTTTTATGGCAGTAGACAAGTTCTCTGGAACCGCAGCGTTTCCCAACTTCTTGGCGATTCTCAGCAGTAGAAAATCGCTTGAAAACACGCTTGCTCAATTTGAAGAGCAGGTAGCTATTCACCCACCAGATGTCATCCGCAAGCGGCTCAGGAAGCGGCTGTCCGACATACGAATAAACATCAACGGTGATGATGAAGTGTAGTTGAAACGACGGCAAATCCTACCAAATTTTTTCACTTCTACCTCTGTTTGACTTCCTCCTCGTCATAGCTTAACGTTTGAATACCAAGTAAACCCTACCCCAGTAACCTCCTTTGGCTACTGAGGTTTACACACTTTAGCGGAGAAATTATTTAGTGCTCCGCATCGGGTGGAATCCGAGTATTAACATCTTATCCCCACTACTATAGGTGGGACTTGTTTGCCGTGGAGGCGTAATGCTTCAGACTACACCATTTGTAGGTGCCCCCGAAACCGTGGTTAAACCCCCCTCTATCAGTCATGATGAAATCCTTCAATTCATTAAAAATGAAGGTATTGGGGTGGTCATTCAGACCATGGTTACTCACTTTACCAACACGATCAAAGACACAGTTGCAGTCGCTGTTAACGAGCACCTTGCTCGTCTCGGTACTACAGTTGTGACTATGGTTGAACCTGCCGTCGCCGAACCAGTCGCTGTAACCTCCAGCCCGATCTTCGTTGCAGTCGAACTCGCTGTAACCAAAAGCGAAATTGAAACTGAAGCACCAGTATCGCCCTCACTATCTCCTCGGAAGAGACAACTTAGCGATGAAGCACGCAAGCGTATCTCCGAGTCACAAAAAGCAAAATGGGCAACAAGAGACCGCAAGCTAACTCCTGAAGCTAGGGCCAAAATCTCCGAGTCACAACGCAAGCGTTGGGCTGTCAAGAATGGCACAACCTATGTTCCGGCTACGCCACGTGAGGCCGAAGATGCACCTACGGAGGCAGACAGGCAAACGCAACCTTGTGACCCAGTAACAGTAACTGCTGCGATTACACCCACCTTAACAATTCCGGTTGGTGCAGTTCTTGCAGTTAAAGAGGGCTACAAAGGTGATCCTTTCTACATTAGTGAGGATGGGCACTTCATCGGTCACGACGGGTTTGTTGTACCCAAGGATTTTGAGGAGTTCATCGAACGTCAGCCTAAGTACATCGAAACTTGGGTTCGCCGTCGCTTGAATGGGTATGGCATCGAGGAGGACATTGAAGACTGGTGTCAGGATTTGATGATCCACATGAAGTACCTGCCACCCACATCCAAGCACCGTAAGAACGGCAAAACAGATGTGTTCCAAACCTTTGATCCTTTCTCCCAGTATGGGGCGTCAGAGCGTCGGTGGCGTTACTACATCAACTACTGCCTCACCAACAAGTACAACACCATTCACGGCAAACGGACAAAGAACCCAGTCTGTCGTGCTGGTAACTTGTCCTTAGCCTCAGAGACAAATCCCGAAGTTCACGGGGAAGTTACGGATGAGTATGTGTACTCTAAGTCGGAGTACCTCATGGCTGCGACGAACCGCGAGGAGAAAAAACTGGAAGATCAATTCTTTGCCCATGCCTTTATCAAGTACGTTGAGGAACACGACCCTGATGTATTCCCCGTCCTTGTAGCTGTGTACGAGGCTGGCACCAGCGCCGAGACCATCAAAGAGTTTTGTCGGACGTGCCAACGGCTGGCAACTACGGTGGAGATGGAGCACGAGGAGCATAAGGGGCATGAAATCGGGCTGACTCCACAGGAATACAACCGTGCCCGGATTCGTCTCAAGCAGTTGGCCGGTGCCTTCACGAAGCAGCGTGGTCGTAAATCTGTGAAAGGCTGATATGGAACGCATTAGTGAGGCTTGCTAATGCGTTTCTTATCCCATTTCCTATTGGTCGCTCGACCGACACAGCAGAAAATTGATTTTCTGTGCAGTCAGATGAAGCTCACTCCAGAGCAAGTGGAGATGTGTATTCAGGTTGACCCTTCTCCCAACCAGACAGATTTTATCACTTGGATAGCACGTATGCTTGCCAAGGGACACATCCGTCTCCCTGAAGATGGGGAGCGGATTAAGGAACAACTTATTACTTTCAACCGGCTTAAGAAAGCCCCCGGCTTCACTGGGAACAAAGACATTAACTCATACACACCGGGCACCCTGTTCACTGTCATCGAAGATAACCAAGGCAACTTCTCCAAAAAAGAACAGAACCGGGAAAAGATTCGTGAAGGTGCCAGCGTCATCATCCGGGATGGGGACATCCTCGTCTACAAAGTGACGAAGGCTCCGGCTCTAGCTGAGCTATCGGCTGGTACCAACTGGTGTACCGCTCATGAAAACATGGGCAATACGTATCTCAGTTCAGGGCCAACCTACGTTATCTTCGATGAAGGTTCTGCCTACGCTCAGTTCCACCCTGCTACCAATCAACTGAAAGACCGTACCGACACTGAAATTCCAGACGGCATTGTTTCCACAAGCGGTAATTATCGTAAGACAAAGAAGACTGTCGCCCGGTTTATATCTGACCCTATCTGCCTGAAAGTAATCAGCCAGCTTGCCAAGATGGGTGAGCCGGGGGTGTATAAGTACCTCACTGGGGCAAATGATCCTAAGGAAAAAGTTGAAAAGGCTTTCGCTAAGCATGGCGATGAAGTTGACAACCAGTTACGTAAGGCCGTCTATGATAACCAACCTTTGCCTCAGGCCGAGCTTGATGAAATGTTCAGGAAGAGTTACTATGGATACAATACATCTGAGCCCCCTTCTGCCAAAGTGTACTTCCGTTATTGCATGAAGTTCATGCCCGGAAAATCAAATGAACGGTTGGAAAAGCTTCTTCTCGAAGGACGACCTTCTCTCGACCTGTTGTCCTATTGTCGCAAATTTCTCAAAGGAGAACGTTGGCCGGACGCTGAGAAGAAGATTCTGACGTATGCAACAACCTCGACCAACTCTATGTACCTCTGTCTTGAATATGCCCGAGGCATCATCAAGGGACGTTGGCCTGAGTTTGAAAAGAAGCTGGGCAAAGCCAAGCTTAACCCCATCCCTGCTAAAGCCATCAAACTATATGCGGAAACCATCTTGAATCAGAGGTGGGCTGACCTCCCCGGTGCTCAGCTTACATTCAGTGGCATGGATAAGATGGAGTACCGAATGACACTAGGTGATCCTGAGCAAGCTATCGAGTATGCTGATAAATTCATCAAGGGTCGCTGGAAACCCCTTGAAGTAGTATTGCGCCAGATTGGAGATACGACTCATCTGTTGAATTACTCTCGCAAATTCCTTGGTGGAAGTCGCGATTTGGAGATGGAACCTGACACATTAAGGAATGCCAAACCGGAGCAGTTGTATGACTATGCACGCAGTGTCATCAAGGGACGTGACCCGGAGATTGAGGAACGTCTTTTACAGACCACCGATGTCATGCCAGCTATTAACTATGCTTCCCATATCATGAAGGCACGTTGGCCTGAATTGGAACAGAAGCTGTTGAAGTTCGCTGAGGATTACGATTTCAGTGAAAGCTACTCAAGTGGTAGTAGTAGTGGTTTTGTACCTCAAAGTAAAAAGGATTATTGGAATAATGCCCGTAAACTCCCTGAAACAATAAGGGACTACGTTACGAGTGTGGTCCGTGGCCGTTGGCCTGAATTTGAAAAGCTACTCCTTGATAGGTACTCCAAGCATCCAGACGAGTGGACAAAAAACCAACAATGGGTTGACGGTTATATATCTCTCCTTAGCGAAATAACTGAGGACGGGGAAGAAGTGACCGATGAAGATACAGGAGATAAATACCACAAACAAGTTCGCATAGCTACACCGCCAACATGGCCGGAAGGTGAAAAACGGTTGGCTACTCGTGATCCCAACTATGAGGCTATCATCGTTAAAGAGATACAAGAAGCTATGGCGAGTGATGAAGCTGTCGATCCCCGCTCTTCCAACGTGGAGTATAACCTATATCACGCAGTTGAGATTTTATATCAATATCTCAAGGCGTTGAAGTATTTTAATACTGAATGGCCTGAGGGGGTTAAGTTCCTTAATGAGGTAGAGGACATGCGAACCAAGCGAGAAGGGTTCTGGAACACATTCAACAAATTCCACTTGTCGTCTCTTTTGAGAAGAAAGAGTTATGCGCTTAGAGACTGTCTATGACACTCTTGTAATCTCCGATGTCCATCTCGGTTCACCTCTAGCTATGGCTAGGGAACTCACAAACCTGCTCAATCAGATTTACCTTGGTGTAATAAAAGTCAAGCGTATCATTCTCCTCGGAGACATTTTCTCCGACCTAAACTTCAGTCGCCTGACCAGTGAACACTGGCAAGTCATCTCTCTTATTCGAGAACTGTCCAACCCTAAGCGAGAGATTGAAGTCGTGTGGGTAGAAGGCAACCACGATGCCGGGGTAACTGAAGTCATGGAGCACCTCCTTGGTGTCCCTGTATATCAACAATACACGTGGGGCTGGAACGGCAATACGTGTGTCGCCATGCATGGTCATCAGTTCGACGCCTTATTCGCTAATGGCAATCCTTGGTTCAACGACTTTGTAACGGGGCTGCATATCTGGCTTCAGAAAAGAAACCTCCTGAAACGCTGGCTACCAACAATTCTGGATAAACTTCACACAAAATATCAACGACTGACTTTCAAAGTCGCGGATGGAGCTATTAGTGTCGCCAAGGGACTCAAAGCTGACTATGTGTTTTGCGGCCATACTCACAGCCCCTACCACGAGTATCGTGACGGTGTGGAGTATTGGAACGCTGGGTGCTGGGTTGGCGATGTCGCATCTTATCTAATTCTTGATGAAAATGTAAAACTGGTCAACATCGTCAGAGCCACAGAAACTTAGATACCCATCCCTTGTTAGGGGGTATTTATAGGTATGGAGCCTCAAGAGGAACCGTTCGCCGAATACATACGAAAAATCTCCCGGCTATACGAAGACTTCTCACTTGATCTGATAAGCCGAGAAGAGGCTATGGCTCGTCTCAGTGTTCTGAAAACTGAGCACAAACAGCTAGTCGAATCGGGCATGTTCCCCCTCAACAAGCGATTTGAAATCCCTACGGAAAGAGGAGACGATATGATACGTAAGTTCAGCCGAACCCGCCGAGTACGAGATGTTAGGACTCAAACACATCCTCTTAACTTCAAATGCAATTGTCGTAGGTGTGTAGGTTTGTATACCATTACAATGCAAGATAGAGACTTACTTAAAGAGATGGGCATTGTATGGCGTTCAAAGACCGAACAAGACAAAGAGTCGGAAGACTCACTATTGTTAATGGACGGCCAAACAGAGGAAGAAAAGTAGTTTGGAAATGCCTTTGTGACTGTGGAAAACGTTACAGTCCTTGCAGATGGGCTGGGGCGGGGTCGGAAGGTAGTGGCACTGGCGGATCGAATAGTGGTACTATAGAAGTATTCTTTTAGGAGGCATGATGGCGTACGTTCATTGTCATAGCTGCCCGTGGTCTTGCGGATGAAGCATGGGAACAGATTCAGATAGCGCGGAAGAACAATGATATATAAGGTATGTCCTGTCTGTGACTATGACCGCCTGAAACTTGATCCTGCTGAAGGGTTGCATGAAATCTGCCCTCAGTGTGGGATTCAGTTCGGCTACAATGATGTAGGGCCGGAACCAGCCGTTGTATACCATGCTCAATTGCGGGAGCGTTGGATTGCTGCCGGTCGCCCGTGGCGTAGCACTGTAGTGAGCCCTGATGACCGCTGCTGACATCTGCACCACCCTTTACAATACCAAGTATTGCTACCATAGTGAGAAGGAACTGCAACACGGCGTTGGTCAGGTGCTGACCGACCTGAACCTTACCTTCAAGCCAGAGTATTCTCTCGCCCCCCGCGACCGAATAGACTTCCTGATTACAGACCTTGGAATTGGCATCGAGTGCAAGTCGGATGACTCTGGGGGCGGCACCAGCCTCGCCTCCGTCACTCGCCAGCTAATGAGGTATGCCCAACACACAGAAGTTGTAGAGCTAATTCTCCTCACTACCATGAGCAAACACAAGAACTTACCAGACAGTTTGAACGGTAAGCCCCTTTACATCGTGCATCTTCTCCTCAGTTTCTTATAATATGGGATACGTTAGTACGGAGTGTGTATGGTACTAAAAGTTGCCATAACTATAGGGTTCTTTGCAATCGCCTTCTTCTTTTCGATGGTGATGAATCAGGTAGTCCATGCCTTCTTTACACCCGGTACGGCGGAGTATGTCATCGACGCCGTATCCGCAGGTCAAATACTTCTTATCCTTTATGCTACTGGATTTATGGACACCATCCGCAAAGTCAAGTATTAAGGTACATGACCCGAGTTGTGCATGTTCGTAAGGAATCCTTCGACCTCTATATTGGTCGTGCCTTTCAAGAGTTTTCCGAGTCAATTTGGCACAACCCCTTCCATGTTGGCTCGGATGGCAACCGAAAGGAAGTCCTAGCCAAATACCGTGCTTATCTTCTTTCCAACCCAGACCTGCTCGATCATCTTCATGAACTTCGTGGCAAAACCCTTGGCTGCTGGTGCAAACCCAAGTTAACTTGTCACGGAGATATTCTGGCGGAGATTGTAAATACCACCGATCCTTGCAGTATTCAGTAAGTATGAACACTGGAGACTTGGCAGTATACATTCCCGAGAACCTCTTGTGTACTATTGTAGAGACCGACTACAAGGTAGAAGGGCGTCACAAAGTACACCCGACCAATAGCAAAGACAAAAAAGAGTTTCGGATACTACCCGCCGACAAACTCCGCCTCGCTACCGATGACGACTTGGATCACATCGAGTATCTCTACACCGATGAGGAAACAGGTCAGGTTGTCAGTATGAAGCTCAGGAAGGCATACGTCGAAGCCATCCCCCGGTACCTCTCCATCGGAAAGTCTTTGGTGGTCACTACCAAGGACATTCTCACACAGATAAATGAACCAGACTCCGATGGCACTCGTCGCCAATTTCGTGCCGCTGTGGCATGGTGGATTGAAAAGGGGATCATCATCTGCTCCACAAATAGTGGGTACTTTGTCGCGGATAACTCAAAAGAAGTACAGGATTGCGTCACGAACAAAGAACGTCAGGCCGAGGGCAACCTAAGACGGGCTCGATTGCTTAAGAGCATGGATGTAGACGCCTCAAAGTTAGCTTTTCTAGCCCTGACAAATCAAGAAGGATGAGCATGAATCTTCTCAAAGAAACCCTAAACTACCTTGAATACAAAGGGAAATCCCCCAATACCATTAGATGGGTTGGGAGTTATGACGGTGAGTACCAAATCACATGGGAAGAGTTTACTGCCATCGCTGACATTGAGTACGACGCAGGTTATGGCGGTCAGGAGATTGCTAACGATTTAGTTATTGTTGGAGATGATTGGTGGCTCGACCGGAGTGAGTACGATGGCTCTGAGGGATGGGCATATCATACCAGACCAGCCCCCCTTATTGGAGCTAAATCCTTTACTCGTGTCACTGACCCAAAGAATTCGTGCTGGGCATCCATCGAAGAGATGAATCGTCCCGGCGGTAAGTATGGAGACAACGAATGAAGGAAGCCAAAGAAATAAGAAGGAGGGCTTTGTTGGACGCTATTCACGCCCAGTGTGGAAAGAAGTGTCCCGGACCGAGAGAAGACCATGGCATCGGTGACTACTTCTCCCACTGTGAAGCTTCCGGCGTGTGGAAACTCTACGAAAAGGAGTTTGGAAAACAAGAGGGTGATGAATCGTAAGATTGACACCGACCCAAAGGAGAAAGTAATGAGCGACGACCGTATCTTGACTTCCATGCGAGGGATACTGTGGGAAGAGGCTAAAGGTAAACTTCGGGCTCTCCTGAACACCTATTACCCTGACCAAAACGGGACTGATTACTTTGAACCGATGGACAAGGCTGTGAACAAGTTCATCAAGAACGTCGAAGACAATGGATGGGCTATATGAACGACGCCAAAATAAGACAGAAGTGCGAAGACTGCGGTAGGACAATGCGTTTTCGCAAGAAGACGCAAGACTGGACACATAAGAGTATGCAGGATTGGATGAGATGCCCCGGCCCAAAGGGTTTTCAACAATTCTATCAACAGAACCACACGACACTACTGCGAGGGGCAAAATGAACCACAAGCTTGACACCGACACTCAGGTGTTCTTCTACGAGCAGGACTTCTATGTTCTGTCCAACTTCTCTGCATTCACCTTGAAGTGGGAGAATATCCGTTTCGATACCTCTGAGGCGGTCTACCATTGGGAGAAGTTTAACTACACAGCCGATACCCCGTTTAAACAACTCCAACTAGTCGGTATTCAGCTTGCTCTCGTACAAGCCCCCTCCGCTCATGAAGCGTTCAAAATAGCCGAGAAAAACAAGGAACACAGGAAGCCGGACTGGGATATGGTTAAACTCCCCATCATGGCTAACATCCTCCGTGCCAAGGCAGCACAGCATGAGTACGTACGCCGCAAGCTGCTGGCGACCGGCAACCGCGAATTGATTGAAGACTCGTGGCGGGATAGCTACTGGGGTTGGGGTGAGGACGGTAAGGGTCGGAACTGGTTGGGCAAGTTGTGGATGGCGATTCGCGAGGAGCTAAGATGTCAATCGACTTGAAAGCGTATCTTGAAGGACTAAAAAACCAGCCCAATGGAGACGATGTGTATGAGTTCCCCTGCGACTATCAAGATACCTACGACTTGGGTATTAAACATGGGAAGGTACAGATGGCACAAGAACTGTGGAAGCTTCTCGGGTTTGACATTCAATAGTAGATGAATAGAACAACCACACCTGAAGACCGAGCTATCTGCACAAGATGCAGACAGGACAAGCTACGCAAATTTTTCCACAAAGACCGAAAGAGGCCGAATGGGCTTTGCAAAACACACATCTCCAAGCTGCGAAAACGACTTGCCGTGGACCATGACCACGTGACCGGAGAAGTTCGAGGGCTGCTCTGCAATGTATGCAACCCGTCCTTAGGTGGGTTTAATGATGACATTACCCTCCTTGAAGCAGCTATAGCTTATTTGAGAGGACACTGATGCGTACCTATGGTTCGTGTACCTACAATAAACGTAATCAGTGTTGGGACTTAGTGGTCGAGCCGCACGTTGCTATCAGGCTTAAACGTGTGTTCGCGAAGATTGATACGTGGCAGTACGGCAAGCAGTCTATCTCTGCTACGCCTGAGAATTGCCGCGACCTTCAGTGGTTCCTCGACCGCTATCCATTAGAAGTCTACCCTTTTGAGCTTCTCGCTGAACGGGCTCAGGAGCATCGTGAGCGTCAGTCTCTTATTGAACAACTCCTCAATGGACACATGGAGCGGGAAGCTTTCAAGTTGAAGATTCCTCCACGGGAATATCAGGCGTTGGCCGCTCACATGTGGTTGACGGCTGGTGGTTTGTTGTTGGCTGACGACGTTGGGCTGGGTAAAACCTGCACAGCCATCGCGGGACTCAGCGAACCGAAGACGCTCCCGGCGCTTGTCGTCACCCTCACTCACTTGCCTTTTCAGTGGCGTGACGAAGTGAACAAGTTCACTGACCTCACCACGCACATTCTGAAGAAGGGTACTCCTTACGACATCCTGAAGTACACTAAGGGTAGATTACCCGATGTGTTCATCACTAACTACGCCAAACTTGGCGGGTGGGCAGAGACCCTCGCCCCCCTGCTGAAGTCGGTTGTATTTGATGAGATTCAGGAACTCCGCCACAACGGCACGCAGAAATACAACGCGGCCAAACACATCGCCGATGCGTGTACCTTCCGCCTCGGTACGTCGGCCACGCCCATCTACAACTACGGCGGAGAAATCTTCAACATCATTGACGTGCTGCTCCCGGATTCACTGGGCACCAAGGATGAGTTCATTCGCGAGTGGTGCATTTACCAGTTCGGCGACAAGCTGAAAATCAAAGACCCCGCAGCGTTCGGTCTGTTCGCACGCGAGAACGGTCTCATGCTCCGCCGCACCCGCATCGAGGTCAAGCGTGAACTCCCGCCTGTCACTGTGGTGCCTCACCACATTGATGTGGACGCCAAGGCACTCGACCACATGAAGGGTCAGGCTATCGAACTTGCCAAGCTGATTCTCAAACAGACGCAAGACTTCAAAGGCCAGAAGATGCAAGCGGCTGGCGAGTTTGACATCAAGATGCGGCAAGCCACCGGCATCGCCAAGGCACCGTACGTGGCCGAGTTTGTCAAGTTCCTCATCGCCGACAATACGGAGCCCGTGGTGGTCTACGCATGGCATCGGGAGGTCTACGACATCCTCATGGAGCGGTTGAAGGAATTCAACCCGGTCATGTACACCGGCTCCGAGACACCGAATCAAAAGGAAGCCTCCAAGCAAGCCCTCATCAGCGGCAAGTCGCGAGTCCTGCTTGTCTCGCTGCGTGCCGGAGCGGGTATGGATGGGTTACAGGACGTATGTCACCTTGCTGTGTTTGCTGAACTTGACTGGTCACCGGGAGTTCATGAGCAGTGTGTCGGTCGTATCCACCGCGATGGTCAGGACGAACCATGCACGATTTATTATCTGCTGTCCGAGCATGGTTCAGACCCGATTATGGGAGACATCTTGGGAATCAAGCGGCAGCAGATTGAGGGTGTACGAGACCCAAATCAAGACCTTGTGACGAAACTGCAAGTGGAAGCCGACTACATAAAACGTATGGCTGAGCGGTTCCTTACAGACCATGGTATCGAGTTACCAAAAGAGGAGACTATTGAACCCCTTTTATAGGGGGTGTTTCTTAATGGAAGTCGTCAAATTGTGTACCAAGTGTGGTAAGCCCGGTAAGTTTGGTAGGAGGAAACGAAGCAAGGATGGGCTTAAGTCTGCCTGTAACAAATGCGAGAGTTTACGTCAGAAAAAGTGGTATGCAGAAAACTCAGACCGATTCAAAGGCTATGTACGAAATTGGAATGAGCGCCACCCCGAACAGTATAAGGCAATCAGAAAATCCTCATCGCTCAAACGTCTGTATGGTCTAAGCACCGATGATTTTTTGTTGCTACTCAAGCTGCAAGATAACAAATGCGCGATTTGCCGTTTGGAGTTCACTGAAAGCCGACTACCCTACGTTGACCATGACCATGCAGTCGCAAAGACGGACAAACGAAAGAGTGTACGTGGTCTTCTGTGCCATCGTTGCAACGTGGGTATCGGTCAATTCGAAGAAAATTTGGAGCGGTTTATGGCTGCGGTTCAGTATTTGAAGTCAAGGGTGTTCTCGCCCGTGTGGGGAGAATCTTAAGTTTAATCGAACCGGAGGAGTTTTATGTTTAAGAAAACGCAAACCAGCATTAACATCCACGAAACCATCCAGCAGTTTCCTCATTGTGACCAGAGGATTCTACACGCCCCCGGCGAGTGTGAATACTGCGACAAACACAAAGACTGGCAAGCCCTGCGTGCTGCTTGGGGTATTGCCTTTACTGGCTGGGAGCCGGAGGGTAAGGAACTGCCATGCCCCGCCGATCATGCCCGTGGAAAGACCCACACACTGTGGCCGGGAAATCAGGCAACAAAATGAAACTAGCCAAGATTGCACATTACAGATGCGACAGTTACGAGAATGCATCGTACGTCACAATACCAGAAGACATGACGGCTGAGCGTCTGGAAGAACTGATTGGCCTCGCATCAAATAAGGCACTTGAGGCCGAACGGATAGCCAAAAAAGCCGCTCCTTTATACCCTGACCAGAGAACTCTCATTCAGACTATGCCCAAAGACACTACTATCGCTCAGATAGAAGCCGAGTTGGAAAAAAAGAAAGCAGAATACGTCGAGTGGGAAAAGCTAAAGAACCAGTCACAACGGTCATTCTATAGCTGGTTGAAAGAAGTCAGTGAAGGGGAAGTTATTGCTATTCACGACCGTGAATTCGACGATTTTGAAGTGGAGTGTCATTGGGGACACAACCACGGATTGAGCCCCGACTACTCGGAGGAGCTATGAGTTGGACAAGGTGTGACCACGTGACAGATGACGGCTCTGTGTGTGGGCAGCAGTGTGAAGAAGCGGCCTCGTGGCGAGTTAACAATCAGGCTGAAGATGACAGTGATTATGAGGAGTTTGTAGTTTGTAACTTCCACCTTCACCTCGTTGCTCCTTGGATTGGTATATGCCGCTCCCAACCAACTGCCAGAGTGTAACGCAGTCATCAAAGCGTACTTCAACTCATACGACAACACCGTGTTTTATCTCCCTCCGAATCCTGACTATGCTTACCATGCTTCAGGACGTAATCAGGCGACCCGTGAAGAGTCGGATGCCTATCAGGCACGTATTGAGGCTGTGCTCCCCGAAGACGCTATCTGGCTCCCAAAATCCAGCAACTATATCATGCCAATTCTAACGCATCTTGGATTGGCCGATGATGCACACCGACTAACGTGGTGGTAAATATGAGCAAGCTTGAAGACTTCGGTGGCGAAGAAGCTACAGCGGCTGAGTACAGCAACCATAAATCAGAAAGCCAATCAAACTATCGCGGTGGTGTACGGTCGCCTATAAACAACAATTGGGCTCCAATCTCTGGCCCCGGAATACCAAACAAACGCAGTATTAAGGAATGACGGAGACCAACTATGGCTACTAAGTATTCACAAATCCCGCAGAACAGTATCTTTACCGCCGCTGGTGGAACATACCGCAAGATTGATGACCTTTACTACGAGGATTTGAACACAGGGTTTCAGACTGTCTGGAGTCCAATCTTTGATAACACCATCGTTAGCAAATGGGATAAAGACGAGGAGCCAACAGGGGAGGTCAACACCAAGGACAAATTCCTCGTTGACCAACGCAGTCGCCTGATGCAACCCAACCCCAACTATCAATCACACCAATCCTGCGTGGCCGAACGTACCTTCGCTGAGATGTGGGGTACCGCTGAATACGACTGCGGCCCGGAAGAATATGAGTACATGGCGATGGTCTCCGTCCCGGCTGTTGGTGCCATGAAGGCTTTAGGTCAAGTCGTCGGAATGGATGGTTCCGCCATTGTCTGTTTTCCGGGCATTGTGGATATTCTGACGGTGGCCTACGAAGAGTACAAGAATAACCATGCCGAACCGGAGTACGAAGAGTACACGAAGACCGAACCGGAGGTTGACTCTTTTAAGGCAATCAAGAAAGTAAAGAAGCCCTCCGCCAAGAAGGCTGTGAAGCCCATCAAGAAAACCCCAACAAAGAAATCTCCGGCCAAGAAGGCTGCGAAGAAGAAGGCGAAACAGTAATGACAAGACGCTCAACACAAAGTCTGCAAAACAAGTCGTTGAAGATGCGGTACCTCGATTCTGCTCAAAAGTTTGTTAAGCAATTACAGGACGAGAACGAACAACTGAAAACCAATCCTGACACTTTGATTGGTCAGGTTATCCCTCAATTGCGTGAGGCCATCCACCAGAACAAGAAGCTCTCTGTTCTGGCTGCATCCCTCATTCAGGCCAGTGGTGGAAGCATTACCGTGTCGAAGGCTGTGCTTGAGTCCTTTGAGTCGAAGGTGCTTAACATCAAGTGGGCCGTTCCCGATGGTGTTGAGAGTGTAGACGCTGCCACTGAACTAATCTTCCGCTATGAGGCATTGACTCCGGAAGAAGTTTCCGCTCGTCAAGCACAGGAGCAAGTTGACAACCCAATTGAAGATGAGACTTCGGATGAAGAACTCACGAGAGAGGAAAAGGCACAGAAGTTCATTGAAGAATCAGGCAAGGAAATCCATACAAATGACTGTGCTACGTCTGTGGCACCAGCAGAGGAACCCGGCCCTTGCGATTGTACGACTGACGGGGTGTTAGTACCATAAGCTAAATCGAAAATTAGTGCCCTCGAAAGTGACTTCACGCGACGACTTTTCCTTTCGTTAGTGAACGTCCTGATGAGGCGCACCGTGAATCCGAGAGTCCTATTCGTCCTAAAATTTCGCGAATCTTCTGGAGGTAGTTATAGCAATTGCTGGAGTCCGCAAGATGAGGCTACAGTGGGGGCTAAGAAAGAGCTATCCAGTGGCTTGCTAAATTCTGCCCGATTTATTGTTGATATGTTGGAGAGCATCCATATCGACGTACATCTGGTGCAGGTAATTGATAACAATGACATCGACCGTGAAGTGACAAACTACAACCCAACGCACGTTATTGTCGAGGCGCTTTGGGTTGTACCCAGCAAGTTCGAAGTCCTTCAACGTCTGCATCCCGATGTCCAGTGGATCGTACGTAGTCACAGCGAACTTCCATTCCTAGCACAAGAAGGTGTGGCAATCAACTGGCTCACTAAGTACGTCCAATACACAAACGTTAAGTTTGCAGCCAACTCGGAGAACTCAGTCCGGGACATTAGAGCCATTGTAAAGGCTGCGAATCCAACTTGGTCACAAGCCAAGGTAGTTGAGAAGGTGCCCTATCTCCCCAACTACTACCCTTATAACCTGAAGGTTCCGGCTGTTAAGAAGAAGCTTGAATCCACATTTGTTGACATAGCGTGCTTCGGTGCCATTCGGCCTTTGAAGAATCAATTGATTCAAGCTGTGGCTGCTATCAAGTACGCCGATTTGGAAGGGAAGATACTGCGGTTTCATACCAATGCAACCCGAGTTGAAACGCAGGGTGAAAGTGTGCTGAGAAATCTTGAGGCACTGTTCGAAGCCACCCCGCATGAACTCATTAAGCACCCGTGGATGCCCCACGAGGAGTTCCTGAAGCTGTTGAAGCTGATGGATGTGGCAATGCAGGTATCTTTCTCTGAGACATTTAATATCGTGGCCGCTGATTGTGTGGTAACTGGGCTACCGATTGTGGTGTCACCCGAAATTACATGGGCGACATCATGGTGTCAGGCAGAACCGACCAGTAGTGAGGATATTCTTCTCAAACTGTTAAAGGCCAACGACTGGCGATTGAAACTCGCCATGAAAGTGCTGAACCTCCGGGGATTACGTCATTTCTGTGAGGACAGCAAACGGTTATGGGTTTCCTACCTGACCGCTTAATTTATACCCCTTATTCATTCTCTGAGGGTGAGAAGCACTGCGGGATTGTCCCAGTTGCCTCGCCCTCAAATTTTTCTGTTGTATTTTCTTGAACTTTGGGTATTCTATAGTAGTGCCACTGCCGCTGTACAAAGGAGAAGAGTAATGCGATTGTGTAATCACTAAGTAAGGAAGGACACAACTCGAATGCTCAACTCTATCTTTCACAAGGTACTGGTGTTCCTTCGTCTTCGCAAGAAGACTGAAGAAGGATTCACCCTTGCGTCTGAATGCCGCATGTTTTGGGATTTTCAGATTTTCAACATCGACGATCACAATCGTCGTTCCCGCCTCGTAGACCTCTACTACGTCTTCTACCGCTTCTTCAAATACTCTCCGTGGGGTAACCCGCGTGAGGCTTATTACGCCGTGAAGTGCTTCATTCAGCGTGGCCGTCGCGGCTGGTCTGACCGTGACATCTGGAGTCTCGACCACTATCTCAGCAGTTGGATGCCTGATGCCCTTCGCAAGCTGAAGAAGGACAAGCAGGGTGTGCCTAGCAGCGTCTTTGAGCCCGAGGACTGCATCTCTGAGGGGGATTGGCGGGGTAACCCCTCGGAAGAGGGCATGGAACGCGCCTCAGCCCGTTGGGACGCGATTATTGACAAGATGATTGCAGCCTTTGAGGCTGACCGTCACATCAACTCCGGACTCTACGAAGAGGAACTCGGTCCGTACCCCATGGACAGGCCGTCCGGGGTATCTGCTGAGGCGTGGGAGAAGGTCAAGCACGACCGTTTCAAGGCATCTCAAGCCCTTGCAGACCGTGACCGTAAAATTTTCGAAGAGGGGATGCTGCTCTTTGTTCGCCACTATTCTTCATTGTGGGATTAGTCCCAAAGACTGAACTACGTGGTTCCTTAGTAGGGAGCCACGTACTTGAAGGTCACGGTTTTGATAACGTGTCATCCTTCCGAGGCCCGAGAGTAAAATGAAGACGCTAAGACCGGCGCTTCAAAGGCTTAACCATCGTGATACCAGCGGTGCCGTTGGAGTAATACTTCTGTGTGACTCCGACCACTCGATACCCCAGCTTGAAATATAAAACTTGAGCGGGGTTGTCCACTTGTACCTCAAGTCTCATTTTCCTTACACCCAGCTTTTTAAGGGAGGTCTCTGCCTCCTCCATCAACAACTTACCGAATCCCTGTTGTTGACATGATGGGTCAACGCATAATGAAACAACATGCCCGGTGGTTTCGTCTTTATCTATCTCAACAAGCACATACCCCACCACTTTGCTATCGTACACCCCGACCCAAACATGTGTGTTGACCGTCTCCAGAGAGGAGGTTAGGTCTTGCTTGCTCCAACGATATGGTCGGCTGAAGCAAGCGTTCTCTAGGTTATGGATACTGTCAATATCTTCTGGCTTGTATCCTTTGGTTATGGTCAGCATTAGTAATGCCTCGCTTTCGATTTGGTGTTAACGTTTCGTTCCTTCACCCCGAACAGCGTGTCTCCAATGACGTTGCAGTTAATCTGAAGCGTAACACCACTTGTACGACTGACCACAAAGGACTGTAACGCACGACCTGAAGTAATGTAGCCATGCTTTGAATGGTAACGATCTAACCCTGACAAACTCTTCAGTTGGTAGTGGGTCAGTCCTCCAATCTCCCGAGCAATCTCGTGGTGTAGATGCCCTGAGAAGAAGTATTGAAACTCGCTGTGAGTGAACAAATCCTTCGCCTCTTTTACCATAGCCGACATCATGTCTTTCGGGGCCACGCAATCCCCATGGCCGAAGCCAAGAAGGGAGTTACCGTACCCTACATACTGCCGCTTCTGTGGAGACTGAATAATTTCCACATCTTTGGCCCCCGTGTATTTGCCAAGCAAAAACATCATCATACTGATGGCGTTGTTGTAATCATGATTGCCGGGGACATTGAGGTATTTGATGGGAGCAAGCTGTCGAAGCATTTCGATGTGGTCGTAGGCCAATTGACACCCCTCCATCAAAATCTGTGAAGGTGTTCCATCAGTGTCTTGTGGTGTACCACGTGTTGTGGTATTCCATTGATTGTCAATATGAAACCAGTCTGACCCAGAAGCCACTACGACCAATTCAGGACGACCCAGTTTGGCAACATACTTTGCCAACTCATTGGTTTTGTCCATAAGCAAATCACGTGCTTCAGAGCGGCTGTATCCTTGTCCGGTTTCATCCATCCAACCATACTTACCGAAGTGCAAGTCGAAAGGGGCTACCACAAGAGCGTAGGGCTCATCACTTTTTGGAAGAGTAAGCATTGGCGGTTTATAGTCTGACAGCGTTTGCTTAATCTGTTCGCTCAGAGGGAGTAAAACTGACTGCTCAAAATGGTTCCACTTCTTCGCATCGGTAATGGTTGCTTGCCAAACTTTTTTCTGATAGGAGTTGAATACCTTCAGACGAAGTTGTTGAACCGCGTCATCCGCCATATCATCCACATCACGAGTGATTAGCTCCTCGTTGGTGAAGGGCTCTTTATCATGGGTCCATCCATGCAGAGCCTTATACTCCATGAACCAATCGCGACGGAATTTAAACCGACGACAAATTTCATTGATGGTCTCGGACGCTCCATCCCAGTTAGAGTAGGCTTTCAACATCGCACGATGAATCTCTCCCGCAAGGATAACGCTTTTCCCACCAAGGGTGCGAGGAAGGGGGGTGATATATGTGTCCGTCTCCTTGTTGTAAACATAGTCCTTATCGTAGATAAGGTCTTGCTCCTCATCCGTGATGGTTTGAGAGGGGTTCTCTTCTACTTGTTGCGTTGTCGCCTTCAAACCCGCAGCCAGAACAAGACCGCCAAACTTAGGAAAATGCCACTCTACATCCTTTTCTCTAATAAGCTGCTTGTTCCTGTGATTACGATAGAATCCTCGGGTTAGTTCTTCTCCCTCAGGCAACAACTTAGCGACTCGCTGCGCGTCGGCTACTATGTCTTCTTTAGACGGTGGAGAAAGCGTTAATGGGGACTTCTCCGGGGGTGTTGCTGGCTTCTTCTTTTTAACGCTCAAGCGGTCTCCTCCAACCATGCGCGTACAATGGTAATCAGTGTGCGCGGTTCTATAAGTAAGTCCAGTAGTATCAAATGTAATGCATGGACTGAGTTAGTAATACTAGGAAATCGGAATTTTCCACATTTGAGATTCATCTATAGGATAAGAATAGCTAAACACCAAGGGGCTATATGAATTTTGAATCCAAGTTTCTTCGCATAGCTGAAAAATTGTCTCAGCGGCACTCCACTGAGTACCGAGGCATTCCCATTGTAATCGAATGGCCAAAAAATTCAGTACGTACAGGCAAGGATGAACAGGGCAAGCCTTGGAAGAGGACCATGCAATGCGATTATGGCTACGTCTCCGACGTTAACGGCAGGGACGGGGAGGGTCTGGATGTTTATATTGGCGAAGATGAGGCGTCGGACAAGGTGTTTGTGATAGAGCAGTTGGATGCAAAGGGGAAGCTAGATGAGTACAAGATTATGTTGGGTTTCCCGAATTTGGATTCAGCTTTAGAAATGTACCTCGCCCATTATCCAACCGGCTGGGATGACGACCGCGTGGGTGACATCTCTGAAGTCCCCTTCGATTATGCCTTCGACACGATTGAGGCGCATCAGGAAGAGCAGGGTAGGACGCCTAAAAACAGCAGTACCACTGTAAAAACTGCTGGTCTTACTTATCTAAAAGCTCTTCAGTCGATGACTACCGTCTCCTTCAAGTAGAGCCTCGGGCTCCGGGAGGCTGTGGAAATGCTAAAATCCGACCGCCAGCTTAAGAGATACTATATCAAGTTCAACAAACTATACTTTGGTGGAGAACTACCTGACGCTGTGGTTTGGTGGGAGCCATTAGGGGGAGCCACCTTCGGTGACTGTTTATATCTGGAAGAAGAAAAGATATGGAGAATCCGAATCAACCCTTTCGTTGGGGGGTGGAGAGCTATCTCCAAAGTCACCTTAATCCACGAAATGATCCACATCAAGTGCGGTCACCGGCATGGTAAAGCTTTCGACATAGAACGCCAGAGGCTGTTGGGGTTCAAGGAAATACGGGATTTAGTCCTTTAGACTACCGCTTTCTTATATAGGCAGGATTGCGGATGCGGAACGAACTCCTTCAAAAAACAGATGCGGCACAAGTGACGGGCACTACTGCGTTCAAAACAGCCGCAAACCAAAACTTTGAAGTTTTAAGTAAGATAGACGCTATCATCAATGAGATGATGACCGTACTAGCTCCGGGGCTCCCTAGACCCAAGATAAAAATAAACAACAGTCAAGGCAACACCCTCGGTCTATGTCATTGGCAATATGGTCTAAAAGAAGGGAAGCCTTTCTGGTGGGATAACACTGAGATTGAAATTCAAAAACGAGTAACGGGAGATGAACGTACACTTCGTAGGATTTTGGCTCATGAGTTGGCCCACTCAGAGGATTTCCTTGTTAATGAAGTTGCCGACCTGAAGAAGTACGGGTTTCATACATACAAAATGATGCGTGGTATTCATCGTGGTGACGGTGGTCACGGTCCTAAGTGGATGGCAATAGCTCAACGTTTTAATGCCAAGTACGGTGCCAATTTTGTTACAAAAACATCTGACCAAGACACAGTAACTGACGATACTAACCTCCGTCCTTTTTACGTTCTCATCTCTGCCGACAGCAGTGGAAGCACTTTGGGTTGGCAAATCTCGCTTCGCTTGAGCCCTAAGCAGAAAGAATACCTCGGCCAATGTGCTGATGGAAAGATGACTTATCCCAAGCGGTTGTTCATGAGCACTGACCCCATCCTAATGAAGTATGGGGCTCCTATGATTAAGTATCATGGTTCCTCCATGCCAAGAACGGACGAGCAGAAGTCCAGACTCAAGGAACTATGGGATAGTGGTGAAGACATTTTGCAACAGTTCAAGCTTAAACCCCCGAGGATAGCGAAGCATAAAACTACGTCTAAAGTTGCCAGTCCTGACTTCAACTACACAAAGTTCAATGATCGTGAAAAAGACTTGAAAAAACTCCGCATTCAGGAGCCGGACCACGGCATTCATTTGCTTGAGGCCGAAGCAATCGACCCCATCAAAAAATCCATGGAGAAGACGCAGGGATACGTCACCGCCGAGAAATTGTTTTTGAACAGAGAGGAACTTTCCTACGCGATTACCCATTCTAATATCAAGCCGGAATGGCGTGGCACTGGTTTAGGTCAGATGCTGTACGACCGCGTTATTGCACAGGCTAAGAAACGGGGCGCAGAGTATCTGTATTCAGACGTAACCCCCAACAACCTCAGTAAAGACGCAGTTGGGGCTTGGAAGCGCCTCAGTGAACGTTATCCCGTAGAATACGATGACACTCAAAGGCGGTATCGCATTCCTTTGAAGTCTCAGGGAAGGAAAACCGCCGCTGCAACTGACGGTCAGGATGTATGGAACAGCTTGCAGCAGGATGCTCTGTCAGGTATCGTCTATCATGGAACTACAGTAGAAATAGCCAACTTAATTCTCAAGGAGGGTTTCCGTGGGCTTGAGTTCGATGCCATTCTACAAGATGTGCTGGCAAAATACGACATGACCGAGGCCGACATCCCCAAGAAGATGGTCAAAACGCTGGGAATGACCAGACGGAGCTATCAAGGTGAAGCCCATTTAGTCAGCACCTCACCGGGTGGTGGGGTTGCCGGTCGTTGGGCAGGGGGCGGTGGCGAAGTCCCACGTCAAATCGAAGCCTACCTTCTCGGCAAATACAGCACTCGTGATGTAAAGAACTCCCGGTTGAATGGTGAACCGGCCATCATAAAGTGTCGCATCAAGAACTTTGAATCGACCCGCCACTACGCAACCATGAAGAAAACAGTAGATGGGTTGAACCGGCTCATCGCCGATGGTGGTGTGAACGGAAACTTCTCTCCTCGGGCTGCGGCTGTGGATACGTGGGAAACCTACACCAACTTTCTTTGCAAGCCGGAAGATTTGGAAGTAGTGCAGGTATTCGAAGGACGACCTCAGGTTGATGCGTTGATTAAGCAGCCGTTGCGGGGCTATGTGAAGACCGCCATGCCTGATTTTGGTTACAAGAAATACAACGACCGCGAGGAAGACCTCAGCAAGATTACTTTCGAAGTGCGCCCCGGCAGGATGATAGGAGGCGACACGCTTGTCATTGAAGCATGGACACCCGACCGCCGCCCGAATCCGCACTCTCAACACACGTTGCCGGTTGGTTACATTGAACTGGATAAGGAAAACGGCAAGGACTATGTGTTCGATGTCTCTATTGAGGATGACTGGCGTGGAACTGGCCTCGGTCAGATGCTCTACGACCGTGCGATTGAAGAAGCGAAGAAGCAGGGTGCCGACCGCCTATGGTCTAGCACCGATATGCAGCCGGATGCTCACAAGGCATGGAAGCGGTTGGCACAACGTTACCCAGTGAAGAAGTCCAAGGGCCGCTATTACATCGACTTCAAGGCGACGAAGACTGCCATCAACAAGTGGGATCATGGAATTCGAGACACTGGCAGTCCAATGAGCTTGTTCAGGGTCATGTCCAGACGGTGGGACTTTTTCACACAATCCCAGTTTGATCCAAAACCCGCATCACCCGTTGGCAAGATGGGCTCCTATCAAATAAGCAAAGCAAATTACGATGAAAAGGAACCCACCTTTGCGGTGTACGACAGTGTGAATAAAAGGAATGCCGGGTTCTGTGAAATGGATCAGCAAGAGCATTACTTCAGCATCGGTGCTATCGCTTTTGACAACTGGTATTTGGGGCTAGGATTACCCGCTAAGCTGTATGCGTGGTTGATTAAAAATGGTCACTGCCCAACCATCGTATCAGGCGATAAGCAGACCGATGGTGGCCGTGCCGTTTGGAAACAACTGGCCAAACTACCCGATATTTTTGTCTATGCGTGGAACAAGGAAACTGGAGACATGTTCTCAGTTGACCAGAATGACCTCAGCGCCGAGGAGCCGCTGTGGGATGACGACAATGATGATACCGTTGAACTCCTGCGTCAAGAGATGCGTGAAGGCGTGACTCGCGAAAGAGCGATGGAGATTGCTCAAGAGTTGGTTGACATTGAAGATGACAAAATGAAGTATGCCAAGAACACCGTGCTCGTAGCTGTGAAGAGTGAAGACAAGACAGCCAGTATCCAACATTTCGCGTCAATTAAGACCAACATCGCGTCAATTAAGACCAACATCGCGTCAATTAACACGTCAATTAAAACCAGCAGCGTTAAGGAAGCGTATGCACGCGGAGAGGATGAAAGCACCAAATGGGAAACCATGATGGAGTCTGATAAGTATAAGGACTGGCTTCCTCAGGCATACGCACGCGAGTTATCCGAGCCGTGGGTAGAGTACGTGCCCATCTCTCAGCTACTCCCCCTGCGTGAGTATCACTGGAGCCCAAAGGACAACCGGCATGGTGAGGATGCGTTTCATGATTCTGTCGAAGACATCAAGCGCCATGGCATCCGGTCGCCTATTACCCTCCGTTATTTTAAGGATACCAACACAGCCCTTGTGATCGAAGGCAACCATCGTATCGCACAGGCACAGATGGCTGGGCTCACCGAAGTCCCTGCCCGTGTCACCATTGCCACCTATAAGCGTGACCAATATGGCACCGACATTGGGGGACATACTGGTGGCCCTGTGCGTGGGATGCTTAACCCCAACGAACGCATCTTCTACGACTTCATCCCACCCTCTGCTATTGGTTTGAGTGGGAAGAAGGTGAAGACAGCCGCTGTAGAAAATGAACGAGATAAGAAGTTCGATGAACTAGCTTCCGACCAAAGAGGAGAGCCTGAGAAGGCCATGCTTCGTTGCCAGATGCATCCTTTAGGTGCTGGCATTGGCACTCACGCGCTGGAGCACTGTGGTGACATTACGAACCGTATGGCTCAACACTTCACCTACTTTCAGGGGCAGTACGGAATTGTAAAAGACAAGGTAGATAAGTGCCTTTACTGGCTGACCAATGAGTATGGGTTCGAACGCGAAGTGCGTGAGAACATGCAGAACAATTACCGGGCTCAAGTGGAAGACAACAACCCGAAGCTCAAGGGTCGCAGTTATGAGGAACTGGCGAAAGAATTTTTCAAGCTGTGGGAGGCTTACGGTAACGCTCATAGCCGATTGACTGTTTATAACCGCGCTCAGAGATACGCCAAGTTCGCGGCTGTTGCCTTGGGTCACCGCAATTTCAGTGAAGCCATCATCTATCTCAAGTCTCTCAAACGGATTCTGGATATGGGAGAAGCTGAGTACATCAAGGAAGCTGGGCTGTATGTTCCCAGTGGAGTGACAAAAGAGGCTGGAGTAAAGGATGTATTAAAGGGGCTTGGTGTCGCGTTGCTTTCAGGAGCACTCGGTACTGCCTTGGTCTCAAAACACACCACCACACCTCCTTCTAACCCTCATGACAAGGAATTGAATCAAGTAGGGCATGACATGATTAAGCGCCTACCACAAACTATTCAAAGCCGGATAGGAGACCCAAATACAATCACGTTCAAAGCTGGCGTGCCCTCCACTAGAGAAGGGGGTGGAGATGAAATCTGTCAGGTGGAACAAGGTACTCGGGTAGTTTATGTCAACCCTAAATACATAGATATGTTCCTACACACCGAAATTGCAGACCAGCTTACAGCACATGAGACCACTCACATCATGCAGTCGGAAATCGACCCACAAGGAAATCGCTTCCCAAAGACCAATGAAGCTGACCCATACGGCAAGATGAAAGACCCCAACACAATCGTTCAGACACTGAAAGACCTTCGGTTGAAGAGTGACCGCATGTGGAATCACTCACGTGAAGAACAGGCCGCAATTGTGCAGCAGTATGAGGCGCTTGTGGATATGTTGAAGAGTGCTAAAGACCCTGCACAAAAGAAGGACATCGAGCAGAAAATTAAAGTATTTGAGCCATACATCGCCGACTACAACCAGTTAAAGGTTGGTGCCAAGAAAACAATCGACATACCACAAATCCGGGCGATTCTAAAAACCCTACGCGAGGAGGATGGAGAAGGCCAATGTCACACCATGGCCGACATACTTGAGAACAAGTTCGGCTGGGAAAAAGCCAGTGGATTCTACCTGTACCCCACTCCTGATAAGGGACACAACGGCCATGGCGACCATTCTTGGAACGTGATGAAAGATGGCACGATCATCGACGGCACCCATGACCAGTTCGGACCGCCTGACATACTCGTAGTTCCACCGGGCGCTGCTATCCAGAAAAAATATCATGCCTATTGCGGAAGTCATGAGTGCCCAATATGCACATGCCCCGAGTGCAACCCCGGCTTTGCAGAAGAGGTGAATAAAACCGCTTCAATTCTAAAAGGAACCCACGTCTACCACGGCACTGATTCAAAGTCAGCAGAAGACATTCGCAAGCGTGGAGTGGATATAACCAAATGCAGCCCCGGCTATTTTGGTACAGCATTTTACACTGCACTCGATCCTGACCTTGCCAAATCAAACTACGCCGACTTCTCGGATGACGAAGAAGGTGGAGTTGTGCTGGAGTTTGAAATCATTGGTGGACATATCCTCGACTTGAAAGAATCGGATGACTGGGACGAGTACGCCGCACTTAAAGTACGTCCTGATGCAAATCCAAACTTCCCCAAAATGATGGTACAAAAGGGAGTTGACGGATTGGCTGATGAATCCTTCGGAGGTGTGTGTTTCTACAACCCTCGGTGCTTAAAGCTGGTGGGTGTGATGAAATTTGGGAGTCACAAGCAGACCCCGATGTCCGACACCACGTTCCCCAACATGGACAAGAACGACGGTGAGGGCTCTAATGCGTATGCCCTTCAGCCCGAGCGTGTAGAAGGCAACAGTTTGATGCCAAGTCTTGAGGCCATGGTGCCGGGGGCGAAGTTGGGCAAGGAAGTTTATCACGGCACTCCTTTCCATTTCGATTCATTCGACACGGACAGAATCAACACGGGTGAAGGTAATCAGACCTACGGGTGGGGGACTGTACTTCGCGGGAAACCGAGATGTTGCTGAGTATTATCGAACATCTTTGGAGAAGAACAAGCCCGACTGGTCTTATGTGGTCAATGGCCGGAGAATCACGCGGCGTGACCCGGATTACGTTCCAGCCGAAATGGCTTGGTTGGCGCAGGAGTACGGCCCGGTGGACAAGGACTGGGCCGACCAAGAACTGGGGGCTCGTTACATGGGCGGTTTCAATGGAAACCATAGGACAACCAAGAAGAGATTCTTGGAGTTCTGCAAAACTCCCATTGAGAAGCAGTCCGGAGGTCAGTTGTACAAGGCTGACATCCCCGAAGACAATGTGTTACTCGACTGGGACAAACCCCTCAGTGAGCAATCACCATTAGTTCGCAAGGTGCTTGTGAATGAAATCGCAAACGCGAGAAAAGGTGCTGAAGAGTCCAGTCCGGATTGGGGTGACTTGGCCGACCACAACAAGATAGATGGCATCATCACGGGTCGCTCCGTTTACCGCGACATTTCGGTTCAACAGGGCTCTGACAAAGCGGCCAGCGAATACCTGCGCTCTCTCGGTGTCAAGGGCATTAAATACCTTGATGGAGACAGCCGAGTCAGAGGTGACGGAACTTGTAACTACGTCATTTTTGACAGTAAAGATGTTAAAAATGTTACCACGTTGAAGACCGCTGACCTTGAAGGCGACGGCCAGAGCAGCTTCTTCGAAGAAGTTGAAAACCCACACAGTGTTCAACCGCTACGTGCATCTACTGAGGAAAAGACAGCCCATGCCTCCGATTACCTTCCTGATTTCGACACTTTCCTCGCGAAACATGGAGGCATTAAGGGGCTCATTCGTGAGTATGATTGGAATATCAGTGAGTGGTTCAATTTCAATGGGGAGAACACACCTGAAGCAGAAGAAGATGCCCTACAACAAGCGACTGACTACCTGCGAGGTGTATACGAACATTTCTTTTATGAACATGACAGTCGAGGTGGCAAGTTTAATGTCTACCGCTGCATGACATTAGAGAGCCTTCAGCAACTTAAGAAACAGGGGTTTGGAACTTACTGGTCATGGGATGAGGATGCCGCAGAAGCCCATTGGGGGAGTTTCGGTCGCGGACAGTCCAAATATTATTTTTGGGCACGAGTATCCGACCGCGACGTTGACTGGGATAACACAATGCTATGCAATCTAAACCCCTCGCTTGGTGAGGAGGAGAAAGAGATTCGTCTGAAAGACGGAACGCCGCTGCAATTGCTGGGATATAAAACTGAGAACGACAGGCAATGGCGACCCGTCAATGCTGCGTGGAAGAACGTGACCGCCAGTGCTGAAATTCCAACTGTGGCTTCCAAAGTAGGGGACAACCATGCCTAAGTTTCTATACCACGTAACCTACCTCGCCAATCTTGACAAAATTGCCACCTCCGGTCTCCTGCCTAATGCCAACAACGGCATTGGCGGACCGGCGTTGAAGAGCTACAAGGCCGGTAAGGTGTTCCTGACCGACGCTGGTGGTGTGGATTTCTGGCTCAACCGAGCGGAGATGTTCGCTTACAATGACTCAGATAACATCGCCGAGGATGGTCTCGTGCCGGTCGTCCTCCGTGTTGTGGAACCAAAGTATCTGACCAAGGATGAGGAAGGCACCAACGACTCCGGCCATGAGGCGTACTACTGCTCACGTGTGAACTCCGAGATTGAAGTCTGGACGGGTAACCAGTGGCAGAGCATCTACAGTGCTAACCTCGACCCGCACACGTTTGTGGATGAGGAAGGGTACATACAGGAGTCGCCATTGACGAAGCCTAAATTTGCCGGAGCCGGAGATGCTAACATCTTCCTACCGCGTCATCACACAGAAACCCCCGCATTGCACTCAGACCCTGTATTTGAGACTGAACAGGAAGCTTGGGACACTCTCTTGCCTGACCATAAAGTAGCCCACGACTACGAGGCGATGTTCAAGCAGTTGATTGCCGACCAGCCACAATTTGAATCCATTGTAAAGAGGGAAGTTCAATGGGCTAAAACCCACCTGAAGAAACAGGACAGAATCTCTTGGTACCTCCGTTGGTGGAGGCTCAGTGTATATGACGCTCTCTCTAAAGACACCGGGGTTATCCGTGACAACCCAGCCATGGCGGAAAAGTACAAGAAGGCGGTTCAACAGGGGTTGGCGTTCATTAGTAGCAAGAATAACAACACAGCCACGCTACCCTTGGATGGTTTCCATGCTGTTACTCGTTGGCATGGGGCTCTCGATCACTATCTGTCACTGCCGATTCCAGCCATTCAAAACCATGTATGGGGATGGGAAGACTACCCTACCCTGACTGAAAAGTTCAGTGTCCTGCGAGTGCAGCTTCCAGAGGGGCTGGACTATGCTCCACGTTATCAGGAAGCTTTTTGGAAAACCCCAATTCCTGCGGAGAGTATTTCGCTTCAATCCAAAGATGTCTTCGTGAAGCCCGAAGCGAATGCACGGCAGATTGCGGTCTGGGCATCTTGCATCCCTGTTTACGAGGCGGTTCAGAATGGCACCCGCGATCTTCAGGGAGTAACTCACCTTGAGAAGGGCATGATTGAGTGGTGGCAGCAGCATCCCGAGGACTTTGCCAAGGCGCTACGGCTGGTGGAAGCGGCTTATGGGGAATCCCCCATCGATTGGCGCACCGGGCGAGTGGAAAGTGGTACATCCATGAAGGCTGAAGTTCACAAGATTTGATGCCCAAAACACCTTGACTTTCTATGTCATAGTAGGGGCAAATTGATGGAAGACCGCATTCCAACCGGGTTGGACGTAAACGAAATCCCATTTAATAAGAGACACCGCAGAAATAGCGGTTACAATGAACTCGTCTTAATTGACGCCGGGAAGTTCAAAGCCCTGTGGGAGTCTCAACACCCCGGAGAGAAGTTTGACTGGAATCCCAGCCGGTTGAAGCGTCTGGAACTGCTGGAATCAGTTGACGATTATCCAAAAATCTATGCTTACGACACCGACCGGATAGATGTGCTCGACGGGCGGCACCGCATCACTACCGCTGCAAATCGTGGTGTTCCCATCTGGTGTGCAACTAAGCCGGGAACCCAATGGCCTGAGGGTCTTTGCCTTCAAACCAAAAAAGGGGCTGGGCTTACCCAAGACCAAGACTGGATGGGTCAGCCGGGGGATGTTACCAAGAACCCTGCGTTTCAAGCATGGTTCAATGGGAGCAAGGTGGTTGATGACCATGGTCGGCCACTGCGTGTATATCACGGCACAAATCAAAGCTTCGATACTTTTAACACTGAGAGAGGAGGGGGTTCTACTCAAAACAACGCGGCACGTATGGGCTTTTGGTTCGCCGCCCACCCTACAGTCGCCTCAGAGTATGCTGATCTTGCAAGTAAGCAAGTCGTTCATAACGTTGAAGAGCATGAAAAAAAGTACAATCAACTATCCAAAGAAATTGAAAAAGCTGAGAGAAGGAGAGATTGGGAAACCCTAGAGCGACTCACCCTTGAATTAGAGAACCATGAATTCTCAGCTTTGCGAGAAGAACCAAAAGGCATGAATGTAATGCCCGTATTCCTACGTATCACGAACCCCAAGGTAATTGAAGCAAACGGCTCCTTCCTCAACATAAAAGATGCCGAAGGTAACTGGATTCCGGTGGGTGACCTTATTAAAAGTGCGCGAGATAAGGGGCATGATGGGGTGGTTTTTAAGGACGTTGAGGACACTCCGGGAGATTCACACACCATTTGTGACCACTTTGTTGTATTCTCCCCTAGTCAAATCAAGAGTGCGATTGGGAACGCTGGCACGTTCAACCCTAAGGACAACCGGGTCACGGCATCATCCCCGCGTGCGGACGAGTACAAATGGACACGTATGGGCGACGAATACCTTGTCAACCTGAACCATGACAATTATAGTCCTTCCCTCATAAAACCACTTGACCAAAAAACCGCCGCAAAAGCCATATCTGCTGATTGGTATCATGGTAGCCCCCATAAGTTTGACCAATTTAAAACTGTGAGCAAAGCGGGAGTGACTAAAGAAGTTGTCGAGCAGCCTATTTTTCTCACCCCGGATTTGGGATTTGCTAAGTTACATGCCGGAGCCCACGGGTGGGTTTATAAAGTCCGTGCTAATGTTGAGAGCACTTTTGATGGTGTGGACTTGCTTAACTATAGCGAGAGGTATTACCTTGACCCCAAAACCTTCACCCCCTTGGGTAAGAAAGTTTATGAGGATATTGCGAACAACAAAATTTGGTTGGATGGTGATGACGACCCAGTGGGGTACATTAAGGCGCTTGCCCGTAGGAACTGGGATGCAACCCAATGCCCTGAATTTGTTCGTTGGATGAAAGCGAACGGTTACGACTCATTCCTTGAAGAGGGAGAAGGTCACACAAATTTAGGGGTGTTTGATTCAGGGAGGTTGGAAATTATCTCATCCACCCCTGTAGACAAGGCTACTACCGCTTCGAAGACCGCAGCTTACACCGCCATCATGGATAAGACCGCCAGTGTGCAGTCTAAGCGGTTGGCTGTGCGTCGTCGCATGGATGTTCGTCATAGGGCTGGAATAAAGAAACAGGCTCTGACCATTGGACCCGTTTACCACGGTACAACGTATGACTTTGATGACTTCAAGCGAAACAAGGGTTTGCGTTCGGGTTTTCTCGGCATGACGCTTGAGGTTGACGTGTTTGCCTTCTTCTTTACCAAGAGTAAGCAACAAGCCATTGCGTACGCAAAGAATCGACAGCAACACACCAAGCAGCCCTGTCGCCTTATCACGGCGAATTTGACCATCAACAACTTACTCGACCTAACCAACCCTAACTGGGTAAATACATCCATCACGACGCCTCCGATTCCTCTGCACAAGATTCAGAAGACAGACACTGCTGAAGATTCGCCGGGGATTTACGAAGAGCACGCCGAAGAACTGAACAAGTCCACAGGATTGTTGGATTACCTTGTCAATTACCTGTTGGCCGACGAGATGACTAGCACCGAGTGGGGTGAACTCGCGATTGATGATGGTCGTGACAACTATGACCGAAAAATTCGTGAGCCGCAGCTTGAGGAAGGGTTCCGGGCTTACGACCTATTTGACAACAAAAAGGTAACCGACGCTCTACACTATCTAGGCTTTGATGGAGCCAAGGTTCCTGAGGGCGATGACCAAGAGTTCGGGGGTGAGTCCTACTGTGTTCTATCGTCCAACCAAGTAAAGATTATCTCCAATGTGGATATTGACCGTAAGAAGGCAGCATCCACCAAGACTGTGCGTGCGTATCACGGAACCACGAAGCAGTTCGACACGTTTGAAGTTCCAGCCATGTTCCATGTCCGCCGCAAGTATTGTGAAGACCTCATCGCGGGTCAACCAGACGGTCACATCATTGAGGCTATTCTGACTATCAACAATCCGGCTAACCTCGATACGCTGCACGTATCACCGAGTGACCCCAAATTCAAGGAGTTGGCGAAGAGCCTCGAAGAGCAGGGCTACGACGGAGCACAGTATAAGAACGAAGCGTGGATTGCTTTCTACCCTGACCAGATTCGGGTAGTCAATGGCAAACTGCCCACGTTCACCGTTCGTCTGCGGAGCACGATGGACAAGGACTCCCCCCAGTATTCATGGGAGGGAGAAGCCAAGAACGAAGCTGCGGCCCGTCGTGAGGCGAAGAAATACTACGAGGGTATCTACGCTGGCGACAAGGAAGTTAACGACGATGCTGTTTTAAACCAAGCTGTTAAAGCTGGGAAGTACCCTGAATTGGCTGGTGAGGGTTGGCCGCAAGACATCCCAAGCACCGAAGCCTTGAAGCGTCTTGGGTATGACGGTATTGTATATAACAATGAGGGTGAGGGTGGAGGAGATTCGTATGTGAACTTCTACCCTGAACAGGTGGAGGTGGTCTATGGAAAAACCGCAGCCATCCGCACCATCGAAGCCCGTGAATTGAGGAAGGGAGACATTGTCTACGGATATGGTCAGGCGTTTGTAGTTCAGCGTGCCGTTCAAGATGGCGACGAGATGGCTGTCATGAGCCGTAAGGGGCAGTT